TTACTGCATGCCGTTTTCGTAGGCGGCGATCATCTTTTTGACCATCTGGCCGCCGATGCTGCCGGCCTGACGGGACGTCAGATCACCGTTGTAACCCTGCTTGAGGTTCACGCCCACCTCGGTTGGTGTAGTAGCTACATATTGAAATGTACGTCTGTACGTCAACCATTCGCCGCGATTGGGAAGTCCTTTTCTTGTAACTCAGCAATTTCCCCGATGAATTTATAAAAGATTCTGATTTCTTGACTGTATGGCGGATAACGCATTGATTCACAGCCCTTTTGCACTTTACGTTCTCCGACCTCGATACGATCAATAAACGTTAAAACTGTATCTCTGTCAAGCACGTCAATGTGCGTATACGATTTTGCAAGAGTAAAGAACTTTTCATAATCGTCTGCATTTGGTTCTTGATGCAACTGACTCTCCAACTCTGCAATGGTTGCTTTTAATCCGTCTGACTCTTTTTCAAAGTTCTTGACCATGCCATACATCCGATCATCATCAATCTTGCCTTCAGCATTATCTACATACAGTTTCGCAATAATTTTATCTATTGTCTTGATTCTCTCTTTTGCTTTTTCGCACTGAGTCTTTATCGACTGCGAATTATCTGCCTTGGCATTCTTGTTCATGACATCTTGAACTAAGTCATGAATCTCATCATCGCTCAAATCAATTAGGCTGTTAAGGTCTTGCCTAATAGCTTCCGTGAAATCACCGTATCGGATGCTGACGCCCGTACACGGATTCTGAATGTCCTTTCGCTTGTGCGTGCAACTGAGATACCAGTATTTCAAACGTTCTCCTTTGTACACAGTGCCACTGGAACAAAGAGCGTGCCCACAATTCGCACAAAACACGATGCCAGCGAAAATATTGTTACGGACACGACCATAATCCATGTATATCTTTGTCCTTTTGCCCAAATTAGCCTGAGCTAAATCGAACAATTTTTCTGAGACTATCGGCTCATGCGTATTTTTGGTTATCGCCCAATTTTCCTTTGGGACATTCGTTTTCTTCGTCGATTTAATACTGGCCTTTTTGGTTTTACCAAGAACAGTGTGACCAAGATAAACAGGGTTCTTCAATAACCGTCGTACAGTCTCTCCATTCCACTCGTCAGAGGCTTTGGCGGCACCGGCGTCGCTGAAATCGTCTCTGTATAGTACGCGATATTTCAATGGGGGGATAACCCCATCATTCGTGAGAGCAATGGCGATTGTACGGCATGAATCTCCGTTAGCAGCAGCTTCGAAAATTCTCTTTACAATGGGTGCTGTCATTTCATCTGGTACTAGAACGCCTTTTTTATTTGGAGCTTTCTCGTACCCATATGGTGGGCAACAACAGTATTCACCTTGTTCACGCTTGCTCTTGAGCGCGTCTCGTACTTTACGCGATCCATCGCGCAGATACACTTCGTTCATTGCAAACTGGAACGGAGCCATTACGTTATCTGAATCGGTATCAAAATTGTCAGCGATAGCGATGTATCTAATACCATGTTCGGGAAAAAATTGCTCTGCATAGTAGCTAGACTCGCGCATATCTCTTCCAAGACGAGACAAGTCTTTTGTGATGACCATATTGACAGCGCCGATTTCAAGCTCACGCATCATGGCTTGGAAACCCGGCCTATCAAAATTACCACCAGACCAACCATCGTCTGAGAACACTTTTACAAGCGTAATGTCGTGTTGATTACAATAATTCGTTACGATGACTCTCTGCGTTGCGATACTTGTAGACTCGTTAGATTTAGATTCTTCACGAGACAGTCTAAGATAAGCAAAAGCAGTTGCTCTGTTGTAACTCATGAAACCTCCTTCGGCAGGACAGAGCACATTTCATTCATTATACTATTCGCATTCTGTTCTGTCAAAGATGACTTGATATTTTTTGTGGAGAGCAATCTGCTCTCCACAAGTTCCGATACGGTGTTATTACCAGAAAACACTCTGTGAATCTGGAAAGTAGCATTATTCAAAACAATATTATTCGTATTTGTCAAACAATCACCCCTTTAAGATTATTATTGCTTTTTGCATTCATTATCATTCAGCCAGTCTGCGTATTTCTGTGCCGTTTCCTTGTCATAGTCTTTTAATTCTTCGCATTTTTCATCGAACTCTGACGGCTCGTAGTATACGGAAATACACATTGTAATAATTTCGGTATCATATTCCCAGTGTCCCATTAACCAGCCTCGCTTTCACGTCCAAAAACATCTTTATATTTCATGAACAAATTATTTATTGCTTCTGCCATAATCCTCTGTTCCGAATGACAGTCCTCCTGATAATATAGGTTGCGATACCAGTTGAGAATTTCAAAAGGATTCGTCATGTGGTGTTTTTCAACTTCTTCGACAAAGTTGTTTCTACCAACAACCGGCTTGTAGCAGTTTCGCTCATATTTTTTGTTCATAAGCTCATCATACGAGATGAATACAGGACACTTGCCGACACCTCTGCAAACATCTCGGTCTTGATTGAGTCCGCACACAAATGTTTTCTGGTGTGAAAGCGAAGGAACACGATCTGCATATGGGCAGCTATCAGTCTTCTCAGGCATAGAATCGACTAGAATTCTCATGATTCACACCACCTCAATCTTTGGAGTCAGCATGAAAAACTCGCTATGACTGCCGAAATCAAACATAGTCGAGTTCCCGCTATTCCACATTCGCACATAGTAGACCGGTGCATTTTCTTCTTTGCAATGTTTGTTAATTGCCGCAAACGCAACATGACGTGCTTCTTCGTCAGACATATTAGCATCAAGCGTCTGAACGACACTTACACATTTGCCGTATTTGAAAAAAAGTTTACGTTCCATTAAATCCCTCTCATCTAAACACAACAACCATACTTGGGAATGGCGCATTTTTCTTTGACGAAAACAAAGCGTCAAGTGCTATATCTCGTCATCCTTTCCCATAGCAGCCACGCATTGGCCGGATTTTCGCACGCTGGCGTCCTTTGATTGCAAACGGGGCAACAGACCACCACACATGGCTTGTCCCGTCCACGCTCAAAAATTTCAAAGTCCTGCGGCGTGCCGCCACACTTGCACATCAGCATTTGCCTGTGCTACCGATCCCGCCACGGCTCTCATTATTAAGGTTGTCCACCTCGCGGAACTCGATTTGCGGCTGATGCTTCATGATTCTGAATTGGCAGATACGATCGTTTGCGAGGATGGTCGTTTTTCTCAAGGCAATAGCGGGGAAGTACCACTGGTCGTTGCCACCACAATAGCTCTCGTCAATCAGTCCCATGCTGTTTGCCTGAATGATCCCAAAGTTTTTGAAGGTAGAACTGCGAGGAATCACATGGGCTTCATAACCGGCCGGTAGCTGCATTGCGATACCTAGCGGGATGAGCTTAAATTCCATTGGCTCCATGTCTACGGTTTCTGCTGCACGCAAGTCAATCCAATCGGATTTGCCGTCGATGTACGTCAACTTGTCAATGCTATCTGCAAGATACTTAATATTGATTGTCTCTTTCATTATGTCCCTCTCTTTATGTGCATTTTGGATAATTCATTCTATTGCTTCGTCGCAAAACTCCTTGGCAGAGCATTGCGCGCATTCATTTACCGAGCGCGCCTCCCAATCGCAAGTGAAGCCGCAGTCTTTGACCATCGCAATTCTATCTTCTGGATTATCCCAGTCTAGTTCTGACTTGCACGGCCTGTAATATTTGTCCGCTTCTTTCATCCTAAGACATTCGATTTCCATGAAATCTACACCGTCACAAGCATCTGTCCATTGCGCAGCAACCTTTGCTTGGCCTCTTGTTTCTGCAAAGACGATTGTTGCGACAAATTCGTCTTTCTCTCTGACGAGCCATGCCTTCAAGATTTACAACTCTCTTTCTCATGAAAATTTATATATTGGTTTTTCTCGCCAGTAATACATCTCAAAGCTGACTTGCTTGACAAGTTACACACACGATGCCAACCGTTTTCGGACAGGATGGCGCGTGCGTTAATACACGTATCACACTTCATTTGTCATCACCTCAAACTAACCTTTTAAGCCACGGAGATTTTGGCATATCTCGATTTTTGATCTTTATCCATTTGAAGTCACATTTTTGACAATAAAAATAATATCTTACCATTTATTCTTTATAATCCATCCTCGCTCCGCAGTTGGGGCAGTAAGGCGATGCCACATAGTCTTCGCCGCCGTCGAGGAGAGCGGTCTTGCGGCATATCGAGCAGATGGGATTACTGTGCTGATACTCATTGTACGGCATATCTTCAAGTGTCCATCCGCCGTCCGTCTCAACTACGCATTGAGCCGTCCACCGCCCATGCACCACCGGAGCAACATCGCAAGCGGGAGCGTTTCTTATCTCTCTTAGTGTAACTAAATACGCATAATGCTCACCAGATTCTTCCGTGGTGTGCTCCTTGTAATACTCCATCCGCGCAACTAAACTGCCCCTATCAAGATACTCAGCGGTCATTTAAAAAGTCCCTCCTTCTTGCATGGCCTCCTTGCGCCCTGCGATCACACCGAGGAAGTAGGCGTTGCTCCCATGCAGGTTCTCATAGTAGGCGCAGTGCGTCGCATTTCCGGACGCCATCGGGTTTCCGCCGCATTGCATGACGCACGCACACTCGTGGATGCACTCTCTGCATGACCGGCCGGATGGCGCTGGCTTTGCTCGTCTCGGCATGGTTATTCCTCCTTCCGCTCGTGCATCGGCGCTCCACAGTGAGGACAGTATTCGAACCGGTGTCTCGCCGTATGCCTCCCGCACCGAGAACACTCCATCATAGTTGTACTATACCGCACCCACACCGCAGGTTCCCGTTTTGGCTCAACGTCGGCGGCGGGTGTGCGCCACACAATGTTTCGAACGAGTTTTTTAGCCGTTGCGATTGTAACGGCGGCTTTTTCATCCTCTGGCGCATCCGGCCGCACTAATGAAAGTGCTGCTTCACGCTTGATGTATTCATCCATTTTCACCACCGTCCATCCTCGCGCCGCAGCTAGGGCAGTAGTTTGCACCATATGGCAAACATTCACTACATAGAGAGCACAACCCAAAACACCCTACGTTTCCGTTTTCAATTTTTCGCCCATGCACCACCGGCGCAACGTCGGCGGCAGGTGCTTTCCAGATTGGGCAACTTTCTTTGTCGCAATACTCGTTACTGCACCGGCAGTGCTTTTCGCAGTATTCTTCGCGGTCAATGTATTCAGCCATCACTTTTCTCACCATCCTTAATCGTCACTCTCAGTTCAACGATCCGCCCATCTTTAAGTGTCCACTCATAGCCACTTGACGTCGCTTTCTTGCAATCAAGCCCACCAAGAAGTTCCTGCACAAGATAGTCGCGGACAGCACAAATTGCTTCGTCTGTACACTCAGTTTTGTTTCGCCACATATTTTTGTTGCGACTATTTAACGTCCCGGCATAGATGCCAAACGCGCCACAGCCAACATGATATTCAGCCATTTTTCTTTCTCCTTTCATCCGCCTCAAAGTAAAACTCAATCGGTTTTTCGGCCTCGATGACATTGCCATAAACAACGCCGACCTTGTAAATATAGTTCTCGCGCAGCTTTCGCGGAATTTCTGCGATGTACCGTCTAAAAGTTTCAAGTGAATTTGCACGCTTGTAGTGATTGCACATTCGGCAGGCTGGCATGAGGTTGTCAAGGTCATCTGTTCCAGCGTCCTCAATCCCCCACGCCCTCAATGGTTGAAAATGGTCTACCTGCATATCCTTGTAGGCGATTTCGCGCCCACAATACGCACAGTGGCCATTATACTTTCGGTAGACCGCTTCACGCTTTGATTTGCTAATTGCCATACTTCATCGCCTCCAATAAGTCCCAAGATTCTCAATCGCAGCGCGTACCTTCTTGGAAATTTCCGTCTTACAAAAATTATCATTACCGACATATGCATCAACCATTGCTTCAACTTCTGCATGAGAAATGTTTGCAATGATATCGTTGACATTCAGTCCCTGCATATCATTTCTAACTTTTTCATATAAAGCATCTTTGCAAATGTCTTTGATTTCTTCTGGACTAAGATAATCTTCTATTTTAATCTCCATTATTCAATCACCTCTAGCCAATACTCTCTGCGGCAATCGTGACAGTCGCACGTCATATCTTCACATCTGCCAGTAGATTCATCTCGTTTTCTAGCATCAATATAGGCGGGGCATACGTTCAAAACACCATTACTGTCAAATTGACTTGTCGGGAAAAGATTTGACAGCACGTCTTGTCTCGTTCGCTCCGGATGCCGTTCTGACCATGCTTCCACAATTCTAACAGCATCTTCAGCTCCCGCTCTGCTGATTAAATTGTCGCAGAGACTTGTGCAATACTCGCTGCCATTTAAGTCGCAACTTTCGCACCCGGATATGTTTTCATTACACATTCGTACCTGCGCAACGATAAATTTCACTGCGTCCATATTAGCCTCCTTCGGATATCTCTTTTAAACAGCGTTTGGGTATGAGCTTATCTCTTTGCACCAAACTCTTAAATATCATTTCAAGTCTCTTTCTTTGATGAATACGTGAAAGTGAAGAATGGTGCTAACAACCACCACCAAAGCAATGTCGGTCGGTTGAAATTAACAGCAACAGCGGCAACACACAAAATAAATACGAACTGAACTATAAAATTCATAATTACGATAAATTTAAAGTTATTCATTCTGCAACCTCATCGAAATGATTCCAATCTTATTCACCAATCGCGCGCTCTTTAATTTCCCTGCACAACATATCTGCAAGATCATTTGCGCCAGCGACACTTGCCAGAACATTCCCTTCCAACTTTTCATCCCCAATGGCTTCCCACAGATCGTATTCTTTGATGAGCTGATGTTCCAGTTTAAGAACGTCGTATTCAGAGACGATATGATTTAATTTGCGAGTAAGGTCTGCCATTTCGGCGCGGAACATCTCATTCTCCTGACGGAGATATTCAGTCCCAGTTGTCATAGTTGTGTTATTGTTATCCATTTTTTCTCAACCTTTGTCATCAATAGCAATCGTTCCATTCAGGTATGGCGTCGTATCCTTATTTAGATTAGAGCGCACAGAGGATGTGCGGATAGTTTCCACGCTAGGCGATGAGGATGTGCGGATAGTTTCCACGCTAGGCGATTTCGAACTAAAATCACAATGCCCATTTACAGAAATATTGCTTTCTTTATCAGTCATAGTTTTTTCTCCTGTCTGCTGATTGCGATTTTCAGTAGACTCGATGCGAACAGAAATATCAGGATCAACAATTCTACAAAAATATCTACCGTTAATGTACAGTTCCACAGTATTGATGTTAGGATCAAACATTTTCTTCACCCCACAATGTAATTTCTTGATTCTCAATCGTCTTTTTCACGTCAATCAGGCGTTGATTGCTGCTCCCCCTGAATTTCAGAGAGATGTCACGCAGATCGTCCACATACGCGCCGTCAACAACGACGTCGCAGTCACGCAACACCTGACAAATGTCTTCTAAGGATAGTTTCAAGCCCGTGTATAGCCAAATGTCTTTGTCCGGCCAGCGTGTCTTACATTCTTTAATAAGTGAAAGCACGCATTCAATGTTTTCTTTCTCCAAAGGATGCCCACCGGACAGCGTAAGCCCTTGAATCCACGGACGGTCAAGCGCATCAAAAAGTTCTTGCTTCGCAACGTCATCAAACGGCCTTCCAGCGTTGAAATCCCACGTCTGAGGATTCTGGCACTCTTTGCAGTGGAGCGTACAGCCAGAGCACCAGAGTACAACTCTGATGCCCTCGCCGTTAGCGATGTCGTGCTTTGTGATTTTCATGTAGTTCATTCGTCGTTATCTCCGAGATGGAGCACACGCTCTTTGATTTCCTGTACACGACCCTGATTCCAGTCGTTCGTGCCAAGATAGCCACAAGTGCGTCGCACGATGTTCATTTTTGATTTGTCTGCGTTCCCGCAGTTCGGGCACTTCCAAATCAACTTACCATTTTCGTCCTCGACAATATCAATCTCGCCATCCCAGCCGCAGACCTGACAATAGTCGGATTTCGTATTCAGTTCAGCATACATAATGTTGTCGTAGATGAATTTCATTACGGACAGCACAGCGTTAATGTTGCCAGTTAGATTCGGGACTTCCACATACGAAATTGCGCCGCCAGGACTCAACTGCTGGAACTCAGATTCAAATCCGAGTTTCCCGAAAGCATCAACCTTTTCCGTCACAGGAATGTGATAGCTATTCGTGATGTAATTCTTATCTGTGATGCCCGGAATAACGCCAAAACGCTTTTTCAAGCATTTAGCAAACTTGTAGGTGGTGGTTTCGATAGGAGATCCATAGAGGGAGTAGGCGATATTCTCTGCCGCTTTCCACTCTGCGCACTTATCGTTCATGTGCTGCATGATAGACAGTGCAAATTCCTTTGCTTCCGGGTCAGTATGTGACTTGCCGGTCATCGCCTTCACACATTCATACAGGCCAGCATAGCCAAGAGAGATAGTCGAATAGCCACCATGCAACAGCTTGTCAATCGTCTCTCCCTTTTTGAGGCGAGCAAGCGCGCCGTACTGCCAGTGGATAGGCGACGTGTCAGAAACCGTCCCCTCAAGTCGCTCATGGCGCAGTTTCAGTGCTCTATGGCACAGCTCAAGGCGCTCGTCGAAAATCTTCCAGAATCGATCATAATCTTTGTTTGCGCTAAGACCAACGTCAACGAGATTGATAGTCACAACGCCCTGATTGAAGCGGCCATAATACTTCGGCCTGCCATTTTCATCAATGTATGGTGTCAAGAAACTGCGACATCCCATGCAAGTATAGCAGTGGCCGTCTCCGTTTTCGTCTACTTTCAGCTCTTTCATCTTCTTCTCAGAGATGTAGTCCGGCACCATGCGCTTGGCGGTGCATTTTGCTGCCAACTTCGTCAGATACCAATACTTGCTGTCATCGTGAATGTTATCTTCCTCAAGAACGTAAATGATTTTCGGGAAGGCGGGAGTAATCCAGACGCCCTTTTCATTTTTTACGCCCTCGATACGCTGATTCAGAACTTCCTCAATGAGCATTGCGAAATCGTCTCTTGCACGACCTTCAGGCACTTCATCAAGGTACATAAAGATAGTCACAAACGGCGTCTGACCATTCGTAGTCATCAACGTATTGATCTGATACTGAATTGTCTGGACGCCGCGTCTGATTTCTTCTTTCAGCCGGTCTTCTGTGATTCTTTCAATCGTGTCAGACCCACATTCGACGTCCTGAAGCTCATCCTCAACGTTCTTACGGATTCTCTGACGGCTGATGTCAATGAACGGGACAAGATGTGCAAGACTCTCTGACTGACCGCCATACTGATTTGACGCCACCTGCGCCATAATCTGTGTTGCAATGTTGCAGGCCGTAGCGAAGCTATGCGGCTTTTCAACCAGTGTTCCGTTAATCACAGTGCCGTTCTGCAACATATCATCAAGGTTCACGAGGCAACAGTTCATAATGTGCTCAAGGAAATAATCTTGGTCATGGAAATGAATGATGCCATGTTCGTGTGCGTCTTTAATATTTTTCGGAAGCAGAAGCCGGTTCGTAATGTCGCGGTTTACTTCGCCAGCTATATAATCGCGCTGTGTCGCAGCAATCTTTGGATTCTTGTTACTATTTTCCTGAATTACGGTTTCGTTACTACCATCTACGATAGCAAGGATTTTACCGTCCGTTGTATTGCCATTCCGGTAGAGCTGACGTTCATATCTGTATCGGATATAGATTTTGGCAACGTCGTAATAGCCCTTTTGCATCAAGGCCATTTCGATTGCGTCCTGAATGTCCTCCACAGCGATTGCGTGCCCATCAACCTTAAATTTGGCATACAGTTCACTTGCGATAGCAGAAATCATAATTGGAGAGAGATGATCCACCCCAGATGATTTTGCCTCGTCATTTGCCTTACTGATCGCGTCAACGATTTTCTCTTTACAAAACGGTACTTCACGTCCGTCTCGCTTTGTTACAAGCATCGACACTCCTCCTTGTTAGATTTATTTATCCTTCGGAATGAAAGAAAAGAGGATTTTTTCAACCTCGTCCTTCATCACGAACGATTTGATGATTGAATACACGGCATCCCACGAATTTGCCCGGTAGATGTCATGTGCAACGGCGTTGAAATCACGATTGTGTGGTGCTGACATGAGGATTTTTCGATATCTCCCTCCAATGAGGTTGTGCGGGGCATCATCAATCAGGATGTCTCCACGGATCATCTGTTTGTTGTTGCAAATGATAATGTGGTCTTGCGACAGGAACGGGAAAATCTCAAGCAACCTGTCAATCTTCGCACGACAAGTCCTGTAGTCCGTAGCTGTGACCATGTACAGCTCATGACCGTCTGCAATCAACCGCTGAAGATACTCAATACAGCCGGGGAGTGGAGTGACCTGTTTCCAGAAATCGTCCTCATATAAAGGAGAGAATACTTCTTCTGGACTCAATGTCGGGAAAGCCAACGTCATATCCCACTCTGTAATCTCGTCTTTGTTCACAGACGTCCCGTGCCGTCGATTGAGCGTGTTGACCCAACATTCAAGCAGATTCTCAGCAGTATCGTCAGCATCAAACAGGATCGTCAATGCCAGACACCTCGCAACATATCAAATGCCAGACTGATTGCTTCTGCACGGAGGTCTTCAATCGTCCCGTCGTTCTTAATGACCCAGTCCCACGGATAATCATCAAGCGCAGTCTCCGATGGATGCTCCTGCTGAAAATCTGTAAGGCAGCTCATATAGGCAGGTCGATTTACACGAACGAGATTTACGTCAAACCCGTAAAATGCAAGCACCTCAAACTCATTCGGGAACCGACAGTCAGGAATCAGGACATAGTCCCATTCGTCATCAAACATCTCAAGCATATTTGCGATGAAATCCACCCAAAAATCAGGTGATTTTGAGCGAATCTTATTCGTTCCAACATATTGGAGCAAAGTCCTTCCGGCCTCGTCCTTTTTACCGTCCCAGTCGAAAAACTTCTCGCAGATAAACTTCAATAGGTCTGCGAAATGCACGATTAGCACGTTCTCGCCATAGCCCTCAAATGTCTCTTTCATCGCCTGAGCGACTTCATCTTTGCCACTACCGGCCTTGCCGGAGATACATACGACTCTCATTTGGATTCCCTCTTTTCTTTACGGCCACACGATTTTTTCTCGTTGCAGTAGCCGAGATATTCACACTTTGGCTCAAAATAATGATCCACGATGTACGCCCATTGTTCTGAGTATTCCGAAAGCGCTGTTGCTACATCATGAAACAAATCTCGGAACTCATGATATGCTCTGGTACACATTCTCTGGTGAGACATATCAATCAGGTTGCGCAGATTTCGCTTGTCAACGATCGTTGTGGTCATGCCGAGCGGAAGACCATTTGCGGCATCCTCTTTCGGCACACCGAGGTCAACGAGCCACGCAAGATACTTGGCAATGGAGTCCATCATCTCTTTGTATACGGTGAGTGTCGCTGTCGTTTTCTTCACGCTATCGGGAATGTAATAGTCGAACCCGTGCTCGTAATCGATGTACCGTGTGCTGCTCTGTAGGCGAGTCGGCAAACAACCGATATGTGTGTACCATTCTCGGATAACACGTGCAGAGTAGCCGTCTAGGATCATGTACACGTTAGGGAACTCGAAGGCTCGACCGTGACCGCTTTCAAGGCAATCGATGCCTCGCTTATAATTTTTCTCTGGATCACTGGTATCAGCTCCATAGCAAACACCAGCTTCCATTCCAATCATTTCGATCGGATTTTTACAAGTAAACTCTTGAATAATTACTCTACCCATAAACCCTCCTTAACTATATGTGCGGAAAACATGACCGCCGATTGTACAGAAGTAGCTCCCATACCGCAAACAACCAGTGGAAAAGTAAACCACCTCTGTGCTATTTTGGTTTGACTGCGAGTAGCCAGACAATGCATCATACCCAGACAGGGCATCCCACACTGCTTGCAACTGCTTCTCCGTGTATGTGTGCCCAACAGCGAACTGATTTCTCGCGCAACAAATGTCCGTAATTGAGCTGCCGTAGCCTTTCAGATAACGGTTCAAAATGACCTGTGCAATCGCCACCTGACCGTCATAGGATTCTCCACGAGCCTCAGCCCAAACGACTCTCGCCATCAGCGTTGCTTCGTGCTCTGTGAGCGAGATGCCTGCGTATGGGCTTACAAACATTGCAGGTTCGTCCTCCGGATCGCTCTGCTCGACCTCCTCAACCGGAGTCTCAACTGCGTCGCTTGCTACGGCCTCTGCCTGAATATCATTCTGCTGTTTGGTCATTTTATCTTTAATTTTCATTGTGTATGAGGTAAGACACATCGCCACAATTAAAATCGTGATGACCACCTGCCAAATTGTTTCCTTTCTCACAGCCTGCTCCTTCCAACCATTTACTTTATGCATTTCGGATAAGTGGTGCTTCAAGAAATGGACTGTCCAATATTCTGGACAGCCCGTCCGAATGAGAAAATGCCACTTAGCAAAACGGCATTTCGGTTAACTACATACTTATATTACACCATGTCTCGGCCTGTGTCAACAAAAAAATGTGCAATTCGGATAACTTTATATGACGTAGCCGAATGCGTTCAGATACCAGTACCCTTTGTAGTTTTTTGAAACATCTGTCGCCAAAATCACGTCATGCTTTGCAACCGGCTGTTGGTCATAGATGTTCGCACGTAAAGTCAGACGAGCCGTTTTGCCGCTGCCGATTGACCGAGTCCACAAAGCATAGCCCCATATCTGCTTGTCCTCTTTACCGATAAGAGGACGGATGTCCATAATCATGAGTTTGCGACGATCTTCCGGCTTGTTGGTTGTAAGGTCGATATACCCCATGTTTTCAAGCTGATTTTGCATTTTCGACTTATAATCGAAATCATGGATATGCAGATCGCGGATTCTACACTCAAATTCGTTCAGCAGCCCATGCATATCAAGGATGGTATAAGACTTCGCAGGCGCACCTGATTTAGATACATCAGTAGAATACTTCCTCACGATTTTCTCAAACTGTGCAGACAGTTTCTCTTTAGAGATTTTCTTCATCGTTCCGTTTTTGAAGAACGAGAAAACCTCTACCATCCGAAGTAGCTCTTTGGCATTGCCGTAATCGGAGAAATAATCAACCTTAATGAGGATGTCGCGCTGACGCGAGTTTAAGGACGTTTCATTGTCGATACGCAATAGCAAATCCATGAACGTCTCAGGCCGGTTGTCATGCGCAAGCGCATAAAGCTCATTACCAATCGCAGCACTCATAAACTTGACGCTTGCGATGCCTTTTGCAATGACGTTTGTCTCTTTATCGTACTGGTACTTGTCCTTTGAGATACCGAATTTCGGAGGGACAATACTAATATGATAGAGATGTGCCAACTCACTGCCGCCTTTGACATCATCGTCCGTCTTTGCATTATTTAGAAGCGCCGTAATAAATTCGGCGGGATAATAATAACGAAGGTAAGCGCAAAGATACCCGATCATGCAGTACCCGATACTATGATTGTCGTTTGATTCTGTTGTTTCCAACAGCACAGACTATATCTTCAGCATTACGCTGTTCTTGCACTTCCGCCAGTAGTTCATCCTCTGGCGTACTCCCTTTATGGGATAGTCGTTACACTTTTTGATAGTTTTTCACAAAAGTTATACTGGTTACAAACTATCAACTTAGCACGGTATTACCTGCTATCTGCGTCACAGACCGTAGGCTCTCTTAGTCAGTGGCTTCGTCCTTTTATTGCCGCATATCTTCCTGTAGGACTTCATACGGCGGTCTTATTCAACTGATACCGTTAGCACCGCTTGTGCGGTACACCCATGAACAATCTGGTTCACAAGAAATGAGCAAATCAATTACCCAAACATATAGCTCGATGCATCTTCAATGATCCGAATAAATTCTTTGGCTTCCTTTTCTGCAATTTCACGAGGTTGCGGAGACTTAGAGCAATACCCATCAAGGACTTTAGGCAACGCTGCCTTCAGCGCATCTTCGTCCTTTCTGGCGATACAACGTCTAAGTTCATCGGCTTCCGACCCTGTGAAACCACAGATCTCCTGAAGAAATTTAATAATGTCCTCCTGATAAACGAGAACTGAAAATCAGATATCGGTCGCTACACCATTTGCCTTTCAGCAAATAATAGACTATATCATCATCCTTTTATGGATGCCCACCGCTGGATGTGCCAATCGCTTGCACACCACTTAGTCGTTGAACCTTCCGTTTCCGGTTTGGCTGCTGATTCTCCATTGTCAAAGCACTTAGGATTTGACCATATGCCATCTCATATATTCTTTTTGCTTTCACGGCTTTCACGCCTGGCACTATACGCACCTACGTTGTAGCTATATGAGCTTTAGGATTTTCCAGCAATTCAATGGGTTTTCTACACACATTGCTGTGTGTAGGGGCTTCTCGTTAACCCGTTGTTCTCCTTCAGGAGTTCGTCAATAATCGGCGATGGATTGTGATGTGTCTTGTGTTCCATCAAGTCGTTACGGTACGACGCACCAGACGGCCTGATAGCTGCCGTTACAAGGCTCATATCGAAAATGGTTTTCGGCTTATACTTACACAACATTTGAAAAGCGTAGTCTCCGGTGAACTCGAAGATTCCAACAGGGGAGCGGAGCATATCTTTCCAGACCGCTTTATCGTCCCAGTCGATTTCATGAGCTTTCGGGAACGGCTGACCAAGAAGCCGGTAAGCATCACGAATGATCTCAATGTTACTCAACCCTAGTATGTCATATTTCACGAGTGAAACTTCGTGAACACAATCCATGTCAATCTGAAGCACTTCCTTACCATCAGAAATGAACGTACCGTAGTTGTCACGCAGCGTAATAGGGCTTGCTACGATACCTGCCGGATGCATGGACTGTGAAACGGCAGTGCCTACAAGGCCATCAAAGTAATAGAAGACTTCAGGATATTTGCTTTTTGCCTCATCCGGATTTGAATCGTACAAATTCTTGATAGAAGCGGCGAGTTTCAGCGTCCAAGGATTATCTGCTTTGATTGCCTCGTTTCTGGCCTTCATTGCTGATATCTGCTTCGTTAGGACGATGATTTCATCCTTGTTGCGCTTCAGGTTTTCTCCGCCGCCACGCAACTCGGCGATTCTTGCTTTTAACGGACGCTCATCCTCGCAATTTTCTCGCTCCCATTTAATGCTGAGAGCACGGCATACGTCATCAACGACGCCTTTGTCTTTTGTCGTGCCAATGGCAAGAATGTATGCTGTTTTCTCTTGTCCGAATCGGTTGATAATGTACTCATATACTTTATCACGATCGGACGGGGATACGTCAATGTCGATCTCTGATACCGCCACTTTCATGGTACTTTAACACTCTGAAATGAGTCGGGATAGACTATATCTTCACCCTCATATCGAGGGGCGCAGCACTTCGATGCACGGAATTTCACCGTGCATCTACTCCCACAATGGGATAGTCGTTTGAGCCTGTTAAGCCACAGGATTACCATATCATTTGACTTAGGCGTTCCCTGTTAGCATGGCCTCAAGCCGCCATTTCCTGCGGCGCTGTTGTTCTCCATAGGCCACACACCCGGCATTTACCGGTTCACTGCGTTTTTATTCAATACATTACTGTAAGGGGAAACCGAAAACCAATCTCCAATTTCTTTTCGTGCCTCCGAAGCAAATCTCGAAAACACGGTATGCCACTTTTCAGGATTCAAGTCTGTTATGTTCGTGATATAAGCGACTCGGCTACCTCCGCACGAGCCTCTGTTGAATCCAATCGGGATATCATGAGTTTTGCACCAAGTAACCAGCTCACTCATGAACAAAATAACCATAATATTAAACGCTTTGTTGTGCTTTTAATTTGTCTTTTCGCTTGTTCATATTTTGCGTTTTGGAATCTGCCCACCTGCAATTTTCAGGACAATAGTTCCCATCAACGTCAATTCTATCTATCGTACACTGAGAAAATGGAGCATCTTTGTCATATCCAGATTTTAAGGCCCAATCCCTAAATACAGCATAATCTCTCCACTGGTCGCACACTTTAATACCGCGACCACCATAATTGTTGTATTTCCAGTTATTTGGATTGGTACAACGCTGAATCATCATATTCCACACACCATACAGGCGATCATGAAATCCACCGTGTGTCGTATGAGACTCAACAGCCCTATCTTTCTGGTAGCACCCGCATGACTTTGTATTCCCGGACGTTAAACTGCTATGTCGAATATATCGCATAGTCCCGCACTCGCAAACACAAGCCCACACAGTTGACCCCTTTGCATCTTTCCAATCGCACTTATGCAAAACTGTTAATCTCCCAAATTTTAATCCGGTTAAATCTTTTGTTGGAGCCGATATCATCACCACCATTCTTGTTAAATATTTGCACAACAAATTTAGATCGCCAATCTGCGTCGGTCTATTTAACCTCTTTATCTTTCGATAAAGTGTAGACTATATCTTCACCCTTGTAAAAGGGGCGTACCACTTCCACCGCCAGTCGCTTGCGGTGTACTCCCTTCCGGGATAGTCGTTGAACCTTCCTCTCTTCGAGGCTTGGCTGCTGATTGCCCAATCCAACAATTTTTAGGCATTCACACTTAGGCGTTTCATCCTTATGTTGTAGCTTGTTGGCTCTAAGGGTTTTCCAGCAATTCAATACGTTTGCATTCTACCTTACGGTAGAATGGAGCTATGATACTAACCCTGACATATCAATTTTATCAAAAACTCTCAGTTCTTCTGAAATCGCGTTTTTGAACGGTTCAATTTGCTCCGAAGTAATTGCTCCGTCCGCAATTTTTGCTTCAAAGTTTTTCTTGATTGTCTCTCTGAGCACATCTCCATCCCGTTCGCCATATAGAATCGGATATTTGAACGAAAAATCCAATTCAAACGGCTCTACGGATTCTGCCATGCGGTTCGTATTCTCGATTGCTTCAAGATACAATTTTTCGGGAAGCGCATCTTGCTTTCGGAACATTTCGACCAGTTCATCATATGATTTGTATGTCAGGTCGAATGCGTCCTCGTCCGCGAACATAATCCGCTTGCTTAGTTGTCGGATACTACGGCATTCAGCCTTGTATTGGTTCAAGCTGTGCGTATCCGTTCCGGCAATAAGCGGGATTCCATATTCAGCAGACATTTCGGCAAGATGCCGGTTGAAATCTACCTGCTCCTGATAATCATGCGGCTGGATCTCAAGATAATTGTAATGCTTCAAAAGCTCAAGATACCTTGGATGCATGATCGACAATTTGTTCAGGGGAGAGGCAAGACAAGCACTGATACGGATAACATTATCTGACGTACCGAGAAATTCATCAAACGTGATTCTTGGCTTGTAGTAGAAATGATCCGCGTCAGACGAGCGGCTGATTAGCGTGTTGATTTCTTGCAGACCAGCATAGTTTTTTGCAAGCAAAATAGTGTGATAGTTGTCTCTTACTTTACTTTGCTCACCGGTGCATGGGTCTGTGACTGCCAACTTCTCCGTGAGATATACTTCGCACCCGTGGATGTATTTTAGACCTGCTTTGTCGCAAGCGATTTTCTTTTCCACCCATTGATATACATTGCCGTGCTCTGTAAAAGCAATCGCTGTTTGTCCCAGTTCAACCGCTCTATTGATGTAATCTCGAAAATTTGTTACGCTATCAAGCAATGACAATTCCGTGTGCAGATGGTATGTGCAGTAGTTCTTGCTTGAGATAGGCATCACCGCCTTTCTTTACGATATTTTTACACATCCTCTTGATTTAGAATTCCGCGTTCAATGTATTCATCTACTGCATCCATGAAACACTGTTTTGCCTCTTCAAGCGTATTTCCGCCAAAAAGCATCATGTGATAAGTCCCTTCAATACAACCGGAGTAATACCCATCATCTTCTGGTGAAGGTCGCACTTCTGCTTGCCATCCTCTATAGTTGAATAATTTTACCATTGCACTCTCTCTGCCTCATGAGTTTTTAGTTCTACAGTGCAGATAGTGTCGTTGTGCCACCCGCCATGAGGAACTAAAAGGACTCGCTGTTTCTCAAACCCATATTTGTACCCAATTCCACCACTATTCCATCCGAAAGTAATTACCTTGCCACCGATTTTAACGATCCTAGAAATCTCTTTTTTATGATTGCTCCAAAATGACGCTTTCGTAGAATCTTGCGTAACATTATACCCAACATGGTTATAGCATTCGCTTACTTGACGCGGTGAATATGGCGGATCATATAGGACACCATCTACAGTATCATCATCAAACAACTGTAAGAAATCTAAAGCATCCAAATGGTAGTCGGTATCATAATCATGGTTTAAATCGTTCGTGATTGACGCAAATTTGTTTCTGTTTGCAAATGGGTCAATCCACAATCCATCTGTCATTTCAAAAGTGATTAAATCATGAATAGGCTTGATTTCAAAAGTGTTCTTATTAGGCATAGCCCAAATTCTATCAATAACGATATTATCTATTAAATCACCAGCTTCTTTCACGCAATTTCTTGAGATTTAGCTTGCATTGCTTCAACAATCCGGTTCGAAGCGATTGAGAAATATTCTTCATCAAGTTCAATACCAATGAACTTACGGTTCGTGTTTACACAAGCAACGCCGGTTGAGCCACTGCCCATACAATTGTCAAGGACAGTCATTCCTTCATTGGTATATGTCTTAATTAGATATTCCAACAGAGCAACGGGCTTTTGCGTAGGATGAAATTTGTCCTTATCCAAAGTGAACTTCTGAATAGAACGAGGATAGCGAGTTCCAGTGTTTTTACTCACGACCTGTTTAATTGGTGTACGAACAGAACTGTTCGCGTAATCATTCCTCTGCTTCCCTGAAATCCCTTCATACGGTTTGCCAGAACCCATTTGCGGATTGTAAATCATATTGATTCCGCTCTTGACATACGACGTTGGAGCCATACCAAAAACCATAATGTCTTCATGAACTTTTGCTGGCTGGTACTTAAAATTCAAAAAATTTGCCCCTGAAGGTTTTTCCCATTTCCAGTCATACTTGTACATATCAAGATTGCTCATTCGTAATGCGCTACTGAACGGTTCAGAACCGAATAGAACAATCGCTCCACGATATTTAATAATACGTTTATACTGTTCCCAAAGAGGTTCGAATGGAATAACGGAATCCCACTTGCAGGCAGATGTTCCATACGGCAAGTCGCAAAGAATCATATCTACGGACGCATCAGGGAGCGTCCTCATATAATCCACGCACTCACCATAAAACAAATTCACATTTCCAATCTCTATCTATCGTCACCATCCGTTTCCACCGTTCCAAATACCTCGTCCTCTTCATTCTCAGCCTCAAGCTGCGGGGGCAAGGGGAGCGGCTCTGTATAGTTTTTTGTATCCCACGAGAATTGGCGTCCATATTCCTCTGCATCCGTAAAGAACCGTCGTGATTCAGGATCGTAGTAGATACCCTTATCAATATTCGACCGCCCAAACATTCGGTCTTTGATAACCGTGGCAATAACGTCATATTTCATGAGTTCTTTCTTGCGTGGAGACAGTCTTTCTTTTCCATCCCTCTCATCCTGCGTCACGCGCCGAAGACCAATCGTTCTATGGGCAAGATTGACGATGTTGCTAGAACCGGCAATGTCGTAGATGCCTACGTTTGCCGTGCTGTCCATCTTGCGAGGATGACAAACAAGAATAACCGCCGCCTGATATTTCTTTGCAAACTCGATGAGGCGCTTTACGGTTGCCGTCTGTGCTCGAAGTTCCTCTGCCTCCATATCCGTATCAATGCACATGAAGTTATCAAGAATCAAGCATCTGACTCCATACTTGCGAACAACGTCGGTCATGGAAGAAATCAGCGCATCAAGGTCATTATCGTGATCGTCACGGTAGATGTACCACTTATTCTTGTAGGCGATGTTCATCTGGACACGAGCTGCGGTTGGAATCTTCCAATACTCATTGCCTCGACGGGACACAGCCTTTTCAAGATTGCGCTTTCCAGCAAAGATGTAGTTCAGCCACGACTTTTCAACGCCATTCGGGAGTTCACCGGAAAACAGCCACGTCGGAATATCGTTGTCTACGGCATTGCAAATTAACTGAGCAAGCAGGCTGCTCTTACCGCTGCCCGGCTGACCACTGATAATCGTCAGTGTACCGAAAAACAGGCGCATGAGTTCATCATCAAGAGCTTTCAGGCCGAATGTAATGCCGTCCACGTCTTCATATTCTGTTGGCTCAACGTCAGACAAGTCAACGACAGAAGGGACAGGCGTATCCTCAGCAGACAAGATCTGCTCCAAAACAGCATCCTTACCACAACGATATAGATATTCGTTTAGGTCTTTTACAGGATAGCTCTCGCCGTCGATCTCAACGTGCTCCGGCAGATTGATAACCTTACACCGCCACGCCCCAAGCATTGGAGATACCGTTTTCAGGAATTTCATGCCGGATTCATCGTTGTCGTGGCAAATGATAATGGATAAAAACTGTTCCAACCAGTCATAGCAGACCTTGCACCACTCGACATTCCCATCACCGAGCGGGATGCTCACCGCGTTTGACCATCCGGCTTCGATTGCCGCAGCACAATCAAGTTCGCCTGAGCAAATTAAGAGCGGCTGCTCTGGATTGATGCGGTTCATGTTAAAGAGCAGTGGAGTCGTATCTGCTCCGGGCTGACACCAGTTCTTTGCCTCGCCGTGTCTGATTTTTCTGGCCGGGCGATACTTCACCATCGTCAGCACATCGTTCTCGTCATAGTAGTTAAAAACAAGATTGCCGCGATCATCCTGCCTGATGTCAAGATAGTCTGCCGTTCGCTCACTGATGTGTCTTTGTGCAAGGTACTTATATACGGCGGACTTATCAGCACATTCGACCTCTTTCGGATACTTGTAATACCGCTTTGTTTTGACGTGTTGCTCTCCCAACGGATACGGCATATCAGCCAACTCGAATAGCTTCTTGCAAGCATCCACATAGGTTGCCCCCTTGTACATCAGCACATCAAGAAGGTCATAGCTGCGACCACAAGCGCCAAAACACCTGAAGTTATATGCCTTTTTGTTGTAGATGAACGATGGATGGTCTTCCTGATGAAAAGGACAGCAGCAACGCATATTCTTTTCATCGAAGTTCGTAATGCCAAGCTCATCCACAATCAGATAAGCATTTTTGTCTCCGAGTTTTTCTTTGGCCTGCATAATTGCCGACCGGTCAATCTGCATTTACTCACCCCACCCTCAAAACATTTCAAAATACTCACATTCTCCACACACGTCACACAGGTTGTTGCAGAAAAAGAAATCTCCGTTTGCATACCAATTATCTGTGCTTGTGATTTTTTCGATCAGTTCGCTTGCCCATTTTTCAGTTTCGATGTACTTTTCACGGCCAAAAGGCTCTGTAATCCATGCGCCAGTACGGAAACAGTTAAATTCCAGATAATCCGGATATCTTCCGCACAAATTGTACACTGCTTTTGAGTACACATAGAGTTGCCGCAGATATTTATCCAATTCTTTGTCAGAAGCGGTCGCTTTCTTGCGCTTGGAGCGCGGTTTCAAGTCTCTGGACTTATGGTCAGTGATGTACAACTTTCCATCGGCATCCTCAGAAAGCCAGTCAATAAATCCGATAAACGGATGCCCGGCATACTGGAATCGCACACGCTTTTCAACGCCAATCGTCTTTCGCTCCGGTAAATTCAACTCCGACAAATACTTCTTGCCTTGCTCGAAGTAATTTGCGTAAATTTTCTTCGACGGGGCTTGCGAATGGATGTCTTTCAGATATCCAGATATGAAATCATACGGCAAATCCTCTTTTTTTGTCTTGCCGGTCAGATATTTTTGGAGTAGGGAGTGTATGAGGCTCCCGTACTCCGCAAAAAACTTGCTTTGACCTTTGATCTTGAAAATGTACTTCATCAACCACTGATACGGGCAACTTTCATAGGCGGTCAGCCGTGAATAGCTCCACAGCATCTCGTCAATTTGAAGATCGTACCGCATTTAGTGATTAAAACGGCAGGTCTTCATCATCGTCCGACTCAGGCTCATCATCCGTCGCGGCCTTGCTTGGCTTACTTGCCTTGGCAGGCTTCTTTGTTTCGCTGGACTCGCTAGAACTGCTCTTGCTACCACAGAACTCGACGTTATTGACCTGAACATCCCACGAAGTACGCTGAGATCCATCCTTTGCAGTATAGGTGTTCGAAATCATTGCGCCGTCGATAAGAATTTCCTGTCCCTTGCCGAAATACTTCTCGATGAACTCAGCCGTTCCGCGCCATGCATTGCAACGGAAGAAATCTGTTTCCTTGTTCTTGCTATACGGTCGATCCACCGCAACAGAAAATGTGCACACTTTATTGCCATTCTGCGTGGTCTTAATTTCCGGTGTGGCCGAAATGCGGCCTTTGATTACAATGTGATTCATATGATTTCCTCCGTTTATTCTTCTGTATTTTTATCTTTCTTTTCAGACTTTACAGCTTTTTTCTCTTTCTGCTCATTTTTCTCGTCGGACTTCTTCTCAGACTGAGCAGAAAAATCGGCACGCAGCTCATCAAGGAGTTTCTGAGCATCATCCGGCTTCTCGATGTTGAAATAGTCCGCGCTCGGCTTGCCATTGCTGTTACGGGCATACTTTTTCACGATTCCGGCAACGCGCGTGCGTTCGGCCTTAGACTCTTCTGCGTCCGTGAACTGGTCAAAGTGATTGCTAACGAGCTTGTTGATTTCCTCAACAATCGACTTGGCAATTTTGATGTCCTCTTCGTTCTCTGCGGCTTCCTTAGCAGATTTCCAGTTGTCAGGATCATCTTTCGGCGTAGCGACTTGGAAGAACTTCAACAGGAAATAACGGTTGCAATAGGTGAGTCCGCTGCCAACTGCCTGAGACGCATCCGACTTCTGTCCAATCATCGACCAATGCACGGACAGTGTGTCTTCTGGGTTGTCTACATTGACCCAAGTGTAAAGGAGTTCGCCTTGCACAAGAAACTCATTGACGATTTCTTCAAATGTGCCGCCGCCCTTGAGCGCCTTGACTTTCGTGTAGGAATACGGCGTGAGCGTCATCGTTCCGGGAACAATCTCCGAGTAGAGGTTGACGCCGTACCTGTCCATACCAGCAATGACTTTCGCAAGGATAGTTTCCTCGCCAGCGTACTTGTAATTGTGGCCTTCCTTGTTCTTCTGAACGACCTCAACGATTTTGCGAATACCGGCAAGTTTTTCGTGGAGGCTCATGTCTTTGATTTCTGTCTTTTCAGGCAAATGTATTTCCCCTTTCGTATAATTTTGCATTTTGGATAACTAGGTGCAAAAAAATAAGCATTCGTGGCTTTCCTGACAGCGGTGTGCTGATTTGTAACTGGGCGCGGTCAATCCGTCCTTGTTAGCCGAAAGAATACCTAGGATGAGACGTTTTCTTGTGTCGTTATGAGGCAACATTGATTTATGGCTGAAACGCTTTGATTTGTTCAACACATCTCGCAATTTTTTTCGTAGCCTCAACAATTTCACTTCGCGTAGTGTCAAATCCCATAGAAATGCGAATTGTACAAGCCGCCAGTTCATCTGACAGTCCAATTGCAGTCAGCACATGAGACGGTGAACCAGCACCAGCACTGCACGCAGCACCGGCAGACACATATACGTCCTCTTGGTCAAGCAGGAGCAGGAGAGATTCGCTCTGCACACCTGGGAAAGTGAGACTCAGGATGCTAGAGAACTCATCACCGCCGTTAACAGTGAACTGTCCCGGCAAAAGCTCACTCAGACCTTCCAGCATAAGCTCACGGTATGTCTTCCACATATCACGATGGTCATCCAACGTCCGCATTGCATATTCAGCAGCGACACCCATTCCAACAATGCCCGCCACGTTTTCCGTTCCGGCTCTCAGTCCGCGTTCCTGTCCTCCACCCACAATCAGTGGCATATTTGTCCGGACTTTATCGCTGATATACAGTGCTCCAATACCAAGCGGCGATCCAAACTTGTGACCAGACATGGATAGCGCATCAATGTAATTCGCCTGCACATCAATCGGCACATGACCGGCTGCTTGCACGGCATCCGTATGGAACGGTACGCTAAGATCTTGGCACAGCTCACCAATCTCTCGAACCGGCTCTACTGTTCCAAGTTCGTTGTTGACCCACATGATAGAAACGCTTGTAGGCGTCGGTTTGGGAAGTCTTAGCCACTCTCTCATGTAGTCGAGGTTGACAACTCCGTTCTTGTCCACTTTGACCTTAGTCGGAATAACGAAATCGCTTTCAGCTAACGGCTCAAGAATGGATTTGTGCTCAATTCTTGAGGTATAGACCTGACACAGATCGTCACCACGCATTAGAAGTCGAAACCACGTGTTGTTTGCTTCCGTGCCGCAAGATGTAAAATAAATCTCATCAGGATTTGCGTTAATGAGCGCAGCGACTTGTTCTCGTGCGTTTTCTATGGCCTTCCTTGCTCTCACACCGTTTGTGTGTAGACTCCCTGGGTTTCCTACATTCCGTTTTTGATACCATTCATCCATTGCTTCGTAAACGCCCGGAGCAAGTGGGGAAGTGGCAGCATTGTCAAGATAAATGATATTGCATCGCCCTTTCTTTTTTTTGTTAATCTTTATGAACCGGCCTTGATTTTCCATTAGTGACACCCATCACCGTCCATCCTCGCGCCGCAGTTAGGGCAATAATCGCTCTTACGGTTGTTCCACATATCGCAGCACGTTGATACATACCCCTCGGCAACAGTCGTTCCGCTTCGATAATGCTTTACCCACCGTCCATGCACCACCGGCGCAACGTCTCACCGTACAGATCCTCCACCCAGCAAACGTCGCACTTACAGCCGTTGTGGTCTTTTCCTGCCCCTTTGCACGGTGAACAGTATCGCTCTTTGAAATCTTTCAAAACCGCTTCCAGATCGATGTATTCAAACATTTTATTATCCTCCATACCTTCTAGCAAGAATTTTGCCGTACAATCCGCATTCTTCCAACGGGACTTCCCGAATCACTTTACATGACGGTGCACGAACTTTTCCAGAGCCATACTTCGGGACAACGACCGTGTTCATGTCCACTTCAACTTCAAGGATTGCGAGATCAGGCCAACAACTCCCGTATGCCAAGCACCAACTGAGATAGGCCATGTGGATGCCGTTCCCACAATCTTCGTTCGGGTCAGTGCAAAAGCCGTCTGCCACAACTGATTTTCCGATCGTATACATAAAATCTGAATCCCAGTCCGACCGGTATAGCCCGTCGCGTTTCCTAACCGCCTTAAACAGTTTCGCTTTGCCGTTGCTGTTCTCAATGCCGTAAAAATCGACATATTCGTCAATGGAACACGGATCTCGCACAATGCGTGCATTGCCGGATGTCTTAATTTTAGATGTATCGCTCTTTGGGCTGATTTGACTGTTCCCCCATGCCACGACGGAGCTGTTCACCCGCGCCTCGACGGAGCTGTTCCCCCACGCCTCGACGGAGCTGTTATCCCATGCCACGACGGAGCTGTTCCCCCGCGCCACGACGGAGCTGTTCCCACATGCCACGACGGAGCTGTTATCCAATGCCACGACGGAGCTGTTCCCCCGCGCCACGACGGAGCTGTTATCCCATGCCACGACGGAACTGTTCCCCCATGCCACGACGAAGCTGTTCCCCCGCGCCACGACGGAGCTGTTCCCCCGCGCCACGACGGAGCTGTTCCCCCGCGCCTCGACGGAGCTGTTATCCCATGCCACGACGGAGCTGTTCCCCCGCGCCACGACGGAGCTGTTCCCCCATGCCACGACGGAGCTGTTATCCAATGCCACGACGGAGCTGTTATCCCATGCCACGACGGAGCTGTTCCCCCGCGCCATGACGGAGCTGTTCCCCCATGCCTCGACGGAAGCAAAATCATATTTCCGCCTTACGATAGCCTTATCATACGGCGTACCGAATTTGATGTAGATTCTTCCGTGGTAGTCACGTGGAAGATTGTCAAGTTGTTGTTGCGTCGTTACTGTGATTTCGCTCATGTTATTTCCTCCTCTATATCATGTTTCGGTTAAATTGGTATCGGCGACGGGACTTGAACCCGCATGGTTTCCCGATGGATTTTAAGTCCATTGTGTCTTCCATTCCACCACGCCGACAAGATTCGCTTGCCTGTGTTATGCATTTTGGATAACTTGTTCTTTTGAAAATGGGCTGTCCAATATTCTGGACAGCCCGCCCAAATGAGGAAATACCACTTAGCGAAAAGGCATTTCGGTTAACTGCATACTTATATTACACCATGTCTCGGCCTGTGTCAACAAAAAATATGCATTTCGGATAACTTGTGCGTTTTGTTATGGGGCTGGATGCTACCAGCCCCAATTTGATTATTTAGCCGTTGCCGCCAGCTCCTTAAATGCGCGGAATGATGCCTGCAACACGCATCGTGACTCAGCGCTTTCGTTAATATTGATACCCAAAATACAAATAAGTTTTTCAATTGGCATTTTTAAGAAGTTAATTGTGCCATGCTGTTGCTCATACTCATATGCTCTACGAAACGCGCCAGACATATATATCTTCTTGTAAGTCAATCCATACTTGCGTTGGTTCAAAGCATTGAAGCGCGTGAACATATTCTTGATATCAGATCTGTCAAGTTTCGCCTTTTGCCTAGTACGGAAAAGGTATTCGGACTTTTTGTATTGGGATACAGACGCATATATAGTGCCGTAGCCCACACTATCAATATATGCCTCAATCGCGCGCATTACAGCTCTGTTAAGTTGGACTGCCTTGCCATCTATAATAACAGAAAGGAATGACACATCAGATTTCCTAATTTCGCACATCTGGTCAATTGTGACACCGCACCATGCAAGATAAATTGCTGCAACAGAAGGAAGATACACATTCCTATCAGCAGCATCAGACGAAAGAAACGTTTCTTCAACAGCCGCCCTTAGCGTATCGAAATCCGGAAAATAAGTTTCGTTATTACCATCTGGGACTGGAACATCCTTGTATTTTACATTATCCAGCAATTTTAGTTGCGCATTCGTCATTTCTCCACGACTGATCGCAAATTCGATGTATTTCAGAATCACATTCTTGTAACGGCAAAAAACTTTTATATTCCTTGAGTAGAATGACTGACATACTTTAATGCAGTCTTCTTCCGTATGCATATTCTCAAAATTTGCATCCAGTTTGCCCATCAAAATTTTGACGCGACTTGTTGGTAGCTCTATCTGAAATGCATTATTTTCTGCACATTCAACAAATGCATCACGCAGCGCATTTTCACTCATGACGCCTGTCCTCCTATTGATGTTGCCATGTTTTGATTGTCTCGATTATAGCACTACCTAAAATTCTAGTCAAGAGGAAAAATCCAAAATGCACAATTTTGCTTGAGCTTATCCGAGCAATGAGTACGCAATTTTTTTGTGCGCCTCAAACGCCTCGTAATCCATTCCGGCCTGTTCCTCCGCATGGATGAAGAACTTTTCAACGAAATGCCTCAGTTCAGCCTCATCCAAAAGCAACACACATGAAAAGTTGTCGCTATATCCATACGAGGCCAGATCGTAAAGCACTATAAGACCGGCATGATACGTGGTGTATTTACCAGTCGCCTCATCAACATCAGAGAAAAGCCGCATATGCTTCATATCCATACTAATAGCTATATCTGCCGTATCGTGTACACAACGCTTGACTTCCAACATCTCATCGTCTGTAAGGTCGTTCCCCATATCACTTGCAATCTCTTCGCAAATAAACGACAGAAGCTCATCCCATACTCCTCCGTTATATTTTACGATAGGGGAGGTGCTATTCGTAGACCGCGACTCATAATTCCCAAATGGCACATCCACGTCACCAGTTTTTGTGACGTATTCATTTTTTTTAGCGAACATTTTTCTAATTTTCATTACCCAAATCCCCTCCGTAGTAAAATATATATTGACAATCGCCATTCTTAGCGGTATATTTACCTAAGATATGAAAATATTCTATTGTGTTTGTGTGGACAATGGTATAGAAAATTTTCTAACATGGTCATAATATATCACGTCCACTATGTTATGTCAATATAAAATTAGAGAAATTTCTAAAACGGTGTGTTTTAATGAAGAAAAACATTTTTGATCGCGTGCAAGCGCTATGTCAAAACAATGGAATTGCTATCTCGGAATTAGAAAAGCGTCTAAATCTGAGCAATGGAGCAATCGGCAAATGGCGCAAGTCCTCGCCGACAGCAGAGAAGGTAGCGGCCGTTGCATCCTACTTTGATGTGTCTACGGACTACCTGCTCGGCCTTACGGACGTGGAGAAGAACGTTTTTAAGGACAATATGCTGCTGTCACTCGAAAAAGCCATGTCTCGCATGACTGACGCGGACAAAGACAGAATGATGCGCATCCTAAAGGCCGGATTCGACGAAGCGTTCCAAGATAAAGATGACGCATCTGAAGAATAATCCGCAATCGCTTTCTTCAATTTAATACTATCATTTTCAAAATAAAAAATCAAGCAGAAATTATGCACAAACATAATCCGTTTAATTTGGCGACTATTTTTGCATAATCTTGAACTCAGTAATAATACGTATATTTTTAGCTCTGTATCGGCTTGCAAATTGGTGGTATAAGTTGACCGGCGAGCACTCAAAAGCCGAAATTGACGCAAAATGCTCTATATAAACATAGAGTTTCTGACAAATAACGCTTGGCCTTCTCGTGCGTGGCGCATCCGGAACAAGTATCCGTCGTTTTAGATAAACAGGCATCATAGTCACATTCATATTTTTAAATCCCTACACATTTCGTGTGGGGATTTTTTCTACGTATTTTTGCTTACTTCACGGAAATCCTACAAATGAAATCCTTTCAAACGAAGAAAAATGTCATCATAGTGACATCCTATTTACTGGAACATGAAAAGAGGGTATTATTTGTATAGCAGAGTAAAAGAAGCCCGTGTAGATAAGCAAATAAAACAGGAGGTGCTTGCCTATGAGGCCGGTATAGCTCGCTCAACGCTCAGCATGATTGAGACTGGGGTGCACATCCCAAAAGTCGATACGGCAATTAGAATCGCAAGGGCGCTGAATACGATAGTGGAGGATTTGTGGATCATTTAGTAGGGGAGAAGCATGGGAAATTTGACATACGACCAAGTGACGCGGCTAGCGGAACTTGTAGAGGAAGAAAAGGGGATAGCAGACGTGATATATTCCCTAGATTTATCCGGCAAGAGCTGCGGAATTGAAATCCGCTGCTTATCACATATCGCAACATGGATTTATCGGCATCAAAAAGACCTTGCAGAAATATCGAATCAACTTGAATGAAGAAACGCCGTGGATCATTCCACGGCGTTTTTATTATGCATTGTTCTGTTACCGAAATATTATCCCTTTTTGACACTCCCAATGACTAAATTCAGGGGATTCTCGCTTCAACGACCATTGCCTATTACTAGGTCTTGCATGATCTCCACGAGCGTAAATTCGGGCGTGTCCAGCCCTACTATATGGTTACGCCAGCAGGCGCAATCCTTCATTCAAGATATTCTGTGCGGCGTTCACGTCTCTATCGTGACGTGCGCCGCAGACAGGACAAACCCAGTTTCTCACGGACAAGTCTTTTGTTCCTACCCACTGCGTTCCGCAGCAGGAACAAAGTTGACTAGACGGATAGAAGCGGTCGATAGCCACAACTTTCTTTCCATACCAATCCGCTTTGTACTGCAACTGCACACGAAACTCACCCCATCCTGCATCTGAAATGGCCTTTGCTAAGTGGTGATTTCGCACCATATTCTTAGGTGCTAAATCTTCGATACAAATCACGTCATTCTCTCGGATGAGCTGAGTAGACAATTTTTGCATCGTGTCCTGTCTCTGATTTGCTACGTGTTCGTGCGCTCTTGCAACGGTGATTGTGTTTGCTCTTAAACTTTGGGAATCCAGTTCCTTCTCCGCTTTTCACTCTACGGAAGAAATTCTGGTAAGCCGCGTCTAAGTCTCTAAGAGAGTTTCTTAATGCAGTTACATCCACTTCACGAAGCCATTCCAACGATTTCTTTAACTGCGTCATATCAGCAGAACATTTATTGCAATTCAGTGTTTGACCGTCAGTTTCGTATAACTCTTTCCTTTTTGCAAGATAGTAGTTCCAAACGAACCGGCAACAACCAAATGTCTTCTGAATCTGCTGACTTTGTGACGCAGTTGGATATATTCTGAATTTTTGACAGTATTCCATCATATCTCACCGCCTTTGACATTTTTACGCCAACCGGTGCCTATATATTCTTGAGTAACGTAGCATTCGTAATGCTTAGGGTAGTCAATCAGGGCTTATGATTTCTCACAAGCCACCGGCTTTTGCCGTAGGGACGATTGACGAGAAAATATGCTCTGCAACCAATTCTTCCATTTCAGCAATCACGGCCTGATAGTCCTCGCCATTCACGATTTTTACAACAGCGTCGCGTCCGGCTTGCGCTTTCATCCGATTCGCCGACCGTTCATATTCTCTGGATTTCAGATAGGCAAACGCTCTCGGATATTTCACCTGCATTGATTGCAAATCGTACTCAGGAGGTGTTTTGTCCCTCCTTATATACGACCATGTAGCCACATCTTCTAGCACTGATTCGACCTCTTTCAAGCCTGGAATAGCATCAATTTTGTCCTGAAATTCCGAAGCAGATGCCTGTTCAGCTTTTTGACGTGCTTTGAGTGCATCCATGATTTCCTTTTTGTATTCTTCAATCAAGAGTATATCTTTTGCGGAGACGCCTGTCTCTATGACAAGCGTATTTTCGTCCAAAAGCTGAATGTTGTATGTTTTAATCAATCTTACTGGAATTTTTCCATTGCAATTATTCATTTTGGCATTTACATACAGCGGAGACATTCTCATATATGGCTTTGGACAACCGATCCGCATCAATCAAGCTCATCGCTATCACCGTCCATCCTCGCGCCGCAGTCCTCACAATATTTTTTAGTAGGCTTATCCCAACTACCCTCAGTAGTGATGACAAAGCCGCACGCAGAGCAGCACCACTCGTCTCCACCAAGATGCGCCCATCGTCCATGTACTACCGGCGCAACGTCGGCGGCAGGAACGCCTCTAATCACATCTCGGACATTTTCCCTTCCGAACCCCCAATCGCTGTGCCCGTCTAGATCGCTTTCACAGACGTCAGGGTCAGCATTATCAAATGCTTCCTCAAGTTTCTTCCTCTCAATGTATTCATCCATCGTCATAATATGTTCTCCTTTTATTTAAACATCTGTATAGTATAATAATGTATATCCTTGATTTTTACAAGTCCGAATTTATCGCGCGATCGGCAACACGACTGCGCGAATTCCGCTGTTCGTCCACATGGTTTTCTCCGGTGCGACAAACAGGAAGGGGGATTTGCACGGGTGCTCATCCGATTTCACAAGCCAACAACGTGCATTCTTCCCGACAGCCTCAATGGCATCTTTTACAAGCTTTACGTTAAATAGTCCGCTGACGCTTCCAAATTCACCGTTATATGCTTTCAAATCAATAACCGGGGCAACATCCGACGGGCGTCTGTAATAGCAATGCTCCCGCAACCATTCGGGAATAGCCGTCGTTAGCTCCGGTATATCGGAGACAAGGTATCCGCTAACCGAATCCGAAACGATACTCATTTCCTGAATGATATCGAATCCGGCATCAAATGGAACATCGCTGTTCTGGATTTCTTCTCCATCCACAATGGATGTGTCGTACTGGGCAACAAGAACGCAACCATCCGTAACAAGAAACGACGTGTGTCCATCTATATCTGTTCTGGCATATTCGACCGAACCTTTTCTGTTTCGTTTCGCAATCCGCTTGAGCGCGGAGATCTGTTTTTTGGTCATTTTCTGTTCATCCTTCCTGCTAATTAACACACGCTGTTCAGCTTCTCCGTCTGTCTACGCAGAGACTCAAAAAATCCAACATCCAAAAACATCGCCGCTCCTGTTGCAATCATGTTTCCGGCCGTGATCCGAGCCATGTCATCCGCCGACAGGGTAGAGATATACGAACCGATATTATCCTTTGGTACTGTTTCCGGGCTGTTACAAATCACAACGCTATCCTGACGCAGGCCAGAGGCCGTCGCTTTAATCGGCACATTTGTCGGCAGATATCTGTTCTTGACTTTCGACGTGACTGGCAAGGCAATAATCGTTGACCCATAATTGTTGCCCTTGTTGTTTGAAAAAATCACTCCTGGGCGAAGGCCGCGCTGTGCGCTGCCCTCGCCGTCAAATCTAATCCAATAAATCTCTCCGATTTTCGGATTCATGTTCATTCCTATGTATCCTCCAATTCTGTTCAGTGTTCTGTTCTGTTTTGCTTACCAAAGCCCATCCGGCTTGTACGTTCCGTTCCGCTTACTTTCCGCTACCCATCTGCATTTGTCACAGTAGTATTCCGCAGCAACAAATTCCAAATAGCTTTCACGCAGAAGGGAAACGACCACATAAATGATGTAGAGAAAAATCAGCATTCAATCACTCCTTATTATATTTACTTTTTCTGTTCTGCTCTACGGTGATTCTTTTCTCGTTCTGCACGTTGTTCATCCTCTAGGCGCTCAAGCAAAGCATTGAGCGCCGCCGCTTCGGCCTTATCTCCGCTCCGTATCAAACACCCAAGGACTTGATACAACAGGCCAATATCATTCGCTTTAATTCTCATAGTTTATTCCTCCGTTTTATTGACGCGTCGAACAAGATCGTTCATGCAATCGAAAAATTTCTGCGAGACAGCAGCGTTCTTGTATCTTCTATATGACAGACTATCGCATCGCTCGTTCACAATGGTAACAGACACAAGCTTTTCATTGATCCATCCTTGCGTCCGAATCGGGACATTGACACCATAACGGCGCATGAGCATGAGCACAATGGACGTTTCCACACAGTCTCCGTTCGGCTTATAGAACGTCACCGCATCGTTTGACAGCTTTCCTCCGTCTTTGATAATCTGGATTGCCTGATACACGGCCTGTTCTGCTTTCTGATTTGTCTCTTCACGCATCCGGCGCTCTTCTGCTTCCTGTTCTGCTCTCATCGCAGCGCGCTTTTCTTCCTGCGTCCGCTTATAGATTTCGGACAGACGGACACATTCATCCAATTCATCCATAACACAAGCGCCGCGAAAATCCGGGAAACACTGTCCGTTCGTGTTCTTGCTTTTCAGATAACGATCAGTGTGCACATCCAAAATCTTCTGAATGCGATCAGCCCATCGCGCCGGTTCGTGACCAATACGCTCCACCATTTCGTCCTCGCGCGCGATTGCATGATCGACAGCGCTGTTCGCAGCTTCTCCATAAATGCCTCCGTTCTCGCTATTGTCTGCTCGCAGGCCGTCAAAATACTTGCTACGGCCTACCATTCCGCCGTATAGTTTATCCATCGCCGCATTGAATCCGCAATCACTTACCATTTGATACTCCGTGCATTGCAGCGAAACCAGATAACCGTTCTGTTCCACATACAGCAGGTATTTATCCGTTTCCGTTCGCGGATATTCGACGTCTGGTTTTCCGTCTTTCCGATAGAGACGGAAAGTTTCTTCGCCGTCCGATACTTCTCTGTCAAAGACAGCACGCATCCTGCGTCCGTCACGGTTAAACATTCCATTATAGAAAAGAGGCTTCATCAGCTCGCAGCAGGTATTATTCATTTCAGTCATTATGTATATCCTCCTTGAATTTTATCGAAAGTATTTTCACGCCAATCCAAATATTTAATAATATTTTTGGCCTTTTTCAAATCTCTTGATAGCAATAATAATATCGTCCGTATTACTGAATAATGTTTCGACATGGATATTTTTATGCTCATCGTTCCAAATAACGATTTTCCTATTCGGATTTGTTTTCTGAACCTGATATAAAGTAGGCAGGCCGTTTTCAAACGACACAGACTTTCCGTCTCTTGACATTGCCATAGCCTTTTCATTGATAAAATACATATGTATATCCTCCTTCTGTTTTATCTGATTTCAACGATCAACAATGTGTCATTTGTAGCAGTTTCAAAACAGTTAAGCGTTTCCAGAATCAAATCACGAATGGGATCCGAAATGCTATAATACTGATTGTAATCATCGAAAAACGTAGCCATACTCGCACATCCGCCACCATAATAGTCAGAAATAAGCATAAGACAATCGCTACCGAATCCGGCATCAATAGCCTTCACGCCATACCATGCATTTGCTCCTGAAACGATACACTCAAGACTTTCGTTATCCATATCGCAATCAGAATCGAGAATGCTAAAATCGCAATCCGGAAAAGCGTTTGCAAGTACGTTATGACCGTTAATCTTGCCTGCCAAAAATTCCGACAATTCAGAAATGGTACAAAGCATCAATTTTCCTTCTGTTCTCATCTATGTATGTCCTCCTTAATCTCTTGCGGCGCGCAGCATGAAGCGTTTAATCGTGGAAACAATTTCATCATCCGACGCAGGTGTTTCCCATTCAATATTCTGGTCAAAAAATCCTCTATCGCTGATCGTGTCCATCGTAACTTCAAGTTCATCCGTATCGCTGTTCAGGAATACGGAAATATAATATTTGTAAATTACGATGCTGTAACAACCGGTTACATCAATATAAAATCCAGGAAGCATATGTTTATCAATAAACGCTTGCAGTTTCGGATTGGTCATTTTTGTTTATCCTCCTGTTCATTATTCATGTTCGGAAGTGGAAGCCTCCAAAACACTCCGCAAGGCTTCCGCTCCATTTTCGTTTCTCACAACACAAGCTATCCCATGTCGTTCCAGCAACACGGCGATTTCATCCAAATTCAGGCCGTTCATGTTTCGCCCTTTCTTCCCAATACGGAATATACTGAAATGCAATGCTGTACATTGGCCTTCCTGTGATATTGTCCTTGAATGTCTCAAGAAACACTTCTTTGCTAATGCCTTCAGCAACACACCAATCATTGATAACGCGCGTCGTAACCGGCGTAACGAATACATACAGATCAGAATTATGATTGAACATCTGTTCGCGTGGATAACCTGCCTTTTCAAGCGCTTCCATTAGTGTAATACCCATCGTTTATTCCTCCGCCGCTGTTTCATCCTGTTCGTTGTCGTTATACCATTCACGAATATAGGCAGAATCTGAACAATCTACTTCCCACGATCCATCAAGAAATGTTCCATTGTCAGGAATAGGAATGACACCTGCATCATCCTTTGCAATTTCGATTGCTTCATCAAGTGCGTTAGCGTCCACATTTACCGTTCCCATCATTGTCCAGCACACAGGGATCGTCCAAGTTTTCATTTTATATGCACCTCCTTATTTAATCCTCTACGTCGTGCCACTTCAGGCTGCGCGCTCTATGCAGTGGAATGAAGTGAGCAAGATAAAAATCGTAACCGCATCCGTCAATACCAAAGAAATAACCAAACTGTTCCGAATAGTAGACGCGGAATCCACACTGCGAAAGAGCTTCAATACCGTTCTGTTCTTCAATCCAATATGTGTCGCATGGATCGTGAAACTGCCACATTGTTGACCACATCGGCAAAAGGCTATCACGGTCAACTTCAAAGCAATCATCGCTAACAGTCACGCGTGTTCCGTCATCTAATTCAATGTCATATGTAACATTATCCTGTTCGCCTTCATCCGTTTCAATGCCGATAATTTCTCCATATCTTTCATCCGTTCCAACACCAACAGGCATATCATACACATAGACGCGATCCGACAGGGAAGGAAGCGTAACTTCTTCCCAGTCCTCCATTTCAAATTCCATCAATTTTTCAATCATTCCTATGTCGATCGCATCAAATCCATCCACCCAAAGGCGCGCGCATTCGCCGATCGTTTTGTATTCTCTAGTCATTTTTTAATACTCCATTCTCTAATCATTTTTTAATACTCCATGAACCGATAAATGCCGGTGCAATTCTCAATTCGTGAATCAAGTCTTGTAGATCGTTCAGTTTGTATTCCTGCGTTTTCGTCAAATTCTTGCTATGAAACTTAAAATAATCGAAAATATCATCAATGTTTCTGATAATATCGCTATATTTCACGTTGCGTTCCTCCATTCAAATAGCTTCGTAAACCGGCATACGCGCCCAGCGTGAAAAGGCATACAGTTTAACTTCATTCGCCGACACGCCGCAGACATCCGCGATTTCTTCCTTGACACCATCCGCATCCCATGCGCAGCAGTAAACATTCATGCCGTCGATTTCGTCCAGGCTGTTCGGCTCTTCGTCCAGATCGTCAGACACCATCCATTCCGTGCCTTCATTGAAATAAAGCATTTTAAACTGTTCAATGTTCTTTCCCGTGAATGCAGCAGCAGGATAAAAGACGTTGTTCCAATCGCCTTGTGCGCTTCCTCGAATCACGTCCCACGTCCATTTCTCGCCGCAATTGTCAATCCGTTTCGCCGCTCCATAATCCGCAGCATAAAATTTCTTTCCGTTCACAATTTTCATTTGTATGTACCTCCATTTATTTATTTATCTTTACCGGCCCATTTTTCCGCCATTTCAAGCAATTTCTCGCGCGCGATTTCAAGAAAATAAATTGTGTCCGTGTATCCGTTGCGCGTATCTTCATCAGAAAAAATTTTCCCTGAATCATAATCGGATTGTACAAAATCTCGCGCCTGTTCAAGAATATCTGCCATCTTACAATATTTATAAATTGATTCAATGTAATTCATTGCACACACTCCGTTCATCTGTCCGGCGCGCTGAAAGCGCGCCGGTTATATCCGTTACAAGCTAATCTGTTTACGCGTAAACAGCAAATACAGGCCAATTCCAAAAAGGATAAGCGCGCCGCCGCCGTCACGTTCTTGCAATGTTTCTCCGTCTGCTACCAATACAAAACAGGCAACAGCGGCCGCAATCAAAAGCAGGCCGAAAACCTTTTGCGCGATCCATGCAAGCACGTTATTTCTTTTAGTGTTCATCTATTTGTCCCTCCGTTTCCGTGTCCGGCAGGCGCGGCGCGCCTGCCGGTTATGTCCGTTATACCTGCGCAACCGTAACGACAGCGCCGTCTAGCATGGACACATACCAGATAGCGCCGTTACAATCGATCAGGCGGACGCGGACGGAATGCCCGTCCGCGTCAAAAGTTTCATCTGTGATATAGTGGCCGTAGCGCAGCAGACCGCGAACGACTTCATTTATTTTCGCCATTTTCGCCTCCGTGCGCCGCGTCGAATTCATCCTCCATATCTTCGAGCGCTTCAGAAATGCAGCTTGAAAGCAGATAGCAGCGGATTGTCACATCGCACGCCTCCGCGCCGTTTTCGGCGAGATAAGACGGTTCACACCCGAATTCTGTAAGCGCTTCTCCCAGCAAATCGAGATTATGACAAACATTTTCCTCCGCCTGCCATGCGTTAAACGTGTAGCTTCCGGAGGCGTTTCCTGTCACGCTATCGCAAGTCCATAACTCATCGTTAAGATGATCGGCGAGATCTTCGACCGTGTCATAATCCGCAAAATCGATATTTTCGCGGATATAAGCACAAACATCATCGTAAACAGCTTCGTGATAATCGTATCGTTCCATTATGTAATATCCCTTCCGGCCGGAGCCTATCGTGCGCATTTCTAGTCCGGCAGGCGCGCCGCGCCTGCCGGTTTTTTTATCTTGTCTGCCATCCTCAGTGCCGGGAGACTATCCCCGACAGGCGGTCATTAGACCGTTTCGGCTTAAAAAGCAAGCAAACGCTCGAACCGCGCTTTGCTCCAATGCACCATAACAGTTGACAGGTGATGACCATTATGCTTTTCCAAGACGTATTCATTCCCCGTCATGTAACGATGCACAGAAAGCGTGTACTGTTCGCCGTGTTCGGCAAAAATAACCATCCCGTTCCGTTCGCAGCGCTCCCATAGTTTATTGAATCGTGTATTCGTCATGTCACATTCTCCTTCCAGGTTATCTTAAATCCCATGTGCAGTTTGTGTCCTGTGGTACTCTCTTCACCTTGACGCGCTCGCTTTGCTTCGTCGCGCGTTTCCCTGGTTAGGATTTCCCGCAGGCACAACATTCACTTGACAAAGTACAGAGCGGGCGCTATACTGATAGCGCTATGTATTTATGCTTGCATTTCTGCAAGCGCTTCACGCGCTTCTGATTCTGTCGCGTATTCGATCCCCTCTAGGATGAATCCATAATCGGAATACATAAGCGCACCTCCCTTCTTTTCGTCGCGCGTCGCGTGCGCGTCGAATTGATTGGAGACTGTAAGAATTGAGATACAAGGCTTTTGAATGGGGCTTGTTATCTCTTGCTTACGTGTACTATTGTACACGAATATTCTAGTATATACAATTGACAATATACACGAAAATTCAAGTATATTGTTATCTATATTGTACATTTATTTTCGAGCATATATGCGCTATAATTAAACACTCGCAGGAGGATTAACAAATGCTTGTGTATAAATTGGACATACTCGCAGCATTAAAAAATAATGGATATACAACATACAGGATTAAAAAAGAAAAAATATTAAGTGAATCAACGTTACAGAAGTTTAGACATAAAGAAGGCATATCATGGTCAAATCTTGATACACTTTGCAGCTTGCTACAATGTCAGCCCGGCGATATCATCGCATATATACCAGACGATCAGCAGCAGAACGCAAAGCAATAACGACAGCTTCACAACAGGCACGGCCGAAGGCCGTGCTTTTTTTTGTGCCTGAAGCCGTACATACTGCAAGGACGGACACGGGCAGACACGCCAAACCAGAAAGTTACATTATGCATTTCGGATAACTGCGATCAGCATAGCACAGCACCGGAAGCACGTCAAGCCCACGGAAGCATTATCAGCACCTTGCACAAAATACAGTTAATCAAAATGCATACTAGCGCAATCGGCCTAAAGCACAAGCTGAAGCAGCTACCAACGGATATCACAATCAAATACAAGCATTATTTGACGCTCAAATCGTTTTTGCATGCTGACCATCAAACTATACCGGCCAAACAGTAAAACCGCTTACAGATTAAAATTTTCTGTCTCTACGTATATAAGCCGAATGTACAAACCGTACAAACATAAGCATAACGACAGCTTGCGCACCGTCACGGCCCGATCACCTGCACACGATATAGGCAGGGCAGACGCATATATTATATAGCCACACATATACAAGCAAAGAACAAGCATATAAGCGTTTATAATGCCTATAGCTATAGTTACACTGCTACAAGCGCAAAACAGCATAGAGGATAAATAAACATGGTTAAACGTTAAACAGCGAATAACAGAATAAATAAAAGGACAAGAACACTAACAAAAATGCAGCTACCACATGAAGCACATGAAAACCGCCTGAAGCCGTATACACTGCAAAGCCCTCTGGTGCTTCCTGCTATCCGTAGTCTATCCGGCCTCCGTTATCCGTCTGTCTGCCTAGCTTCCTATATCTAAAAAAGAAGGTTATGCAAAGTGAAAAAGACGGAAAAACGAAAAAGGAATGGGAAAAAGGGTGAAAAAAAAGAATGTTGTTTAAAATTCTTTTTAGACTAAAAGAAAAAAATCATCTCTAAATGTCATAAAATCGTGAACGTAAAATTATTTGATTTTTCAATGTCCCCGGAAGCCTAGAAAGATCGTTTTTATAGCAAAATGCACCCGTGTTTCAATTCTGTTTTTTCATGGATTGCAGTATTAACACCTGATTTTTATGTGCTATCCGGCTAATGGGGGGATATCTGACATTTTTAGCTTCATAGCGATTTTGTGACAAATGTCTAGTACATTCATCTACACCTCTTGCTTTCCCATTTTCACATTATCAAACCTCTCATTCTTTTGGCCTTATAGTCTCAATCTAGCCAACTGAATATGAGACTCAATCTCAATTTCGTTCCAACACATGAATAATTTGAGAATTTTGAAGAACCTGAAAAATGAGAAGATGTAAAAATGACCGTAAGACCGATTTGTCGTAGTAGCGTGACTACCACCTCCGCAGCTAACATCACGGAACTAGGTACGATATGGGAAACAGAAGAAAAAATAAAAACCTTAACCGGGATAGGAAGTCTGTAGTTGGATGGTTGCTGCTGACTTCGGATTATTGTGTACGGTTACAAAAGAAGTTATTCGAAATGCATAAAATCAGTTTGACTTTTTGACCAATTTCTGATACAATAAGAGCATGAAATCAAAGACTTTTGTTGTACGGCATAAGGGGAGGTTACGACATTTTGGATAATGCTAGATACCAGTATTCCATCTTCGATACGGACTTTGAAGTGATTTCTACGGGTACGATTGGTTCCTCAAGATCAGTTGCTCAGAAGCATGAATGTAAGATCATAGACCTTACACAAATGTTGCCGAATCCGACATCGAAACCAAGGAACAACAACGTAGGAAAGGAGCAAACCGTATACCCTGTAAAGGACAAAGACCAACTTCAAGCGATAGCTTTATGGTTAAAGGCGAACAAAGATCCCAAGTATTACTTAGCATTTGCGATTGGAGTAAATACTGGCCTTAGAGCGAATGAATTGCTGAAACTAAGATGGTCTGATGTTTTATGGTCAGACAAAACCGTAAAGTATATTGATGACATTGAAGACACAACAGACAGCATCACCGTATATCAAAGCAAGACGAAAAAGAAAAGAAAAATATTTTTAAATACAGGATGCCTGTCTGCACTCAGGTGGTATGTACGGAAGGCTGGCAAGCAACCCAGCATGGAATGTTTTTTATTCCCTTCGAGAGAGGGAGGAGCTATTAAGGTAGACACGCTTCGTAAGGTTCTGAAAGAAGCTGCACTAGCTTGTGGTGTACGGCAAAACATCGGTACGCATTCATTGAGAAAGACATGGGGATGGAGTGAGTACACATCCAACCCGACACTTCAGACAAACCGAGACATTGGACAACTCCAAATGCTATTTGGACATTCCAGTCCTCAGACCACCTTACGGTATCTTGGTATTATGGATGAAGAAAAGAAAGCTCTGTATCACGATATGTCTCTCTGTTTCGAATAACTAACTTGCTGATCCAGATACCTTACTGGTAAGTAACTAACTTATGGTTTCATTACAGGCGTCCACGCCTGATTCAATAGCGCTAAATCAAACTTATGGTTTCATTTATCTTAAATTTCGCTTAATTCAAACTAAAGCGCCTGCGGCGGAAAGGGCAGAACGAGCGTAGCGAGGGCACTTTCGTCATATAGTTCCCTCCCTTATAAACAAAAGTAATTTTTGCTTTTTTCAAAAACCTAGGGTTATCAATGCTTTGCGGGTGCTTTTAGAGATATTTATGCAGGAAAGTATGTAGTCCGATTGCATATTTTGCGTTTTTTTCGAAAAAATGGCCACTCACTTTGCGACTTCTTCATCCTCTCCTTTGTTTCTCCCATTCTTTCAGATTTTGCACGTTTTTCTTCTTGTACGGTTCATTTTTTTTACGTTTTTCTAGTTCTCGTTGCATTTTCGTTGAGATTTCCCTGACTCTTCTGTGGACTTCACAGTTTGTTCACAGAATTTCATGATTTTCGTGTGATTTTATGGTGCTCTTGTGTTGGTGCGCAGCGGGGGCAGTGGTCACATCTTCCGGCAGGTCGATTGAATATCGCCTGCCGGTTGCTTTCGTGTAAGTTATCCGAAATGCCTAAAATAACGCTTGACAAATCCTGAATCATGGTGTACTATAATAATGCAGTTATCCGAAATGCCTAAAACATAATCAGCCAACCGCAAAGCCGGACACCTCAGACGAGATGTCCCTATTTAAAAAATATGAGTTATCCAAAATGCATAATACCAAAATTTGAATTGAGGGGAGAAAGGAATTGACTTTTAGAGAGTTGTTGCAAGCCGAGCACCCGGACAAGGTTGACGATAAGTGGGCTGGCGGGTGCTGTGGATGCCCATGGGATTATGGGTATGAGCCAAATGGAGCGGAAGAGAGTCTTTGTACGGTGGGGCATGACTGGCGAGATTATTGCAGACGTTGTTGGGACAGAGAGTCCGGCCTTGAGATTTCTGCTTCGTATGATGAAGATGACATAGAGCCGGTGGCGGAGTCAGATGATCTGGATGAGATGGACGAGCCGACGTGCAATTTCTGTAGTCATTATAAGGACACGCCGTGGTGTGTGGACTGCGAAGACAAGTGCCATATGTGTGTGCATAAGGCTGTGTGCCGGTTTACGAATGAATTTTTCGGTGAGCGTAAAATCTGCCGAAATTTTTTAAAGGCATGAGTTAACCAAAATGCATAATTTGAAAGGATGAAGAAATGAAGTACAAGCTGAAGGACGGAGAAAGATATGGTCTGCCGAAGCAGGTTGAGGCGTTTCAGTACAACGGAGTGCTTTACGGTGAGCCGTGGGTGACGAAAGCGTTCAATGATGGGGTGCTGTTTTGGGACTCAGACGAGTTGGGCGGGTATCCGCGCAATCCGTTCCTAAGAGTTGAGGATGATGATTATAGCGTGGATTGCGGGGATTATCTAATTCTCTGTGGCAACGGTGAGATCGAGATGTGCTCTAAGGATGTTTTTGAGTCCGTGTATACGAAAGGGGTCTGATGGATGGAGAGCCTTGAAGAATACATGAAAGCCAATGGCTACACATTGGGCGATGATGCAAGGCTATGGAGCGCGATTGGGTATGCAATGATTGCGTTACATGACCTGAGTGTCATTACGGATGAGGAATGGCCGGTTCTTGTAAAGCGGTTTGCTGAGAAAGCTTCGGAGTCTATGACCGAGGTAGGCGATGAGTAAGAAACTGCTTGTGGCCTGTGAAGAGAGCCAGAGAGTGTGTGTAGCGTTCCGCGCGGTCGGTTGGGAGGCGTACTCGTGCGACCTTCAGCGGTGCTCCGGCGCACATCCTGAATAATATGCCATTCAGGATGTGCGCCGGGTGATGAATGGTAATTGTAAATTCGTAACGTGTGATGGCGTTGAGCACGAAATAGTTGGACGATGGGATATGATAATTGCTCATCCGCCTTGCACGTACATGAGTGTAGCTGGTGCTTGCCGGATGTATCCGCACAAAGGTCAGATTGACCCTGCGCGGCTCGAAAAGGCGATGGCTGCGAAAGAGTTCTTCATGGAGTTGTATAACGCTGACTGCGATCGAGTGTGCATCGAGAACCCGACGCCGTTAAAGGTCGTTGGTCTGCCACAAGCGACGCAGGTCATTCAGCCGTACCAGTTTGGGGAACAATGGAGCAAGCGCACGTTGCTGTGGTTGCGCGGTTTGGATCCGCTTGAGCCGACAGGAATAGTAACTGACTACAAGCCGTTTGTTCCGAGCGGGACAGGGCGTAAACTTGGCGGCGAAACATACGGCGCAGCAATACCGCACGAAGGAAAGGCAAGAAGTGTAACGTTTAAAGGCATCGCAAAAGCGATGGCAGAACAATGGGGTGATTTAGATAAACAAATGTGCAAGTTGGCATGAGGCCAGCAAGGATGGGAGCGTGTATCCAGCGGATAGGTGCTGGGGAACAAGAGAATGTGATCCGTGCAGTTGCGGAGGCGATGAGACGAAGTGTGATTTCTATCCTGAAAAACGTAAGGCGGCTTCGAAGAAAGAGAAAAAACATACTCAGCAAACCAATATCGTTTGGCATAAGGGAAATAAGTTGCCGAAAAAGGATGGCGAGTATCTGTGTTGCGAAGTCCCGTACTATCTGTATCGAGTGCTCGATTTTGCAACTGATTTGTCTAAAGTGGACGATGAATTCGCTGGTATTCGCCGTCCTGGGTTTTACGATGTCGATAGTGAATGGGGCTATGTCGCGGTAGACGATGTTGCATGGTGGGCGGAAATCACGCCGGATTGTCCGGGAAAGAGGAATTAACATGATTGATATTGGATTTGAGCCGCCGCTTGAGCCGCGTGCATATCGTGTGCCGGTTTGTCCCGTGTGCGGATCTGAGACGGACACGATTTTGCGAGATATGGATAGCGTTATCGTTGGGTGTCCAGAGTGTGTGGAAGCGGTTGATGCATGGGCATTAGAAAGAGAGGTTGTTGATGAAATTTAAGGTAGGCGACAAGGTGCGCGTGAAAGATAGTTCGAAAGTATTACATTCTCAGTACAGAGGAAGAGTTGGCAAAATTACTGCTGTTGCTCTTTTTGATGTTGATGAGCACGGATATGAGGTCGATTTTGCTCCGGGATATTATTTCTTTGCAGATAGTCTTGAGCATTATGACGCAGAGCGAGATGCCGATATGGAATATAAAGTCGGCGATCGTGTTATTGCGGTTGATAATATCGGTAAGCATCCGAATGGTTCACGTGGAATTATTACTGCTATTTATAAGACCCCGCCACAAAACGATGAATTTGATTATCGTGTCAAATATGACGATGATGATGCCTACAACCTATGGAGCAAAATCGTATCTCTTGAATCGGGCAGTATTTCTGCGGCCACATCTGAAACGCCTGTCGTTGCACCGCTCGTGCATGGCAAGGAGTCGGTACTGGAAAGCAAAATGGAATATCCGTCGATCGTAATTACTTGCAAAGGCCAAAAAACAAAAGCGGTTCTCAAACGTGGCGATGAAGTTTTGAGACGCGCGACGGCAAGTTGCCATCTGGAAGATGATTTTGACCAGTACGTTGGTGCGAGTATTGCGCTTGGTAGACTGTTTGGCCGACCGGTTGATATGGATGCTTATGAGCGTACTGAGCACTCCGATATGCCTAAGCCGTTCGAAGGCAAGGCTGTGTGCGTTGAGAAAAATAAGTCGTGCCCCATTTCTACGCGTTTTACCATTGGCAAGGTATATGAGTTTAGCAACGAACACGTTGTTGGCGACAACGGGACTCGTTATGCTGCGGCATCAACGATGGATAGAAACTGGGTTGTCTTGGGTGCGAAATTTATTCCGTTTACTGACGTGAGTCCTACTGCGACACGGTACGAAGGTACAATCGTTTGCGTATATTCTGATGCCAAAATGTTTACGCCCGGCAAAGCCTATAAAGTCAATGATGGTTGCGTCTACAATGATGGTGGAGTCCTGACGATTAAGGTTGATAGCGATAATATTGATGGCCTTAACGATGAGTTCGAACCCATCGGTGCGCGGTTTGTGGAGATGGTGCAATCGTGAATATCTGTGATGCAATCGAGCTGGCTGAAGCGCGCCTGTATAATGCAACGTATTCTGAAAACGCAGTTCCGGCAGAAGCGGAATTTTACTCGTTGTGCGTCAAGGCTCTGGAGGAATACCGTTGGCGTTACGAGTAACGAAAAGCCAGAAACGCTTTTCGCGCTTCGCTCTGATGATATTGGCAAGACGGTATTCTTGAGCGACCCGGATGAAATGGGGTGATTTAAGTGGGAGATCGTATTGATCTGTGTTTGTTGTGTGTCTATGGTTCTCCGAGCAGCTTGAATGGTGGTTGTTGCATTTGCCCGGCTGTTGGACGTGATGTGGTGAATGAATATGACAAAATCCGGTCTATGAGCGACGGAGAAATGAAGGACTGGATCCGTTCACTATGGGACGTTGCGTCGCACATGGGTATGCTCAGAGCTAATGAAATTCAGGAAGCCACGCAGAAGGTCGTTGATGAAACGATGAAGCAGCGAGAAAAGTACATGAGTAAGACGGCTAAGTTGTTTCTGGATGATGAAATGGAGGAATGGATGGGTGGATGAGAGAAATCTTGTTGCGGTAAGCATTAAGCATACGATTTTTGGTTGGAAATTTGGGATGCCGTGTTGGCTGTGGGGACGTCGGACAGAGAACGATGAAAAACGGTCGTTCAGTGGCTACACGCAGTATCCTAACGTTGCTGAAGTGTATTCGCTTAAAGAATGGCAAGAAAGTGGATATGGCGCAGGCGATGTGTGTAAAGTGGACGAGCCTGTGCAGATGCGCATTGGCTTCTGCAAGAAATGGAAGAAATATGATACTGTGCTTGTCCCGTTAGACCAGTACATCAAATATTGTGAGTGCGCTTGTCTGCCGCTTGATAAGCCGAAGGAGAGTTGACGATGAGCGAAACTTGGAGGTTAGTCATGAGGCTGATTAACGTATACGATCTGGAACAACTTCTGCTTGAGGAACGTGCTCAAGTGCCTGATGGCCGGTTCGGCGATGCAGTGCGTTGTGGTATCAGGACGGCTTTAAGATGCATGGAGCGGTGTGTTCCGGTTGAGATTGTCTATTGCAAGGATTGCAAATACTGTTCATTTGGTAATTGTGAGCATCCTCGACATCATGGAGTCTTGCCTTCGGCCTATCCTTTCGATTTTTGTAATTACGGGGTGAATAAACATGGAAATTGACGTTTGTCCTGTGTGCGGTGCGAATCTATTTCACACGACGATTCATGCGTCTGTGCTGATTGATTGCCATTTTTGTGTGGAGTGTGGCTATCGTAGAGAGAAGATTCGTAAGACGCCCGGCATCAAATCTGGTCGGTGCGTGAATGGGAAGTACAGAGAGGTACGCTATGGAATTCGATAGGAATTTCGAACCGAATGTTGACGATGCGAGAGCCGTTATCGCTGATCTGAAATATTTGCTTCGCAACAACCGGAATCATATACATCTTTCTCCGTCTGCGAGTGCTGCTGTTTCGCAAGCTGTGCAGGTAATTGATGATATGATTGAGGCGAGGCAGACGGACTATGAGATTTTTCACGCTTATATTGATGGCTCAAAGCAGGCGGATGTAGAAATTAAACGGTATATTGAGCAGATGCAAGACTACGCCGCGCTTGCGCAACGCACGGTACGCTTTCTTGTTAGCCAGATACGAAAGTGAGGATATGGAGTGAGACGGATTGAATACTATCGGGCGATGAGTCCCGACCTATTGGCATACGCCATGAGTCAGAAATGCATTCGCAGCATTTGCGATATTGTCTGTGACGGAGATTGTGCAGCTTTGCAGAATCTTCAACATTCTTCAAATGAAGTTTGCCGCAAAATCATTCAAGACTGGTTAAATGAGGAAATTTGAATGAGGTGAATGCTGATAAAAATTAAGGTTTGCGACTCCATTATGGGTAGCGGGAAGACCGAGAGCGCCATTACTCAGATGAATGAGGATTTAGACAGCCGGTACATTTTTGTGACGCCGTATCTTAGTGAGGTCGAGCGTATTAAGAATGGTTGCCCGGAGCGCAATTTTGTTGATCCGCAAGATTATGGACGAGGAAAGTATGTCGATTTCCTTAGACTCTTGGGAGAAAAACGGTGTATTGCGACAACGCACGCTTTATTTAAAAGGTGCGATCCGGAGATGACGCAACTTATTCACGATGGTCATTATAAGCTCATTTTTGATGAATCGTTTGAAGCCGTTAAAGAACTTAGCATTGGTGAAAGCGACTTCAATACTCTTCAAGAATTGAGGCTTATTAGTATTGATGCTGATGGATATATTGATTGGATTTCTACGGATGATAAAAATGTTTTTGCTCAGAAATATAAAGACATATTTACATCTGGTCGAGTGAGGCGCTTTAACAATACGGTTTTTGTGTGGACTTTTCCAATTAAAGTTTTCGAGGCGTTTGAGGAAGTCATCATCTTAACTTATTTATTTGATTCGCAGGTTCATAAGTATTATTTTGACATATACGGTATTGAATTTGAGAAAATTGGAACTGTGGTCGAAGACGGGCATTATCGGTTTAGCACAGAGGGAAAAAATCCAGAATATGCGCGGTTGCTAAAATATCAGATTCACATTCTGAATAATAAAAAAATCAATTCAATTGGCGACAAATCTACCGCTTTGTCAGTCGCATGGTATCAGAAAAATCGTGGTAAGGACGAAAGAATATCAGTTCGGCAACTCAGCAAAAATTTGGCGAACGTTTTTGGCAACATTTATAACGCGAACAGCAAAACGGCTTTGTGGACAACATACAAACGCTATATGGATGATGTTGCAAATGGACGCTGGAAGAAGAGCTACCTTCAATGTGCTGCGCGAGCCACTAATGAGTATAGAGATAGATGTCATCTTGCTTATTGTATCAACCCATATCTGAATCCGTTTATGAAGCGATATTTCAGCAGCTATGGCGTTGAGGTGAAAGAGGACGAGTACGCTTTGAGTGAGATGATCCAGTGGGTGTGGCGAAGCGCGATTCGAGACGGCAATGAAATCTGGATTTATATTCCGAGTTCCAGAATGAGACGGTTGTTTTCTAATTGGCTGGACGAGCTGGCAAAGGGTTAAAGAAAGGGTGGTTGAGTGAACGACATCAAAGAAACTGTCATTGAGCACATTTATGGCGATAATTGGTGGGGTGTTTCTACGAGCGAATGGACTTGGCGTAATAAGATTCTGAAACTCAAAGATAAATTTCCTGACAGTGTACAGATTGTTGCGGACAATGAGGATGGCAGTCTATACGCTAAGATTCCGTTTAAGTTGGTAAAGATTTCGAAGCCAAGACAGGTTCAGATGACAGACGAGCAAAGAGCTGCGTCTGTTGAGCGGCTTAAAAAAGCAAGAGAGATGAGGGGAACAAAAACGTAATGGCAAATAGACGAGGCACGTGCCTGTGGTGCGAACAATGTGAGGCGTGCAGTGCCAGATGCGGGCACTACACACCAGAAGATGATTTTAATATGAGCGAGTCATTTTACATGAGAATCCTTCGTGAAAATGCAAGGACATATAACAACATAACTAAGGATTTTAGTCACGGTGGTGATATTTTATAAGTAACACTAAAGCGGTCTATATCATTTCAGCGGATGCCAAGGATTTATTTCTCTCTAACTATTCTAATGACTTCTGTAGCGGGTATGGAATTAGGTATCGGACGGGGGATAATCGTGGCGCGATCAACACGAGGAAGTTTATAAACACCTTAGATTACAGTAAAGACCTTATTAAACTTCCTGAAATCTATGAGAAAGTCTACAGGCGAATGGACTTTTCATTCAATATCCGAGGCAAGGAGTATTGCAGAAGAGTTATTAACGTCACGTTTAAGTATAGCGTAAAGGAGTATAACCGCTTTGGGAGTGGCCTCTATATCAAATTTGGCTATACCCAGTCAGATGTAACTATGAAAGATGGAGTGTGTCTAATTGACGGTGAGTTGGCCGCAATTCAGCTTGGACAGCCAGTAGACAACCCAATTTCAGATGAATTGCTCGGCGATTACTTCTGTTTCGAGGATGGCGCGTACCAACTTACAGGCAAGGCAATGAAAGTCCTGTACTCGGTGGCGCAACTTCGTGAAAAGTTGTACAAGGATGGATTCGTTTGTGATGGCATTCGATTCTGCCGGTTTAAGCGGAGCAGCGGCAGTAGCCGTGTAGGTAAATGCTTGTTCATAGACGAAAAACTGTACAGCCGTATTCACAAGTGGGAAATGTGTGGACTCAAGATCAAGGAAGGGCAGCAGGTTGACTTAGCAGCTCTCGAAGCGTATATTGCGCTGTCGTTGAGCAGCATTATCGGACTGATTAGCATCCGGCCTGAGAATTTCTTAGTCATTGACGATTATAATAGCGTATTCAAAGACAAGGTTATTGCTGTCAAGGCGGACAGCGATGGTTGGCTCACATCTGCGCCGGAGGAAGTTGAGGTCAGCAACAGCATTTGGGACGGTCAGTCTCTTATTGATAAGAGTTTACTTGGAGAGTACGAGGACAAGGGCATGGTACTCTTGCGGAACCGTTTCTTCAAGTCAGCGTGCTTCAACTGTAACCTTCAGCAATTCTTTGCAGATCACGGGATTACGGATGTCAGTCAACTCAATGGCCGGACATTTGCCAATGATATTAGTGATGTTAAGATCATTACGACGCCGAGCAGTATCAAATACCTGAAATTTGGTACGCTTGAAAAATGGTTGCAGTTGCTTGATGAGGACGGCGACTTCGGTGTAGTAAAATACGAGAAACCGACGCATTTCTTTGACGGCGACATGGTTCAGACGCACTATCAACTCTTGAACACCTTGCAGATGTCTCAGGACGATGTATCAGCGCTTGTACAACCGTCTCTTGACTATCTGAGTCTTATTCAAAGCGACCCGACCATCTTGAGATTTCATATCAAGTATGGCGGAGCTGATGAGAAAATCTCGTCTGCTGCAACGACAAATGATGTTGTGTATCAGATGCTTGGGCTTACTGATAAGTTTTCTGGGACAAAACTGTATCATGAGTTTGTGCAGGATGTCTCGCGTGCATTCAAAAAGAACTTGCGGCGAGGGCATTTGTTGGTACATGGCAACTACTCGACGTTGCTTGGCAATCCGATTGAGATGCTGTATTCAGCAATCGGACAATTTGATGGGACGAGTCAGATTGGTGTCGGCAATGTGTACAACAAGAGTTTTGCCTTCGGACAAACTCTGCTTGGTAGTCGTAGCCCTCATGTGACAGTGGGGAATGTATGGATAACTAAAAATAAAGATAACGCGGAAATTTCGCGGTATATCAACGCGACAAATAATATTGTGTGTATCAATAGTATTGGAGAGAACGTACTGATGCGTTTGTCAGGTGCGGATTAACCTCAAAAGTCCGCCATGAGCAGGAATGTTCATGTAAAAAGGTTGGTGAACCTCTAAATAGAGGGTGTCTCAAACGAGGCTAACGGTAGAAATCTAAACATAACACAGAAGTAAATTATTGATTTCATTAAAAGGAGGTGGCAAATGGAAGAATATAGACCGGTGAAGGGATATGAGGGGTATTATGAAATAAGCAACTTTGGCAATTTGCGTTCCGTTGACAGAATCGTTGTGCGCAACGATAATGTTAAACATCATTACCGTAGGCGGTATATGACAAAGAGGTTTAATCGGGATGGCTATCCGACTTATAAGTTGTCAAAGGATGGCGTCGGTAAAATCAAATTTGCGCATAGGCTTGTCGCAGAAGCGTTTTTAGACAATCCAAATCAATATAGCGATGTGAATCACATTGATTCTAATAGGGCGAATTGCAATCTTGATAATTTAGAATGGCTGGATCACAAAAGTAATGTCAGTCAATCTATTTCCGAGGGAAGGCATTTTTGCACGCGAGATATTAAAGGGGCGAATAATCCTAACTACGGGAATACGACGTTACATGAGTTTTATCAACAACATCCAGAGGTTGCGAAAACATTATTGTCTCGTAAGGGAACACATAATGGGCGTTCGAAACCCGTAGTTTTGATAGACAATGATAATGGTACGTCTATTCCTTTCGGCTACATTGGTGAATGTGTTGACTATTTGATTAAATCATTTAACTTAGATGTTAACGTGGATTATGTAAGACAACGAATTTCCACGGCTGCTAATAATGGGAAGCAATATCTAGGTTTAAATTTCAAATTTATTTAATGTGTTATTGCATGATGTTACCGTGCCAAGGCTTTTGCGAAAGTGAAAGTAAGGTGTAACGATCACCGGAAATAAGCTAAACAGCAATGCACGCTTAGACCGGGTACACTGCGGTGAAACTCCGTAGCTTGGAAGCGCCAGCCCACCTATGAAGGTGAATGAGATGATCTACTCCCGTACTAAAATATCGGGAAACCGAGGGTATAAAGGTTTGACAGCGATGTGGTTATGTTAACAGACAATCCGATTCTAATTGGTGCAGCACAAAAGAATTATGATAAGTTTCTTGTGCCGACGAGTCTTGTTGATGCCAAAAAGGTCGTGCGCCATTACACGAAAGAAGAGCAGGCTGATTTGGATATCAAGACATCGGTAAACAAGATCGGCGAGATCGTGAATCTATCGCAGGAACTCAATACGAAACTTTGGGACTTGCTTAACGGTGGTTACAGTTTTGAAGATGTAGAGGAACTGTATTGCGACATTGCAAAGCTGGATATTCTTTCCGGAATTGAGATCGATAAGGCGAAGAAAGAATTTGCAGTTGATAGTGTCGCAGAAATCAAAAAACTGAAAAAGAAATATTGTGAGCACGATGAGCGTGGACGGCAAATCAAGCCGAATTTCTTTGGTAAGATTGCGCGGATGAAAGGGTATTACGATAGTGAGAAGAAGAACTATCGATTCCATGATACGTCGATGGATTACCTTCAGCATTGTTTGAATGGCAACAGAAATCCGAATTACAAGTCTGAGACGATTCCGTTCTCTGACCTGCTCAAACCGAATGAGTCGCGGCAGAGTGTGTGGTATCCGCAAGTCAATCGGATTCTTGGCCTTGTGCGAAACATGAGAGATCAGGTTAAGGCGGTCTGGAATAGTACGGATGATGGGTTGGATAATGAGATGAAGGCTATTATGACGGCTGAAATCAAAGACGAGTGCCAGCAGTACATCAAGGCAATCCATCTGAATCCGAATACGGCATATCGTCTGTTGTTGGCGATTGAAGATCCGGCGAACAAGGATATTTCACGCAGCTTGTTCTCCATGTTGTTCTCAATCCCGAATGACAATTTCGTCAGTTTGCTTGAAGAACGGCGAGAACCGTTGCAAGGAATCGTTCAAACGGACGCCGGAACCATTGAAATCTACGGTCGCAGGTATCGTAAAGTCCCTCTGTTATCAACAAAAACAGCGTGAATTTTCGTTAAAAATGCACAAAAATTTGTGATTTTGCAAGATTTCGTATTGTAGTTGTTTGCAGAAACCGTTGAAAACACTAGGTTTTTTAGATTGGTCAATTTGTGGTCATATAGGATGGGGAAGAAATTCTCCATCCTATTTTTGTTGTTAAAGGATGATTGATTTTTGGTTCCTATCACTAAGGATGAGAAAATGGCACTGATGAAGCAGTTCCCGCACAAGACGTATCCGCGCACGATGAAACAAGACTCGAAGCGCGGCCACTATTATTGCGTCGAAGAACCTAGACTTATGCGAGCGCTGAGAGCGTATCGACAGTCGAGAGTGATTGAGACGCATACCGCCAAGCGGCGTTGATGGGTGGTGCGTGTGTGAACCCAAAATATGCAAAGCATGAAAATGAAAGCGATTATGAGTATGGTCTAAGGCTGATTTCCATCAAGGTCGAGGAATCGCCCGATGATCTCGACTGGCAAGACATCGTTGAGGCGCTTGACCTCAATATTCACAGAGACAGTCTGCGCAAGGCTGCGTCCACGACTCCGTATTCCGGTTACTCTGTCATGCAGTATTTCAAAAAGAAATACGCCTGTGAGCAGGTTACAGATGGCGGCAATTACGCTGATGAGATTGATGTGAAAATCGGTCAGATGCGCAAAGAGGCAAAGAAGCTCTTTGACCAGCGCCGTGAGTTTAATAAGCTCGTGGATAAGCTCGGTAGGGAAGAGCACCTTGAAGACCGACTTGTGGATGCGGCGAATCGTTTGAATGAACTGCAACCTCTTGTCGAGCAGAAAGAATTTATTCATTATGGTGATAACGAAGCTATTGTTGTGTTTGCTGATTGGCATTACGGTCTTGTGGCGGACAACATTTGGAATCACTATGACACAGATGTTTGCCGTGAGCGAGTTGAAAAGTTCGTAGCTAAGGTAATGAATCGTTTGCTCCTGCACGAATGCAAACGGTTGCACGTCGTGCTCCTTGGCGACGCAACTCATGGAGCGATTCATACATCTTGCCGCGTTGCGTCCGAGGAACTTGTATGCGATCAGGTCATGCAGGTGTCTGAGATTATGGCACAGGCAATTTCTCGTCTTGCTGATTGCGTTGATGAGACGGTTGTCCATGCGACATATGGTAATCACCTCCGCACGGTACAGGATAAGAAAGATAGTATCCATGCTGACAACATGGAACGGCTGATTCCGTGGTGGCTTCAGCAGCGCCTTAAAGATAGAATGGACATTGTATTTCCGTCTGCGGAGTATTATGAGTTTCTATACTTTGACGTCTGCGGCTACAAGGTTTGCGCGACGCATGGCGACCTTGATTCTGTGCGTGATGCTGGCCGTAAACTCAATACGCTGTTTATGAAGAAGTATGGCAGCGGGATTGACTATGTACTCCTTGCCGACAAGCATCATATCGAAGAATTTGAGGAACTTGGCATTGACTCAATGATCGTGCCTAGTCTTTGCGGCGTTGATGAATACGCCAACAATAAACGTCTGTATTCTGCTCCGGGACAGGTGATGCTCGTGTTTAATGAACGCGAGGGTAAGGATGCAACGTATCAAATCAAATTAAATTGAAAGGTTGAACTAAAATAAAGAAAATTGATATTGTAAATAAACTTTATGATCTTGGTTATCGAAAATCTCAAAGCAGATATGTCATTGATGATATTTTTGAGATTATTTCTGATGCCATCATCAAGAGAGAGCGTGTTGTCATTAGGGGCTTTGGAGCCTTTGATGTGAAAATGCATAAGGGGCGTATGGGTACTGACCCGAAAACGCTTCTGCCTATGCCGTATGACGATTACCCGGTCATCACGTTTACGCCTGGCGATCTGTTAAAGGAATCTGTGAAGACTGGCAAGAAGGTCGAGCATATGTATTGCAAAGAGCCTGAGTCGGAATCTGAAAAGTAAATAAAATATGCCCGCCGAAGTTTGTGAACTGCCGGTGAAAGCTCAACGTCGCGGAATGAGAAAGGTCATGGGCTTGACATTCTTGACGCCGAAAGGCATTGTGCTGTCGTGAAGTATATGTTTGGAAATATCCAAAATGCATAAAAAGTTGTTGACATGTCGTGATTCTCGTGGTATATTAAATATGCGAGTTATCCGAAATGCATAAAATATTTTGCGATACTGGGATGTGGTGTAATGGCAACACATCAGACTTTGACTCTGATATTGTGGGTTCGAATCCCGCCGTCCCAGCCACAAGGGTTTTTAGCTCAGATGGTTAGAGCGGCTGACTCATAATCAGCGGGGCATGGGTTCGAGTCCCTTAAAGCCCACCATACTGTGAGGTTGTGTCTCACAACGTAGCAGTCAATACCGCGCACTACGAGCACACTGGGTGCGGCTCCCATGAGGATGAAGGTGAGTGCTTGGCGAGTTAGCCGTTCTCGTCGGAGTTAAAAACGGCTTCGTCATCGTGTAGTTTAATGGTAAAACGCCCTCACAATACGAGGTAGATGCTTGTTCGATTCAAGCCACGTTATGCAAATGTGGGTATCGGGCGCGTGCGCACGCCACCTAACAAAGCCCGATTGGCGCTTCGGAAAGACGAAGGGATCCGCTGGTATAGCTCAGTTGGAGAGCGTCTGCTTACGGGCAGAAGGATTTCGGTTCGAGTCCGGTTGCCAGCTTCAATGGCCGTTTGGCCGCACAGCTCAAGCCTCTGGCTTTGCCATGCGTATCATTGGCTGTGGTGTGTTAAAAGTGGCGAAATCGTGCTGCTTTTGGGGATCCCATTGCTGAGATGAGCACAGCAATAAGTCCCGTTTTCAATCGCGTATGGTGGGGCGATTAGTTGCGTAAGCTCAATGCGTTGCTGATCGCCAAATCTTGCCGGTGTGATGGAATTGGTAGACGTGCTTGACTCAAAATCAAGTGCCGCAAGGCGTGCCGGTTCGAGTCCGGCCTCCGGCACCACAACAAAGGAAGGATTGGGAACATGACTCGTGGCGACAAGGTCTTCTGTGCTGTGATTGCATTTTTCGTGTTGCTTCTAATTTCCGAATTCCTGTATATTTTGACAGAAAGCTGCTCTAGTGATGGGAAATGTCGGTCGTATACGCCGTACACATACGAAGTGCTGTCTGTAAATCAATATGTGTACACGAAAACAGATACTTTCGGAAGGTCAAAAGGAACCGAGCTGCGATATGCTTTCACCTATGTGGATATGGATGGTGCGTTGCATACGGTCGATGATTTCCAGAATCTTGAGTATGGAAATACGAAGGTCTGTGTCGCCGATTCAAATATGTATGTCCATGACTATGTGCGTGGTATCAGGTATTTGTATCTTACGCGCGACACATTGACAAATTTCAATTAAGGCTCACATATGGAGAGTTACCGAAGTGGTCATAACGGGGCGGTCTTGAAAACCGTTAGGCGGCAACGCCACGTGGGTTCGAATCCCTCACTCTCCGCCATAGAAATAATAAATCATATGAAGGGGAACTGTTGGTTGAAGTCCAAAGTATTCGAAATCATCGAGAAAGAAAAGTACCGTCAGAAAATCACTTGTGAGCTGATTGCAAGTGAGAATTTTGTATCTGAAGACGTTATGAGGGCTGTTGGTTCATGCCTCACGAATAAGTATTCTGAGGGCTATCCGGCCGTAAGAACGTCTGGAAATAAAGGTCGATATTACGGTGGCTGTCGGTATGTCGATGAGCTGGAAGAGTATTGCTGTGATAAGTGGCGTGAGGCGTTTAACACTGACTATCATGTCAATGTGCAACCGCACTCTGGATCTCAGGCCAACATGGCCGCTTATTTTAGCGTGCTAAAACCGGGCGACACGATTCTTGCTATGAGTCTTGATAACGGCGGACATCTCACGCACGGCTCTAGCGTGAATTTCAGTGGCAAGTTGTTTAACACCGTGTTTTACAACGTGGATGCAAATGGTTTCATCGACTACGACGATATTGATCGCAAAATCAAAGAGAGTAATCCGGCTCTCGTTCTCGCTGGTGCATCTGCTTATAGTCGCATCATTGATTTCGAGCGCATCTATAATATTATTAAGGCAAACTCGACTGACGAGTATAAGCCGTATTTCATGGTGGATATGGCACATATTGCAGGACTCATTGTTGCTGGCGATCATCCGTCCCCGTTTGGTCTTGCCGATATTATCACGACAACGACGCATAAAACGTTGCGCGGCCCGCGCGGTGGCATGATTTTCTGCCGTCCTGAGCTTGCAAAGAAAGTGGACAGTGCTGTATTCCCGTGCTGTCAGGGCGGTGCGCTTCAGCACGTCATTGCTGGTAAGGCTGTCGCCGCCGAAGAAGCGTGCACTGATGAGTACAAAGAATATATTCATCGTGTGGTTCTCAACTGCAAGGCGATGTGCGATGAGTTTATTCGGCTCGGCTATAAGGTCGTGACGGGCGGTACGGACAACCATCTGTTTCTGCTTGACCTGACTGAAACCGGACTGACAGGGAAAGAAGTCCAGGATGAACTTGACCTGCACGGAATCACACTTAATAAGAATTGCATTCCGAATGAGACACGTTCCCCAATGCAGACGTCTGGCGTGAGAATCGGTACTGCGGCAATGACAACGAAGGGGTATTGCGCGTGTAATTTCGTGGCTGTTGCGCACAAGATTGACTATGTCATTAAAGACATGATGCGTAAAAAGATGGAGGATGTATATGAAATACACAAATGAGGAAACCATGAAGGAAGATGAATGGGCGTAACGTTCTAAAAACGAATTTGACCCCGGCCGTAAATGGCCGGGGTTTTCTATATTTAAAATGAAGGGTGGTGTGGGCGTGGCATACAAAGATTTGAAAGCTCCTGCCAAAAGGCCGAAAAGGGCAACGACGGCGAAAAAGAAGGTTGTAAAGAGTGCAAAGCCGGTTGAGATTGAACCGATTGTGGAAAGCGACGATGTATACCGGTGTACTTGCTGCGGCCACAAATACAAGAAGCAGGAGACGAACTTTTCTGCGTCAAAGTCTCCTATTTATAAAGGAAACAACGGGTATCTGTCTATTTGTAGAAACTGTATTGCGGAATTGTATGAGCAATATGTCAAGTTTTATGATGGAGATGAGGATGCTGCGGCGGAACGGATCTGTCAGATAACAGATATGTACTTTGACAAAGACATTTGGGCGATGTCCCGCAAAATCAGCAATCGCTCAGAGGGCAAGCCGCGAAATCGAGTCAGCGTGTATGTGTCTCGCTTGAATTTGCGTGCGGCGAGTGGTGCAACAACATATTCAGACACACTTGTGCGTCAGTGGGAAGCTGACGTCGAGAATGCTGAAACCGTAGAAGAGGTAGAGCAGAACGAAGATATTGAAGTACCTGTTGAGACTGTAAAGCGGTTTGGTACTGGCTTTAAAGAGGGTGAGTATCAGGCTTTGCAGGACGAGTACGACAGTTGGGTCACGAAATATGGTGAGCCTGAAGATAAACGTCAAGAGGAACTTTATGTGACGATCTGCTATATGAAGTTGAACCTGCAAAAAGCAACGCGCTCTGACGCCGGTGGTGTCGGTGCTCTTGCAAACTCGTACAAGCAGTTGATTGAGGCTGCGACTACGGAGATTGAAGATCGCAAGCGCAAGGTTGAGGCTGAAATGGAACTGAAACCGCTTGGTGTCCTATATCGAGACATTGAGCAGTTTACTCCGGCTGAGTTTTATAAGGATAAGAAACTCTATAAAGACTTCGATTACTTGAAAGAGTATGTTGAACGTTTTATAAAGCGTCCGTTGAAGAACCTGCTGACTGGCTCTAAGGAGCTGGATAAGGAGTTCAACTTGTCTGAGACTGAGGGGTGATTTTGTGGCGACAAAGCAAAAACCTCTCGATTATGACAAACTTATGGATGACCGCCAAAAACATTTGCATGAAAATTTCTCGCAGAACAGCTATCTTGGCGACCCAAACCATGTAAAGAAAGTGCTTCTGTGGATGACGTTTTGGCGGCGAAATCCCGGCAGATTTGTTGAATATTATTTTGGGATTACGTTGCATCTCTATCAGCACATTATTCTGATGCTGATGGATTACTATCCGAGCATCTGTATTGTAGCTGCCAGATCTGCGGCGAAGTCATTTTTGATTGCAGTGTGGGCGTGCAAGGAAGCTATTTTGCGACCGGGTACAAAGGTAGTTGTGGCGTCAGGCACAAAAGGACAGGCAAAACTAATTGTCTCTGAAAAAATCAGAAAAGAGATTTTGCCAAATTCGCCATTACTACAAGAAGAGATAGACGTGATTAAAGACAGCCAGAATGACATTGAAGTCACGTTCAAAAATGGGTCTTCTGTGTCGGTTGTCACAGCGAATGATAATGCTCGTGGCCGTCGTGCTACGGTCAATATTTACGAAGAGTTCCGTGTCATTGATAAGGAAGTCATCGACCGTGTTCTTTCTCCGTTTCTTGTCATTCGTCAAGTTCCGTTTATCCAGAAGCACAGCGATTATGCTTCGCTCGTGGAAGAGCCAAAGGAAATCTATATCAGCTCTGCATGGTATCGAAGCCATTGGATGTGGGGGTTAATCAAACTCTTTACAAAGAGTATGATTACAAATGATGATGCCATTGTAGTTGCTATGGACTACTCGATTGCTTTAAAACACACAATTAAAACGCGAAACTTCTTAATCAGAGAACGGAAGAAGCTAGATACGGTTTCGTGGCAAATCGAGTATGAAAACTACATGATTGCAGAGAACACGAATGCGTATTTCACATATGAGATGCTGAATAAGAATCGCGTCTTGAAACGACCGTTTTATCCGCGTCGGAATGTGGATGTAGCAAGCAGAGTCAAAAACAAATATATTCTCCCGAAGCAAGAGGGAGAGGTCAGAGTCGTTTCGTGCGATATTGCCCCAGAGGGCGGTAGTGGCAACGACAACTCTATTTTTACGTGCATCAGGCTTTTGCCTGAGAGCAAAGAGTATAAATCGTCTGACGTAAGCGGCGACCATGTTGCTGTCAAGCAAGGGTATCGCCGTCAAGTCGTTTATCTTGAAGCACAGACAGAGTTTGAAACGAGCAAGCAGGCAATCAGAATCAAACAGTTGTTTACGGACTTTGATGCAGATTACTGCGTGCTTGATACCAGAAATGCGGGTATACTTATGCCCCTTCACACGGAAACGTGTGTTGACAAAGCGCGAAAGAAAGCGGGGAAGCTGAGAGGCCAATCCGAGTGGAAGGCCATGGGTAACGCTGTGGTCACACGCAACGCATACAGACTGAACCCGACTTGTCGGAATATAACGTCTGCACGAGTTCGCGCTGCCTAAAACTCATCTTGAGTCATGGCAAAAAGGTATGCTGATCTATCGGGAAGTCAACCGGTAGAGCCGTGGGATAAAAAGCCAACGGGATAACAAATGGTAAGTATATACGACTCTCTTGCCAAGGTGCTTTATGATGAAGAGCGCAATGTTGAGTATCCGCCGTGGACGTGCATGAACGACAAGGACTTGGCTGCACGTTGTGTCATTGCCGGACAGCGGCCGGTGCTTTTCTCAATCAAGGCGAGTTTGAAGATGAACAGCGAAATTGCTGTTTGTATGAGAACAACATTGCAGAATAAGATGTGTGAGCTGCTTATTAACCAGCAGGAGGGCATTGAAGAAATCCAGAGATATGTGCCTGAATATGCGACTGCGGATGTGGATACGCAGCTTTTTTATGAGCGTCCTTATCTTGAAACCAGCGCTCTTATCAATGAGATGATTGCGCTTGAGTATACGCTGATGGGGCAGACAAATGCCATCAAAATAGAGGAACGCTCTGGTATGTGCAAGGATAGATATACGTCCTTGTCGTATGGTAATTACTTTGCTGAGTTGTTGGAAAAGGATTTGTTCGCAGACAACTCGGATTATGAATTTTTGACACTTGTTAACTAAAGAATGGGGGTGAAATGCTTTTGGCAAACAGTTTTTGGGCAAGGCTTTTTGGCCTTGGCTCTGAACCTGAAAAGGCTGTGCAGGACGTAAGTGAACAGCAGAGCATTCAGTTACCGGCTGACGGCAACAACTGGAATACAGAAATCGGCTCCGCCTATCTGATGATGGTTGGATACAACCGGCGTAAATCAGCTCCGTATTCTACGGACGATGTTCTGCGCATGGCGAAAGACCCACAACATAATATCAAGGAACTTCGCCAGTGGTCGCAGTGGGCGTACTACTCAAATGGCACGGTCACAACGGCGATTGACAGTCTAGCAAGCCTCCATTCACTTGATTATGTCGTGGTTGCGAGGCCGAAAAAGCATGGTGCAAAAAGGAACGGTTATAAAGCGCAGGCGGATAAGATGAATAGCGTTTTGCGTTCGCTGCGATACAAAGAAGTAATTCGTGATGCGATTTTTCGTGATGCGAAAGACGGTATGTATGTCGCGTACATGGAGACAAAGACTGCGAATCCCGTGCAAAGTTCTATGCTGAGTGATGTTGATGTGAGCAACATCACAGAAATCAATGCAACTGGTGTAAATGCAACGGTAATTCCTTTACCGATTGAATATACGCGAATCGTTGGTCGCCGCAATAATTGTTATGAGTTAGCGTTTGATCTCCGGTATTTTGATGAAATGACAGACGAGGACACCCGTAAGCGGAAACTGCAAGCGTTTCCGAAACAGATTCGTGATGCGTACCAAAAGTATACTGCGCAGGAATTTGCCAATGGCGCTTGTTGGGCGCGTCTTGATTGGCGTAAAACGATTGCAACAAAAATCAAGTGTGAGCAGAGCGACCCGTATGGTGTCCCGTTCGCAGTAGCAGCCCTTGATGACATTGACTATGCTAAATACTTCGTGGATACGAAGCGGCGCGTGCTTGACACGGTGAACAATCAAATTTATTACGAGACGTTCCCGGAGGGCAAGGACAAAGGCACATCTGCTCTAACGCAGGCACAACAGCAGGCGCAGCACGACACGGTAAAACAGGCGCTTACGCAGCGTGCGAATGGCACAGGGGTTTCGTTCTTCTCGCTAGCATCCGGTACAAAGATGGACAGACTTCCTGTCGATATTTCTCTGCTTGATGAAGAGAATGAGAATGCAATTAAAGAGGACGTGAACGAGGACATTGGTTTCTCTGCGGCGGCGCTGAACGGTAGTTCAAGTGGTAACTATGCGACTGCGACGCTGAACATGGAAATCGTTGCAACGAATGTGTACACGTGGATTGAAGCCATCGTTGAAGAGCTTAACAAGTGTATTAACTACAATATTATTCAGGACAAGACGTACAACATTGAGTTCCGCGTCTTGCCCGTTACTTTTATTAACCGTGACAAGATGGTAAAGAATCTTGCCGATCTGTATTCGAGAGGCAAGGGCAGCTTGCAAGCGTGGATTGCGTCCATCGGCATGAACGCGGACGATTATCTGTCGCTTATGGACTTTGAGCTGGCGGAAGACTTTGAAAACAAGTACCCGGTGCACAAGACGTCGTTTACAGTCACGGGGAAAGACGCGCCCGATCATGATGTGGACGGCTCTGATGGAGAACCGGCTACGAATCCGAGCAGTGCGTCTACACAAGCCAACAACGGGAATGCAAGCCCGTCACCATCAAGCTAAGTGAGGGGGTGAGGGAATTTGCAGGATGTGTTGGAAAGGATGACGCCCATTTATGAGGTTGCCAATCAGCAGACGATTAGTGGGCGCAGACCGATTAAAGTTGTGCTTCATGAGATTCACCCGGACGCCTCGCATTATCAGCATAATGGCATCTCGTGGAATGAAGAATACGTCAAGGATAACATGGAGTCTATCAATGGTATGTCTATTGTGGCAGAGTTTTTGACAGAGGATAGGGACGCACCGTATGGGCACGGCCTGACTGACATCAAAGATAATTTGCCGCTTTTTGAAGATGCGACGATGGTTGGGCACTTTGATAGCTCTTATATCGATGACATTGAAATTGACGGTGAAACGAAGCGCGTTTTAATTGCAGAGGGTACGCTGGATGAGATGCGTTATCCTAAATTCGTTGAATGGCTTAGAAACAGCATGAAGGAATCTGTCGTAAAGGGTTCTGTCGAAATTGTTGGTAAGCCTGAAAATGATAATCACATTATTTACTCCGATGGCTGGAAGGAGAAAGGGCGTGTGCCGCAGTTTTACGATTACAGCGGCTACGCCATCCTTGGTATTAAACCGGCTGATGATTCGGCAATCATCATGGAGTTAAATAGCAAACAAACAAGCAAGGAGGGAGAACGAGAACAAATGGATGAGAACATGAAGAATGAACTGACCGAGATCATCAATTCTGCCGTTGTCGAGTCCAACTCTAAGTGGGACGAGTATATTGCCAAGGTTCAGGAGAAACAGGCTGAAATTGACCAACTGAGAGCCGACATTGCAGAGAAGGACGCGGAGATTGAGCGTCTGCACGCTGACTTCACTACTGCTGAGGCAGCTCGTGCGGCTCAGGAGGCTGGTCTTGCTGAGGCCAACGCGAAAATCGAAGCGATGGAGAAGGAGAAGGCGCTGAATGAGCTGAACTCCGCTCTTGAACCGTATACCGCCGAGCAGCGTGAGATTGCTAAGGCCGAAATTGAGGCTTATCAGGCTGACCCGGCAAGCATCGAGATTAACAGCATCATCGGCAAGATTTGCATGGAGATGGTTCGTAAGTCTCGTGAGCAGAAAGTGAATGAAATCAATTCTCAGATCGACGTTTTTTCTATCGTCGAAGATTCTAATGGCTCTGACGAGTCCGAAGACGCTTCTGTCTTTTAATTAAAAATAGGAGGAATTTACCATGAAATACAAGACTATTGGCGCTTTTAAGGGCGTGCAGAACGTCCCGTATTGCAAGGCCGCTGCTGACATGGCTGTCGGCATGGGCGTTATTCTTGACCGCGTTGCGAAGAGCGCGAAGCTCCCGGCGAACGCCGACGAGGCGAAGGGTTGCTTCCGTATCGTTTCCAACATCAATGATCGTCCCGAAGCACACAGCTTTGAGGATTCTGTTGCCGTGCTCAAGGATGAGTATGTCCGTGCTGATGACCTGACCTCGGTTGCCAACCTTGAGATTGAGTTCGCGGCTCCTGAGATTACGACCGAGTATTCTGAGCTGGCCGTGGCTGACAAGCTCGTGTTTGGTGTCGGCGGCAAGCTGGAAAAGGCTACTTCTGTTGACGGCTACAAGGTCTACTTTGAGATTATCGGCCTGACTGCGTATCGTGGCGCTGGCGTCCTCGCGGTCATCCGCGTCGCCTAAGCGGAACTAAATTGATTGGAGGATGAAATAATGAACAGTGTTTTTGAAATCAATACTGTGAACAACGTGACTGACGTTGCCACTGACCGTGTGAAAAAGACCTCTCCTATCGTTGAGGTTTTCTCTGCTCTTGCCTCTGGCAAGACTCCCTCTGTTGACGGAAAACTCGTTGACAAGGCTGTGAATGAGATTAAGGAAATCAGCTCTCGTGCGATGGCTAACGATCCCGTGGCCGTCTCTGAGATGAACGCGATTATTCGCTTTGCTATCGAGCCGAAGCTGCTTGAGCGTATTCGTCTGTTCGACTTCATGGGTTCGTTTAAGCGCATCGGCTTCAACGAGGCTCCGTATATGAAGACCTATAACTACGAGAGCGTTGATAGCCGCTTCCAGGCTTCTAGCGGCGATGTGCCGTTCGCGGCTCTGAACTACCGTGAGTACCCGATTGCCACCCAGTGCATCTCTGGTGGCTTTGCGGTTGACTATCGTGAGCTTCAGTCCGGCAACTTTGACGGTTCTGTTGCTGAGGGTATGGCTCAGGTGCAGACTGATATGATGAACAAGGCTACTTACTATGTCATCGCCAAGCTGTATGACGCGCTGAAGAATGCCAAGGGCGTGAAGCACTTTGCTGAGTCTAGCGGTATTGCCAAGACTGCTGTTGACGATATGCTGAAGGTCATGCGTCGTTATGGCAAGGTTGCTATCTGCGGCGACTACTCTGTCGTGTCGCAGCTCAACGGATTTGCTGGCTTCCAGACAGTCGATGCCAAGACTGTGCGTTTTGGCTCTGAGGCTCTGACCGATGAGATCAACAAGACTGGCCTTATCTCCATGTACAATGGCGCTGCTGTTGTTGAGACGCCTAACGCTCTCAACTGGACGAAGCTGAATGCGGACAAGAGTTCCTACGAGCTGTATATGCCGGAGGGTCTTATGTTCTTCATTCCGAAGGGCAATGTGTCCCCGCTTCAGATTTTCCAGCGTGGCGGTATGACCACGATGACCGGCGAGGATATCGTGACCCGTCAGCATCTTACCCGCTTCGACATCGAGATTGGTGCTGGCGTTGCTGAGGGTATGGAAGACCAGATTGGCCTCCTGTCCGACACTAACTTTGCGGTTCCGACCCTCTAATCTTTGGCCGCTTAACGGCCGTTCATTCAATGCGCGGGGCAAATAACCCCCGCGCAAATTTAATATTAAGGTGGATATTTCTTAATGGCAAAAAACAATGTGCGCGTGAATAATCTTTGCGATTGGCCGCTGTATTTTTCGAGAATTGATGGTGTCGGCTCCGTTATGATTCCTCGCAAGGCAAAGAATTTTGCTCTGCTGTCTTTTGATGAGGTTCAGTCCCAGATTCAGGTGGACAATAAAATGTTCACTGGCGAGGACGGTCTTGGCAGCCATGCAAGAATCCAGATTGTCGATGAGGCACAACGTCGTGAGCTTTTTGGCCTTGACGAAAGTGCGCCGCTGGATCCGGTTCAACTGGACGCCGAGGCGGTTAAGGGTCTGCTTGCTATCAATACAAAGGCAAAATTTCATGCGCGGCTTAACGAACTTGTGAAGACAAACGCCGAGAAAAAGACACTGCTTGCATTGGCGGAAGAAGTTGGTTCTGATAGCGTGGCAGCGTGGAAGGTTGATGCTCTGCGAGAACTGGCATCGACCGCATCGCTGTAAGATTTCCGCTTAGAAAGGCGTGGTGTTGATGGTGAAATTTGAAGATGTGGAAGTCCAGTTCCATTCAATGCCGCAGACAAAATTCGATATTCCAGAAGGGCTGGAAAGGGAGTGGCTTTTGACGGCAGTGACCGACTATGAACTCAATGTTGGCACTGACCTTGGCTTAGATGTAACACACGATACGTGTTGCAATAGGTCACGTTCATAGGAATATGTTCGAAAAATAAAACCCATTGAAATGCTGGAAACCCCTAAAGGCAACCGCGCCACAACGTAAGAGTGAACAACTCTAAGCGTGATGGCGACGAAAGTAGAAAGAAGCGGTTGCATGGCGCAAGGTTAAAACCTAAACGCTAGAATAATGGGCAATCAGCAGCCAAGCCTCGAAAAGAGGAAGGTTCAACGACTATCCCGGAAGGGAGTAGGACGGCAAGCGATAGGCCGTCCGAAGTGGTGGGCATCCCATCAAGGAATCTCAAATTACCTCTTGACAAAGAAGGAAAAAGAAGGTAATATAATAGTGAATTATCCGAAATGCATAATATTTTCGGACGGAAGAGATTTCTTGAGGATGAAGATATAGTCTGCGCCAGAGCGAAAGCACTGGACGGCGAAAGCCGGTTGCGGTGTAGCGAACCGATAAGGAATCTCCCTTATAACTAACGAAGGGAGGTGCAACGATGATTAAGTCTTATAAAATAAGACTATACCCGACGAAAGAGCAAGAGGCTCTAATGTGGAAACACATAGGAGCTTGCCGATACATTTGGAACTACATGCTTGCGTATCAGCAGGAGCAATACGTGAATGGCGAGAAGCATCTGTCCGCATTCGATATGATAAAGCTGCTGACGCCGTTGAAGAAAGACGGAGAGCACGAGTGGTTATGCGAAGTGTCAAATGCGTCTTTAGGCGTTGTTTGCCGTGATCTTGATAAAGCGTATAAAGGTTTCTTCAAGAAGATTGCGCGCTTTCCGAAATTTAAGAGTCGCAAGCGTAGCAAAAAGACGTATCCGGTCAAGGACGATAGGATATATTTTATTAACAGCAAACTTATGCATATCGAAAAAGTGGGTAAAATCAAATATAAAACAGATTTTGACCTGCCGCAAGGGCGTGGGCACAAGTTTACGAATCCGAGGATTTCAAATGTAAATGGCAAATGGATATTGTCTTTCGGCATGGAGTGCGAGAGCCAAGCGCCTGTGCTGACGGATATTTCAATGGGTATAGATTTGGGAGTAAAAGACTTAGCGATAGCGGAATTTAACGGGACGAAAATAACATATCGCAATATCAACAAAACGTCAAAGATGAAGCGTCTTGAAAAACAAAGACGTCATTTGGAGCGCAGTATTTCCAGAAAGTATGAGCAAAATCGTCGTGGGAATACGTTTGTTAAGACGAACAACATAATGCGAAGTGAAGAACGTCTCAAAAAGATGTATGCACGAATGACCAACATTCGCACGAATTACATCCACCAAACGACACATGATCTTGTGTCACTGCTCCCGAAAAGAGTGGTGATGGAAGACCTGAATGTGACAGGGATGATGAAGAACCGTCATCTCAGCAAGGCGATTCAGGAGCAGTGTTTTGGTGAGTTCATTAGACAGATGCAGTATAAGTGCGAATGGAATAGAATTGAGTTTGTTCAAGTGGGCAGATTCTATCCGAGTAGCAAGACTTGTTCTTGCTGTGGTGCGATCAAGCGCGACTTGAGGCTCATGGATAGAGTATACGTGTGTGCAGAATGTGGCGCGGAGATAGACCGCGACTACAATGCCGCTATCAATCTAAGCAGGTATGTAGCCTAAAATGCAGAGGGGCTACAACCTCAAGGCGTCGTTGCGCCTTCAAGCTGTGGAGCGTCAAACAAACCCAAGTAGTCACGACGAACGGGGACGCTGTGAAGCAGTAAGTTACTGTTAGTTCAACGTAACACAACGGACGACCCTGACACTGGCGAGTTTTCCGGTAATGTCGATAAGCTGGTCGTGAGAACGCTCGCCCAGATGATGTATGTCTCGTATCTTCAGCGCGAACTCAGCCGAGTCATGGCGCTCAATGGTATCTACGGCAAGGATGTTACGCTTACTGGACAGGATGCGACAAAGCGTGTGACCAAACAGGAATTGGACGATCAGATTTCTCGTGTCGAGTCACTTCTGCACCGTCAGAAAACACCTGCCTATCATTGAGGTGGCCTATGTCTGAAGAATCAAAGAGCTGGTACAAGATGATCCGTCCGCTTTTTAATAGCGGATATGAGGATGATGAATTCTGGGCATATGGTCAAGACGGTTTCAATGAAGTGCTCGACTCCTTTGTCGGGAGTGACGTTGAGATATACGATAAGAGTGTTGCGAAGACGCCCAAAGCTGTTCGCGCTATCATTCAGAATGTAACTGGTGATGCGCAGAGCAGTACGCTTGTCCGACAGATTCTTTGCAACATTGGTGTACTGCATTGCGGCCAATACATTAAGGCAAATGGTGCATGGTGGATGGTGAACTCGCTTCCTGACAACAACCGCATTTACGAGAAGGCGGTTCTCTGGAAATGCAAGTATACGATTCATTTTGTGTCGCCATTGACCGGCAAGATCGTGGATTATCCGGTGTATTGCCTGAACTCCACGCAGTACGGCACGGGCGAACGTCCAAAGACCAATATGACGGTTGGCGACGCGCAGCATCTTGTGTATGTGCCCATGAACGAGGAAACGGTTTTGTGCGATACGTCACTGAGAATTATCATGGACAGAAATCGCGCGAATCCAACCGTGTTCCGTGTGACACAGGTAGACGCGACTTCTTATGCTGTCGGCGATGAGTATGCGGATGACGGTATCCTTCAGTGGTCTGTCATCGAGACGCAATTCAACGAGGCAACGGACAGCAAAGAGAATATGGTCGCCGACTTCGTGAAAGCGGAGCAGAGCGACGGTTCGTCAGGCGACGCCGATGCTTATACGCTCCGTCTGATTGATTCTGATGGGGACAACCTACTTGCTGTTGGCGAGAGTAAAAATATTGAAATCGTATTTAAAAATGCAGTCGGAGTTGATGCAGACATCTCCGTGCTGAATGTCGAGCTTGTGTCCGGTACGGATGCCATAGAGTCTTTCGACGTGCTCGGCAGAAAAATCATTCTTGATGCCAAGCCTGACAAGGCGAATGTGGGGGAGACTGTCGTTGTGCGTGTGTCAAATGAGGCACAAGGTATCAAGGCAGAAATCAATATTGAGATTGTTAATATGTAAGGGAGGTGCGTGCGATGCCGCATTTTGATGCAATGATCCAACAGAAGCAGAAATTGCGTGAGGCGATTTTGAAAAATCAAAAGGTGTGTGACCTGCTTGTCAATACTGGCAATAACGTGGCAAATTTCGACCATGTTAAGCTGGGCAGTAAGAGTCCTGCGGCAAAGCTCGTAAAGACGCACTTCTATATCCCAGACACGACAACTGTGGATGGGAATTATATCACGATGCGCAGTCGCGTGGTTTATGCTGATACGGACGTCGTAAAAGAAGTGGCGATTATCGTTTATGTAATTTGCAACCAAGACCAGATTGATTTACTTCAAGGGTCGCGGGCGGATTTGCTTGCAGACGAAATCGACCAGATTCTTAATAACGGCGATACACCGCTGTTTGGTTATGGCGGCATTAAAATCGGAGTGGCAGAAGAGGTACAGTTCAACAACGGCTATTACGGCTGGGAAATTCCGTTTACCACTCATGAGATAAACCGGAGGGCAGAACTTCTGTGACGGACGATCTTAAAATCTTTCGTGGCGGCGACTACGAAATCAACTCAAAGATAACGCTTCATCAACCGACGCTCGGTGAAATCAGCGACTACGGCGAAAAAGAATATTTCGGTCTAGTTCGGTCGATTTGCTCCACACCTGCTGACCACAAAGTAGATATTTATGAGAATCTGGGCATCTATTGGGATGCTGTTGATGAGTTTGAGTTATTCGTACAGTTGTCGTTTGCGTTTCGTGAATCAGATATGAGCATTTTGTTTGGTGATTTGGACTGGGCGTCATTTGTGCCAGCCATCAATCCGAATACAAAAGAAATTGTGTTGAGGAACAAAGATGGCGTGGTAATTGACCGGGCGATCCACTTTTTAATTACGGATGCTCTGCGAAAAATGCACTGCTTTGAAAAGAACGTCGATGTCGGATACGATGATTTCACAAAAGACGCAATGATAGAAGATGAAAAGGATGAACGGGAACTGGCGGCTAGGAAGCCGTACAGTTCTTTTTTATTGCCTTTAATTTCATCGCTGACGAATTGCGCTGAGTTCAAGTACCGGCATGATGATGTCTGGACGTTGCCGATTGGTGCGTTCATGGACTCTGTGCGACGGATTCAAAAGCGTGTTAACTACGACAATCTTATGCATGGCGTTTATAGCGGCTGTGTAGAAGTGAAAAAGATAAAAAAAGAAGAATTTAACTGGATGGGAGAACTGAAATAGTTCTCCTTAATTTTGTGTTTGAAAGGATGAGATATTATGTTCAACGCGAACACCTTCGTTATTGATAAAGTGCGTCGTGTGACTCAGGTCAATCTTGAGACTGGCCTTGTTGACTGGACGCTTACCAGCATCGAGAGTCCGTCCATCGAGTTCACCGGCGAGTCCACTGACAAGACCGATGCTCAGGGCGTGCTTATCGCTCGTTTTGATACCGCTAAGGGGGTGAACTTCTCTGGCGAGGGTTCTCTGCTGTCGATGCCGATGATGGCCGCGCAGCTCGGCACTGAGGTGCAGGTTGGCTCTAGCACTGCCAAGGTTACTGGCAAGACCTTTGAGATCCTGAAGGTTGATGGCGGAAAGGCCACCATGACGCATAAGCCGAAGGTTGCTCCGACTGTCGTTTACAAGATCACTTCGGACAAGAACATTGAGTCTACCATCGAAGTTGGCTCTGGCACGGATAAGGCTTCTATCGCTGAGGCTGTTATCACGCTGCCCACTGCTTTTGAAGGCACTCAGATTGGTGTGCTTTATGAGTACGAGGCCGAAGATGCAATCAAGGTCACGGATGGCTCGGAGAATCATGCTGAGGCCGCTGAGTACATCGTCGATATTCTTGCTTGCGATGTCTGCAATGCTTCTGTCAAGCGTGCCGGTTCCATCGTGTTCCCGAAGGCCAAGATTGATAACAACTTCTCTATCGACCTGACTACTGAGGGCACGCACCCGTTCTCCTTCAGCGCTCTGAAGGATTACTGCTCTGACGATGAGGAACTGTGCTACGTCCTCTTTAATAAGTAATCGGAGAACAAATTATGCAGAGACGTTGCAAGGTCTGCGGCGCTGTCTACGAGACGTGTTACTCGTGCGAGAAGCAGCGTAGCTGGCGCGTCCATACTGACACCGCAGACCACTACTACATTTTCACTACGCTGATGACATACGAGTATGATCGTGATGCCAAGAAAGCGTACCGCGCACTGCGCAAGCGCGGCGTAGATTTTATGCACACGAGTGTGTATGAACCGACTGTAGAAATTCTGCTGGACGAAATCTACGAGAAAAATAACGCTGACAAGGCGAAGAAAATGCGCACTACCGTTGAACTTGGTGTCATTGATGATAAATCGGCTCATGATGTTGAGGCAAAGACGGATTAAGTTAAGGAAGGGAGGACGAATGTCCTCCCTTTTTCTGAACTTTCAGATTGGTGGTGAATACGATAAAGATTTTGGCGGTAGACCAAGCGCGTCATGGGGCATGGGCGATGTTTAATTACGAGTCAAAAGAACTGATTGGGCATGGCACATGGTCGTTTGACAACAAAAAATATACATTTCCGAAGGCGGTTAGAAATATCGAGGTACTGATAGAAAATATCATGAACACGCAAGGAATTGATGCGGTTTTCTACGAGGACATTCAGTTGCGTGTAAACGCACAAGGCTTTAAGAGACTCGCACAGTTGCAGGGTGTACTCATCAATCTCGCAGAGAAAAATGAATACCTTTATGATTTGGTTCAACCGTCGCAGTGGCAGAACTACTGCATGGCACGTGGCAGAAGTGAGAAAGAGATCAAAGCCAAAGTCAAGCAATTGGAAAGTGCTACGCACAAGAAGCAGTCTAAAGTTCTTTCCATACAGGCTGTAAACGACTTGTTTGGCATTGAGACTGAGAACGACAATCTGGCCGACGCGTGTTGTATCGGCTGGTATGTAGTAAACAACATTCCTATTAAAATCAAGGAGAAAACTTTATGAAAAAATCCGCCGATTTCATTGACCTGTTGGGTCTTGACGATGTAGAGAACATTCTCGGAGAACAGCTCCCAGACCCCGGACTGCTTGAATATTATCGTCGCCTCAAAGACCGTGAAATTCTTTGGAATGACGATGTTGACGAAAGTATGATTGATGTGTCGATGTGTATTCGCAAGTGGAACATCGAGGACAAAGGCAAGTCGGTTGATGAACGCAAGCCCATTAAGATTTTCATTAACTCAGATGGCGGCGATCTCAATACCATCATGAACGTTGTTGACATGATTGAGCTGTCTAAGACGCCCGTTATTACGATTGCGCTTGGCAAGGCGTATAGTGCCGGTGGTCTGCTCCTGATGGCAGGTGATACGCGGTACATTTTCAAGAATACGAGTTGCCTGATTCACGATGGTTCGTCTGGCATTTACGGTACGACAGGCAAGATGTTGGACAACCTTGAGTTCACGAAAGGGCTTGAGAAGCGTATTCGAGATTATATCATTACGCACACGAGTATTCCGGGCGATCTGTACGACAGTAATTATCGTCGTGATTGGTTCTTGTTCTCGGATGAGATGATTCGCTACAACGTCGCGGATGAAATCATTGAAGACATCGACCTAATTTGAGGTAGATATGGCGAAGAAGAATACGACTATGAATATCGGCGAGGCTCCGATTACGCTTAATGAGCATCCTTTTTACGGGCTGAAGCTGGATAAAGATCAGGAAGCGTTCCGCGATGCTATCTGGGATGAAAGTAAGCGTATTGTGTTTTGCAATGCGAAAAGCGGTTCTGGTAAGACGCTGATTGCTACGGCTACGGCGAACCTGCTTTGTGCGCACAGATTGTATAGTGGCATCGTGTACGTTGCCGCGCCCACGCAGGAGCAGAAACAAGGCTATCTTAAAGGTACTATTGAAGAGAAGTCTGAACCGTATTTCGAGCCTTTTTATCAGGCGCTTGATAAAATCGGGGTTAACCTGAATACAGCATTCATGGATGGTGGTCAGAACGAGAAATGCGGCATGGCTTACATTGAGTGTGTGACGCACACATTTCTGCGCGGCGTGAACTTTGAAAACAAGGTGGTTATCATCGACGAGTCGCAGAACTTTTATTATGACGAATTGAAAAAGGTTCTGACGCGAATTAACGACAACTGCAAGACTATCGTCATTGGGCATGACGGTCAGATAGACCTCTACTCGAATCCTGAGCGTAGTGGGTTTGTCGGTTACATGGATTGGTTCGATGGTGACTCACGTGTTGCGGTCTGCAAATTAACGAAAAATTATCGCGGGTGGGTCAGCCAGCACGCAGATGATTTTGACTTTGCGGCGATGTACGACAAGAATTAAAAAAAACTAACTATTGTTGAGGTAATTTTAATATATGAAGAAACTTTCTGTAGATACTATGAAGAAATATATGAAAACAAAAGAAGTTCCGAAGTATGTCAAAGTACACTACGAATTTGATGGTGCGGAGTTCGATGTTGAAGTGCGCACGAGCCTGTCATGCGCGGAGCAGTCGGCTTTTATCAGTCGCGTTCTTGCCGGATGCTTTGATGACAGTGGCAATTTCCGGCCTGAGTATTTCGACCCGATGTTCCACGCAACCGTGCTTCAGATGATGACTAACGTGCCGCCGATTCCGATTCGCGGAGCTGCTGGTGATGATGGCGAAAAATTACTTGACATCGACGCGATGGACGAGCTGTATGATGCGCTTTCGCTTGAGAGTGACGAATCAACGGATGATTTTTGCGGCTTCATTTGGTATCTGTATGGCCTTTGTGACAATGCTGCGGAATATCGTCGTGCACGCAATCTGGCCAATAACGGCGTGACTGGCGACTTGTCTGCCATTGTTAGTGGTGCACGTCGTTTTGTTGAGTCCCTTGTTGACAAAGTGGATAGCGTGGACACAGAAGAACTGCTTGCGTATGCTGGCAAACTGTCTGAGCTAACACATGGTGTTGATGCTGAAGGTGTGGCGGACGCAATGCTTCGTCTGTACAAAGCGGAGGAATCTGAATAACAACTGCCGCCTGTCGCCAGCGGCCAATAAGAGTGCGACTTGCTTACGATTGCCGCCCGACTGCGTGCGGCATACAAGTGCAGCCTTGCAACGGGAGCGCCATAAGGCGCTCCCACATTTTTAACATAAGGTGGTGGGTGCTACGAATATCAAAGAGGCGCTTGCTTATGCAAATAAGCAATTAAAACCTAAAATTGACTCCGCGCTTTCCAGAGAGGTATATCAGGTTGTCGTAGATGTAGAAGCATTCTCCATCAATGAAAATGTCTACGATACATATAGACCTATCATGTACGAGCGACGTGGCGACATGGGAGGTCTTGCTGACAAGGGGAACATCGTTATGAAGGGCGGCAAAGCCACGAATGGTATGCTGCGCGTTGTCAATATAACTGATCCTAATCCGGGCGGCGCGCTTAATCGAGATCGCGTTACGGTCGGCAAGAGTTTACCAGAGCTGATTGAGTACGGCAATAACAACCGGTGGGGCTATAAATACGATTTCCAGTCCAAAGGTGCGTACATGAAGCCAAGGCCGTTTACTGAGGCTACGATTCGTCATCTTCGATACGTTGGCTCTCATGTTTTGGCTCTGCAAAATGGTCTAAAGCGTCAAGGTGTCAAGTCGAGAATAACTGGCAACTCTGATGAAAATCTAGACGATTTATTTTTCTAATAAGGTGGTGATTTAATGAGCGATGAATTGGAAGTTGTCGTAACAAGTGTACTTGAGGCAGATGAAGAAGCGTCATCAAGACGGATAGCAGCACAACTGCCAAGCATCTCCGACAAGGTAAATCAGTCAAGCAAAATCAAAGTCGGAATCGCGCTTGACGATAGTGCAGTTAGTGCGCAGGCAGGTGCATTTGTACAAAAAATCAATCAAAAGGTCGCCGCCAATAAAGTCGGCGTCAAGTTGGGGCTAGACAAAGAGTCGATTGCAAAATTGCAAACGGAACTTGGTAGCCTGCACGTCGATTCGTCAATTACGAATAGCATGGTCGAGCAAATCGACAAGATGGGCATTCGTATTGATAGAGTTAGTGGTAGTTGGAAACAGGTAGCTGATAGTGAACGACAACTTTTAGCGTTAACAATTCAGGGGGCAGATGAGACTGGTAAGGCTGTTTCTTATTTGCAGACGTATGATGCGGAAACACAAGAAATCAGCACAACGATGACAAACGTTACGCTCAATTTGGAGCAACAACGTAAGTCTGCTGCGGCATTAGCCAAGCAGATCGAAAGAGACAACCAGTCTCGCTTGAATTTTCTATCAAAACAGCAAATTGAGATAAATAAAATCAATGCTTCTTACACTGGCCAGAGTTCTCAGAAACCGATTGTTGACCAGATGAGACTTGAATCGTTTGGTGCTAAGGTTACAGAAATCAATAACAAAATTGCTGCACTTAAAGCTGCAAGCGGTGCACTGAGTGGAGAGCAACAGAGAGAGATCGTCGAACTCATTGCCAATGCAAAAGCGCTTGGTGAAGCGTATCGTACATTAGAGCGCGCTCCGACAAAGTTGCGCACGAAAGATGTCGTGACGATTCGAGATGAGGAATTGTCCAAGTTAGATGCCTATAAAGCAAAACTCGCAAATGTGGGCAATTTGACGCAAGATTTTGCATCCAGAATTGATAGGCTTCATAACGAGCTGAGTGGGGCTTCGGATGGAGCCGCATTGACAAAATATCTTAATCAATTTAGCACTCTGAGTGCTGAGGTCAAGAGTTTTGATGCTCAGGTCGCTGGCGTTATTCAGAAATACAATTCCTTGCTTTCAGCTCGTGGCAGAGCTACGCAAATAAGCAAGAAGATGGCTAGAACGAGTCATGGGACTGAAGAGTATCAGATTATGGCAACGGAGCTGGCTCGTGTTGAAGCAGAGCAAGCAAAAATTACGCAAGAAATCATGACTCAAGCTCATCTTGTACCAGAAGTCGTTGCTGCTGCAAAAGCACGCTCACAGCATGACGAAAAGATTGTCCAACAAAACTATGAACTCGCTGTTGCAGAAGGCAGAGTAAAAGATGCTGTTACGGTTATCAATAACGAAATGGCGTCAATGCCTCAAAAAGTTGCAGAACTTCAGGCACGGTTTTCGGCTCTTGCAAATCCGACTACGAGTCTCGCTACTAATATAGCAAAGTTTAAAGAGCAAATCGCTTCTGTAAATGGTAACGATGGACAAGATAAAGTCATTGCTTATGAAAAACTTCTTCAAATTTTAGAGAACTGCACGTCCGAGGTAACACATCTTGAAAAATTGTCGAGGCTTGATGTTGCGGATTCTCGTTTTGAGTCTGGGCTTGCAAAAGCAAAGCAAGACCTAATCGCAATTGAAACAAAGTGGAGTGCACTTAAAAACGACCCCGGTCTTAATGCACAGCTCAATCAGTTGAAAGTCAGCCTTGGTCGCGTAAATAGCCAAGCCGATTTCTCAAAGTGGAAAGCGCAACTTAGCGCATTCCGCGCTGAGGTAAAAGCTGCTGGTAAAGATACGCTGTCACTTGGTGATGTTTTCAAGAACAACCTCACTAAGGTTTCTCAGTGGATTGGCGCAACGACGATTATCTTTAAGACGTGGCAAACGCTCAGAGAGGGTTTCGATGTTGTTAAAGACCTCGACAACGCGCTTATCGATCTCAAGAAGACTACACACGCGACGGAAGAGCAGTATCGCAGTTTCTATTATACGGCGAACCATACTGCTAAGGAACTCGGTGCGTCTACAAAGGACATCATTCAGCAGACAGCAGACTGGGCACGTCTGGGGTACTCGCTTGACGAGGCGTCTACGTTGTCACGGAACTCTGCTATTTTCTCTGCGGTGTCTGAAGATCTTGATTTGACCGAGGCAACTGATGGTCTTGTCAGTATGCTGAAGGCGTTCAAGGAGTTGGACGTTAACGATTCTCTTGACGGAATTATTTCTAAGATAAACGAAGTCGGCAACAATTTTGCTGTATCGAATGCTGATATTGTTGATTCACTTACTAGATCGTCATCCGCAATGGCTGCGGCCAATAACACGTTTGAGCAGACTGTCGCGTTGGCTACTGCGGCTACGGAGATTACGAGAGATTCTTCGCAGGTCGGCAATGCCTTGAAGACGATTTCTATGCGCCTGAGAGGTTACGACGAGGAAACTGAAACATATTCTGATGACCTCAAGGAAATCACAGGCGATATTGCTAACTTGACGAAAGTAGCAAGCAATAATAATCAGGGAATCAGCTTGTTTGAGGCCGACGATCCAAACACTTATCGTTCTACTTATGATATTCTGAAAGATATTGCAGATATCTGGAATGAAATCAGCGATAAAAATCAAGCGCAGTTGCTCGAAAAGCTATTCGGCAAGCAACGCGCCCAGGTCGGTGCGGCACTTATCTCAAACTTTAAGCAGGCAGAGAAGGCTATGGACGCTATGGCTGGTTCTGCTGGTAGCGCATCAAAAGAGCTGGCGCGTGCTCAAGATTCCATCGTATTCAAGTTGAATGCGCTGAAAGAAACTTGGGTTGGTGTCGCTCAGAATCTTTATGATACGCGAACGATTAAGAATGTAATTGACCTCTTGACGGATATGTCTGGCGTTATCCAGACAATCACGAAGAGCCTTGGAACGCTTGGCACGGTATCTGCCGGTGTCCTTGGTGTTCAATTTATTCGTTCTGTGGGTAGACCCAAAATGACGGGTTCTCATGATGTGCCCACATATGCTCTGGTGGTGACACGGAACGAGCTTGCAGCGTGAGTTGCAAGTGAGGGAGCATTGGCAAAACAGCCGAAATTGGCCGAAAGGCGGGTGGTTTTGTAATTCCACTCCGGGAACCGAAAGGAATCCGCAGCGAAGCTCATGTTCGCATGAGAACGTTCAGAGAGTATAATGGCTGCACGGCTCAATGAGTCGTGAAGGGGTATTCCAAATCAGCGCGAAAGCGTAAAAATTACAGGCGGGTCACGCCGTCGACCAAAATAGTGACACACATACTATAGTGAGCCTCTGAAGCAGTGCTTCACAAACGCACGAGCCGTCTGCTGGAACAGACGGCTCACAAATTAGCAGAGAGACGTTGCTGGGAACAACATTTCTCTGAATGCCTGATGAGCCATCTGTTGCCGCAGGTGGCTCATCTAAATAAAGGATAGGTGTAACTGGTGGTATTGAACGATGCGTATGATGCAAGCGTGTTTGACAAAAGCGTTTGTGACGGGTATGAATCTGCATGGGCAGAATTTGAGAAGTTGGTTGAGATCGGCGTTGCATCTAAACGCGGATGCCAAATAGCATCTATATTAGAGAACGCGATTCGCAGCAATACAGATATGAAATGTCTTGACTTTGTGCGTTAGACGTGTCAAAATATTGAAAGTGCAAAATGTTATTCTAGAGGTGGCATATATGTTGAAGGATGAATATAAGTGGTTCTTGGATAATTATGCCGACTTATTTAAAAAGTACGGAGATTCTTTCCTTGCAATAAAAGGGAAGACAGTGCTAGGATCATATCGTTCTTATGCTGAAGGTGTTAGGAAGACTTCTGAGAAAGAGAAGATTGGAACTTTCATTATTCAAAAATGTAACGGTGATGAATCGGCATATACGAATTATATTTCGTCAATTTGTTTTGGGTAAGTGCGCAATTAAAATAATCTCATCTAGAGATATAGAGAAGAAGTGAGAATATGGGAATAGCCCCGTCTGTTGTCTATCGAGCATTTACACTTGAATATACTGGAAAGAGTAATCGGTTGATGACTCCTATTACTATTTCAAGTGCTGATGGCTCAGTTGATGGTATTGCTCTCTGGGACACTGGTGCAACAACGACTTGTATTTCTGAGTCCGTAGTGGAACGGCTGAATCTTGTCCCAACTGGAATGATGGATATTCGCACTCCATCAAGTACAAAGACAGTTAATACTTATTTGGTGAATGTCGGACTCCCTAATCACTTAAATGTAAGCGATGTCCCTGTGTGCGACACTGATATTGGTAAACAAGGTCTTGATATGCTTATTGGTATGGATATCATTATGTTTGGTGATTTCTCTGTGAGCAATTTTAATAATAAAACAGTGTTCACATTCAGGATACCATCCAAAGAAAAGATGGACTTTGTCCCGCAGGCAAACATTGACAACGCCATTGGTGCTACTCATGGAAAGGGCAAATCAAAGCGTAGAAAAGGCTCGAAATAATCTATCAAGAGTGTGTTAAGCCCCTTGCTTATAGCAAGGGGCTTTGTGTTAATTGAAGTGGTTGACCAATCAAACATAATAATGGTATAATGGATACGCAAGACGGTATGTAATAACAAAAATCTCGAAAAATCCCACTTTTGTATTGACAATTTATAAAAAAGTTGTAGGTTATGGTTGTAATACTTAAATAAGGGGGATCCGCGATGATTTTGGTCGATGCCTGCTCTAGCAAAGTTGTTGACAAAATGAATGCCAGTATTCTACCCGAGATGAGACTCACGCGATGTGAACATAAATTCAAAATGTACTCTAATCTTGTTGTTGCATTTATGTTTGTTGCTCCCGTTACTTTATCTTTGTTGTGTTCGCTGTTGAACTTGAACAATAATACTGCTCAATCATGGGTAGAAGGGGGCATTACTGTTCTTGTTATTCTTGTTGGTATTTTTCTTTTGTTTTGGCAATCTGTATACGACGAGGCAAGGACGGAGTTGCAAGGAGCCGAAAAACATCTACAAGATGCATATGATTTTTTTATGTCAACAGCGATTACGATGTTTAAGAAAGTAAAAGACGGAGACGCCTCTTTTGAATCTCTGGCAAATGCGTGCGCAAGCGGCATTGTAAAAAGCTGCCAGCACCGTTCCGGTTCTAACGGGTTCGCCGTGTACATTTATGAATATGATAAAAAGAATAGAACTGTAAAGATGGTCGCTGCTAGTCAAGATGAAATGGTCGATACGTTAATGGATAATCCTCTGTTTCTATACGGATTATTTAAGCCTGTGTTTATTGATGATCCTCTTATTAAAGACTACTATTTCACTTATTGTTTGCGAGATGGCAAAAAGAAGTATATTCTAGACACATGGGAAGATATGCTTATAAATTATTATTGGGCAGGTTGGAACGAGTTAGATAAAAATGAGTATATCGAAAATGTAGACAAAGAGGCTTGTCGGCACGCAGATTTCTTTTATAATCAGTATATGGCGATTCCGATTATCAATCATAAATCAGGCGCTAATGGGTTGATCGAAATTATTGCTTATTATGATGCTGTTATAGACTCCCCACAAAAGATTAAAAAAGAATTTTCACAGTTGTCAGAAGCGTATAGAAAAATGATGCGCGTTGTATACGAAATTACAGATATTAAAGAGGAGGTGTATCAATGAAAAGACGTACAAGATCAATGCCTAATGGGAGCAGTAAAAGTCGTTCTGTGAAAGTTGTTTCTCCGGTCGGACAAACTCGTAGTGGGTATAAGATTTTTGTTAATATGGACGTCACTGATGAACAACTCCGAGCGGTTAAGGCGCGGCAAGTAGAATCTGCAAGGACGTTGGCAGACATCCAGAGAAACTATGATAGGTTGTCAGGAAATGCTCAAAACGCGAAGATGAAAGCCTATGGAAGTTCTGATTAACATTTAGAAAACACAAACAAAAGGCGAGGCCGTTTGGCCTCGCCTTCGTCATATCAAAACTTGCTACCACAATTATTGCATTTCCACGTCTTTCCACAATCGCCAAGTCCATAAATTCCAACCAGCGCTATTTTTGCAGCCTTCTTCATCGTGGTCAGTCGCGTGAGATTTTCAGAGCCGCAGATGGGGCATTTGGGAACGTGCTTGGGACGTGTCGCAACATTGCCTGTGTTCTGAGGAAAGTAATAGTTTTCAATGCCACCAACGCTTCTAAAATACTCTATACTTTCTTCCGATTCCGGGAACATATTGGCGTAGTTGGACTTGTATTTAGATAGGCTGGTGTCTAATTGCGACTTGTCAAAATAGTTTTCAAAAGCATACCGTGCAGCAACAAAGTCTGATAATGTACAGGCAGATGCTTTCCATTTCGCTGGCCACCATGTTTCTACTTTGAGATTGTCCCATTTTATTTTGTCATATTCTTCGTTCGTCATATTTAATTCCGCATAACAGACGTTGCATTCACAGCTTTCTGCCGAATCTACCGCCTCTGGGTTTGTCAATAATTTTCTTTTTTCAGAGATTGAACTGCATGCTTTTATTGTTGCACATTTGGGGCAAGCAACAATTTTCGGCGAATATTTGCAGTTTGGACAACTTGGCGCACTTTTCCAAGGAATGCCGCAATTTGGGCAGACATTTCCCTGAAGCCGTTTCTTCATATTGCGAATTGTATCTTCGAATGCCATCGATTCACCTTCTTTATTTTAGTTATTTAGATTACCATATTTTCTTGTATATGTCAACTCGCACATTAGTTTGAATCAATATAATGTTTGGTCGGCATTATGTTTGTATGATTTGGCATCGTTCAAAGTTCTGCGACAAGCAAAGCAAGAAATTGAAGCGTTAAATAACGAATATGAGAAGCAACAGGCGGCAAGCGCAAACACTCTAGGAGGCAACGAAGATAATATCGTCCAGTTTCCAGGTGCGTCGGAACCAGAATTGGACGATGGCAAGATCAATGCATATACGGATGCTTTAGCGGGATTATCCGAAAAGCAAAGAGATGTTTTGCTTGGGCAATCGGCACTTACTAATGAAGAAAAGGCTGCTGTCAGTCAAAGACTAAAAGCAACTCAGACGATTACCGAAGAAGGCATTGCGCTTGCCGCTCAAAAACTTAATACGGATGCGGACACGTTAGCGTCAAAGCTAAATTTGGATGCTAAGAAGAAATATACTCAGGCTGAAATAGAGGCTGCTATTCGAACATCTGAGTTTGGGCGCGCGTTAACTGAGGAAGAAATTCGCCAACGCGCCGCAGAAATCACTACAAGAAGTCACGCTGCATCTCTTAAAGAGTGGGCTGGCAATATGGCACTTGCTGTTAAGGCCGCTGCAAAGAACTTCATCAGTAGTCCTATAGCTATCATTTCCGCCATCACGACGATAGCCTCTGTCGGCATCAATGCGATTCGCAATGCTCAAGAGAAAGCAAAACAAGCGGCCGAGGAAAACGAGCAAAAGGTCAATGACGTTGCCAGCGCTGCGAACGATCAGCGTGAACAACTGAACGACCTTATTGCGCAGTACAGCAAACTTGCTTCTGCCGGTGATTTTGATTCGTCCTCTCGTGAGCAAGCCCGAAGCATCCAAGACCAGATCACAGAGTTGGTTGGCTCTCAAGCGAACAACCTTGACCTTGTGAATGGCAAGTTAGATGACGAGGTTTCCAAGCTCAAAAATATCTCTGCTGAACAGGCGAAACAGAATGCAAATGCGCTTCAGACGAAGGTGGAAAGTGCCACAAACAAGTACAATCAAGGTGCTCTTACTGAGGGCGCTGGCACTAAAACGATTGACAATCCGTATTCTATGGGAGCGGATATCGAGCTTGCAAATAGCAAGGCTCTGAATGAGGCACTTAAAGAAGCTAGTTATTCTGGAAGCGCTCTACTGGATGTCAACAACAAGATTGACGTGAGCTGGGCGGCAATGAACAAAGATGCGGCCGGTATGGTCGATATCTATAAAGAAATTCAAGATACGCTTTTAAGTTCGGATGAATGGCGTAGCACGGATGAGAGCGAGAACTCTCAGCTCTTGAATGACATCCAGAGCAAAATTGATCTCTATCAAAGTATCGTTGATGAGTATAATTCGGCGGTTGCAAATCAGATGCAGAATGATGCTGTCATTGAAATATCTGATATGCTCAAGGAAGCGACGGTCAATTCTCAAGAGACGTTTGATTCTTTTGTTGCGTCTATCAACAACATGGAGGGCGCGTCAGATCAGTATAAGCAATATCTGACTGAAGTGGCCAATCAGACATTCCCGCAATATGCCGATGCGGCTCAAAATGCAACGAACGCGACTGACTCCTTCAGCGCTGCCATGTCCACCGTCAAGGATGTGATGAGCGAGGCATCGTCTACGTCTGTTGATGCTGCGAATAAAGCTGAGGCAGATGCTATTAGAGAAGAAACTGCTGCGCTTGAGGCATCCAATGATGAACTTCAAAAGCATATTGATAACCTGCAAAATGCCAATGATAAACGCAGCACTCTTGCGATTTCGAACTACACAGCCGAAATCGCAAAGAACAATGCGGCGATTGCTGAGAATAACCGGCTGTTGAATAATATGCCGAGTCCGTGGTCTGGTATCCTAAGCACTTTTGACACATGCTCTGGCGTACTTGAGCAAATTGCGTCGATTCAGAATGAGGTCGCAGATGGGTTCACAATCTCTGCTGACAAGGCGCGTGAGTTTGCTGAGGCGTATCCTGAGATTCTTGCGAATGCAACCGTATCCGCTGATGGGCAGGTGACGTTGAATCAGGGCGTCGTTGATGCGTTTATCAGCGGCAAACAAGAACAGGTTAATGCGGCCATTGATGCGGAGATTGCAGACCTTCAGGCTAAGAAAGCATCTCTTGAAGGCAAAATGGCGTTTGCTCAGGCAGAACTTGAAATTGCACAAAATGTTGGCGAGGGCGAGGGGCAAATTTCCAAGGAAGTCGCTGAGTATCGTATCAATACCGGTAACATAATGGCTCAAGCACTCATTGACAACGGAGTACAAGAAGCAGATGCATGGCGTCTTGCGGCTGCTGCTATGGCTCAAAACACGGAAGAGTTTGACCGTGTGGCGATGGAAGTTTGTACGGATGTCAATGGGAATTTCAACGCTGCTGCTTATAACGCGGCGCAGTCCATTTATCAGAACATGGCGTCTGGTAAGTCGAGCGTAGCATCTTTTGCAAAACAGTGCCATGAAGCTGCAAAGGCTTTTGCCGGAATTGGCAGTGGCGAAGAAAGAGGTATGGACGCTGTAGTCGGTGGAGCGACAGGCGCTGTATCTGGCAAGTCGATTGATCTCAACCTGACGAGTGGAAGTTTTGACGGAACTAATTACACCTATAAGGCTACCCAAACGTCGCTTGATGATTTCACCTCAGACTTGAAACTTGATATTTCAAAATATCAGCAACAGATTGCTCAAATTGATTCTCAGATTGCGCTTCTTGAATCTCTGAAGAATAAACCACTTGGTAGCTATGGCAACTCTAGTGGTAGCGGTGGCTCAAAAGGTGGTTCTGGTGGAGGATCTAGCTCTAGCACTAAAGAGGTTGAGGAATACATCGCCAGCATTGACGAGTATCGTGAGGCTTTGGAACGTCTTGCTCGTACTCAGGCAAAGGTTGATGAGATTCAGCAGAAAATCAATCTCTCAGACAATCTCGAAGAGCAGTTGCTCATGCAACAGGTGCTCATTGGAGCATACGAGCGTGAGCAGGATGCGCTTGTCAATCTGAATAATCAGCGCAAGAAAACGCTTGCATCCGGTGCAGAGGAACTGCGCAACATGGGATTTGCGGTTGAGTATAACGCAGAAAAGAACGAGTTCTTTGTGGAGAACATGGAACACGTCAACGACCTTGTTGCGGACAGCGCGGGTGATTTTGACACGCTGCAAGAGGCGACGAACGATCTCCGCAAGAGCACCGAAGAGCACATAAAGACGCTCGAAGATCTGAATAAGTCTAATCAGGATAGCGCGAATGATTTTGCCGACCTCAAGACGAAAATCAAAGATGCTCGTGAGGAAATCCAGAATCTCCTTGAGACGATGGTCAAGAACAAGTCTGAGGCCGTTGACTCCATTCAGGAAGTGTACGAGACGCTGCACAATGCGGCTGATGAGTACGCTAAGAGCGGGTATATCGCAATCGACACCCTGCAAAGTATCATCGATCTTGGTATGGAGTACGTCGCCTATCTTATGGATGAGAACGGCAACCTTGTCATCAACGAGGAACGCATCAAGAAAGTCATTGCGGCGAGAACGCAGCAGATGGCGGTCGAGACGGCGCTCACTTACGTCGAATCGCTGAGAATCGCAAAGCAAAACGACGATGTAGAGACGATGAATCGGTTGCTGAATGCGACTGAGGAAACAACGAACGCAACGTGGGGATTGGTATATGCGAACCTCAGTATGCTTGACCTCACGGAGGAACAGCGCAAGGCAGCCCTCGCCAATATCAATGCACTCCGTGCTCTAGCTGACAGTGCGGTTGATAGCATCGGCAAATCGTCGGATGCCTTGTCGGACAACCTGAACAACATGAAGGACGGGCTAGACAGCATCTTAGATTATGTCATCAGTATGTTGACGCAACAAATCAATGACCAAATTGATTCCCTGAATGACATGAAGGACGCCTACTCTGAGATAATTGATCTCAAGAAGGAATCTCTAGAGGCTTCTAAAAATGAGAATGATTATCAAAAAGATATCTCCGATAAGATGAAAGAGATGGCGAAGCTCCAAGCTCGTATTGACATCTTGTCTCTGGATGATAGCCGGTCTGCGCAGGCGGAGCGTGCAAAGTTGATGGAGGAGATGCAAAACCTTCAGAGCGAAATGTCCGAGAAGCAGGCCGACCATGCACGTGAGGCGCAGGAGAATGCGCTTGACAAGATGAACGAAGCGTATGGCAAGGAAAAGGACGAGGAAATCAAAACGCTTGAGGAAAGTATCTCGTCGTATCAGAAGAAGTACGACATGGCAATAAAGTATATCCAAGAACATTGGGACACGCTTTTTGATGAACTTATCAACTGGAACACTGAGTACGGCAACGATCTGAACGAGACTGTCGTTAAGGCGTGGGAGAATGCGCTTGAGGCAGTCAAGAAATATGGCAACTATGTTGATGCTCTTGACCAAGTGAATAAGGACATCGAAAAGAACGATTCTTCTGGCGATGGGTCGAATACTACTATCGGTAAAACGGAGTATGACGATCAGTACACCAACGGAGAGAAGGTTCATGCGATTGTTAAGCAGATGAATGCAAACGCAGAAGCATGGCATACTGCTGATGAGGATGAGCGTAAAAGGCTCGCTGATGATAGTGTCCGGTTAGGAAAAGAACTTGAGAAGTATGGGGTATATGTTTATCGTGATAACTCTGGCACTTGGCGTATAAAGGGGACAGATGAAGAACTGTTTGAGAAATACGACAAGTATAAGTACAACAATGGAATCGGAGAACTTGATGAAGTCGAAACTGTCAAGAATGATTCTGGTAAAAAGTTAAAAAACGGTTGGTTTTATAAGGGGCTTGCCGCTTCCGTGCAGCGAATCAATCGTGGTCAGGCTGCGATGTCAAAATTGTCTGGTAACGGCACGTCAAAACTGTATTCGAACGACGCGAATGCTGCTACAAAGTATGTTTCGACCGACAACAGTCAGACGGTTAATATCGTATTTGGAGATACGAATATCACGAACGCCGACCAGAATACGGTTGAGCAACACGCGAAGGTTACTGAGGATCAGGTCAATCAGATTGCTAAGATTCTTGGTGTTAGAAGGTAGTAAGATGCGGGAGCGCCGAATGGCGCTCCCGTTTGCGTAATCCAGTGAAAGGATGGTTGAATGTTTAGGACTTACGATTTTTCTTTCGCGGGTTATCCGGCAAGTATGTATGGGCTGTTTGTTGCCGATATCGGCAACAACAAAATGGCCGATGAGAGTTTTGGCAACAAAGCAAATATTGTTGAACAGCGCATTGCTAACCGGATAACACCGCTTCATTTTGGCGTCAAGTATAATGAGACGCCGCTTCAATTTGATCTGATTTTTGGTAGCGATCATTTACTGGACAAATATGAATGTCAAGAAGTGTCTAAATGGTTAACCGGGCATCAGGATTATCAGTGGCTCTCTATTGACCAACCAGACCTCGATGACAAACAGTTTCGGTGTTTGATTCAAGAACTGATGCCAATCAGTATTCGTGGGCTTGCAAATTCGTTTAAGGCAACTGTTATTTGTGATTGTCCATATGCTTATGGATTGCCTTTTGATGATAATTATACTGTAAGAGGCACATCCAATATCATTTATTATAATGATGGCAGTTGTAGGGAACTTATGAAGCCGCATATCACGATTACGCTGAATGCTGGATGCACGGAATTTTCTATTGATAATAAGACAACTGGAAAAAAATTTGAATTATCTGGACTTCCCGGCGACGCTATGACGATAGACGTCGATAACGAAAATTGCATTATGTCCGAAAGAACCGGAAGCGTCAATATTTATAATTATTTTAATTTTAATTTTGTTGGGCTTGCCAGCGGAGATAACGAAATGATTATAACAGGCGACGCAGATGTTCGCATACAAGGGCGTTTCCTTTATAACGTGGGGGCGTGATATGCAACACCATTTTCAAGAAAGGTAGGTGAGGCTGATTGTATCTAAACTATTCAAAGATAGAGTTTGATAAAGCCGGTTATCCCGAACAGCCGATGTTGCAGTTGCGCACGTTGTCCGGCATTAAGCAAGGCGCAATCCCGTTCGCCTACAATGTCAAATTCGATATCAAATATGCGGAACTGAGCACACTCGAATTTGATGTCCCGTATTTTGTAGACGGCGTTGTCAATCCGGTCTATAAGAAATTAAACGGGTATGCTGAGGTCTATACAGATCACTACGGTATTTACGTGCTTATGTCGCCGAAAATCTCTGGTGACGGCGTATCGGAAATCAAGCACGTTACTGCGTATTCTATTGAGCAACTGTTTGAGCGCAAGCGAATCTTCTTAGAAGAAGGGACGTACAATTTCTGGAATCCTGCTTCGCCTGACGATACAGTCCTTGGTCGTGTGCTTGAGCTTGACCCAACGTGGCGCGTCGGATACGTTGACCCGAAGTTTATTGGGATGTATCGCACGTTCGATGAGTACGAGAATGACGGCTTGACATTTGTTTACAATGACGTGCCTGAAAAATACGGTTGTACTATTGTGGTTGACCCGTATGAAAAAACGCTTAATGTATATGACGCATATACGAGCAGAGGCACGCTACCTATCTATCTCAGCTATGAAAACCTCGTGAGCGAGGTTGGCGTTGACGAGCTGTCGGATGATATTGTGACGAAGCTCCATGTGTATGGCAGTGATGATATGTCTATACGTGAGGTAAACCCTACCGGCGCTGATTACATTGTTAACCTCGATCACTTCATTTCTCGCGGCGATTTGGATATTGAGATTGATGGAGTTAAACTGTCTGATAAGGTTAAGTCGTGGCAGAAGGAGATTAAGGCGAACCAGCATTACTATACCGGTCTTGTGGCGTTGCGTGCCTCTGAAACTGCTCAGAAAATCGCGTATGAGACGGAATTGACCGAACTGAACGGCGAAATGGATACGCTGAAGGCGCAACAGAATGTGATTATTCAGGCGTTGGCACTTGAGACTACGGACGCTGGAAAGCAATCGCAACAAGCGCAACTCGACGATGTGAACAAGAAAATCGCTACAAAAGAGGCAGATGTCGCAAGTTGCGAGGCAGAAATTAAGGAAACAAAAACTCGTATTGAGAATTATGCTTCTGAGATTGCGACTATCAGCAAAACGCTTTCTATGGAGCAGTGCTTCACCGAGAAAGAAATGTCCGCGCTTCGGCCTTATCTGATTGATGAGACGCTGACAGAAGAAACGTTTGTTGCTACAGACATTGACGCTAAAGCGTCTGGTGCGTTTCAAAGCATTACGGGCACGATTGCAATTTCTGAGAGTGATGTTGCGCGAGTGGATATGACGCAACCGTATACAAAGCAGTTATATACGCTGACAGGCGGCAAGTTGGAGATCGCAAGCGTACAGATTTCGGCGACGATTATTCGAGGTACGATTGATGTTACTCCTAGTGATAGTACGTTTGTGCTGTCTCTGTATCTTGGCGACGTTGTTTATGGGAAACACGATTTCGCAAGCGGAATGCTTACAATGTCGGGCGATTTTTCACAGTTAAATAGTGATGTCGTGGACGTTACAGAGAACGAAATCACAGAGCATAAAGGACATTCGGTTTCAATTACGACGGCAAATTGCCAGTCTTTTTTTACTGTTAACGTAAGTGAATATCAGCAATATGTTATCGCCGAAGAACTGTATGATTTCGGGGCAGATTCGCTGAATGATTCTGCGTATCCCGTATACGAGTTCTCACTGGGCAGCGGTAACTTCTTGTTTGCTAAAGAGTTTGCTCAGTTTCGCAATGCGCTTGAACTTGGTAAGGGTGTTCATTTGAGTCTTGGTAGCGAAGGGCATCTCGTGGCGAACATCATTGGCGTGTCTTTGGACTTTGATGACAAATCGTCTTTGTCGTTGACGTTCTCGACGAAATTCCAAAAGCATAATGGCGCTCAGGCGCTACAAGACATTCTGCAAACATCATATAGCGCTTCGCGCAGCTTCGATGCGTCGAAGCATTTATATAACCTCACGGCGGGACAGGCTAGTGAGGTTTCAAATTATATAAATGGTACGCTTGACGCTTCTGTGAATCGTATTGTTGGCGCGTCGAATCAGTCTGTCAATATCAGTGGAGCTGGTATTGAGGTCGGAAGTGATAAATATCAACTGCGCATTGTGGACAATATGATTGCCATGACGGATGACAAATGGCAGACGGCAAAACTTGCTATCGGGCGATTTGCAACGCCGGAGACTGGTGAGCAGTGGGGTGTCAATGCAGAGTTGCTTGCTGGTAAACTTATCATTGGAAACAACATGATCCTTGAGAATCCGAAGGTGGATGCGCAAGGTTTGCCGACTGGCACGATGCAGTTCAAGGTGGATTCGACCGGCGTGTGGCTAAATAACAGCACCATGATTCTGCAAAAGGATAATGGCGGTCGAATGATCCTTGATTCTGACTACGGCATCATGGCGGGAACTGATCTTTTGTTTACCACGAATGGCACACAAGTAACCCCGTCGTTCATTGGTGATGACGGAGACATTGTTTATGATGATATGGGTATGCCGAAGAACGCGAACTTCTTCTTGGACATCAACGATGGAAGCGCGTTTTTCCGTGGTAAGGTTGATGCTGAATCAGGTCACATTGGTGGCTTCACGATTGAAGAAGACTTTTTGGAAGCTGGCTCCAATATGAACTATGTCGGCCTTAATGGTTCAGGCAGCAATCAAAACAGTTTGTATGCATTTTGGGCTGGTGCAAAAGAACCGGAGAAAGCAAACTTCTGGGTTAAGAAGGATGGCACTATTTACGCAAAAGAGGGTCAATTCATTGGCACTATGAGCGGCGTTCTTGATGGCGATCTGATTGCGAACCAACAAAATGGCTCATGGGTCATCGGGTGCGGATTAAAAGTAAATGATGGCAGATTCTTGGTCGAGCAAAATGGCGATGTAGTTATTGCTGGAGGCGTAAACATCTCCGGTGCTGGTTCGATTGATGCGCATTCAGTGTTGTATAAATCCGACGAGTATGGTGGATTTTGTTGCGATGATAGAAACAACGGTGTGGCGACTACGCATGGTGCGGTTATGTACAGCAAAGATGAATCCAGTTATCTTATGGCTACTAATGCAAGCGCATATATCAAATCTAACGGAGAATATATGGCCGTCGCAGGCAGTGGAGTAACTGTAAGCAAACCTGTCAGAACGGTTGCAGATAAGCGCTTGGCATCGAATGTATCGAGTAATCTTGCGAAGTATGATGCGTTTTATAACGCTCTCGCTCCTAGCTCTTTTAAATTTAAGAGCGATGAGAACGGAAGTACGCATATCGGGTTCTCCGCACAAGATGTTGAAACGGCTTTGAAAAGTAATGGGCTGACGCTCGGTGATTTTGCTGGCGTTTCTAAGTGTGCAGGCTCAACAGACGTTCATTCTGATTATACGGATCAATACTATCTTCGTTACTCGGAATTTATTGCGCTGAACACGTACCAAATCAAAAAACTTATGGAGCGAGTTACGGCTCTGGAAGAAAAGACATGATACATCAGGGGGAACAATTAGATTGAATAACGATGTGGATATCTTGATTGCTGTTTTGAATACGATGGACGAAATCAGCATTAGTGGCAGAAAAAACATCGAGAACTTTAGAAATTGCGTCATTGCGCTTGAAAAGCTGGTTGCGAGCATGAACGAACGGAATGCAAACAACGTTGACGCATGATATATGGGGGTGACTTCGCTCTTGGGAAGTTGTGTATATAATCAATACACCTTGCCGCAATTTGATTTTATTGGCGGAACGACGCAGAAATATACTATTCCTGTTTCGAGTGTCGCCAATATCTCTGATTCAGAAGCAAAGTCGTACCGTGCCGCTTTTGCTATTGTTAATTATGTGAATAGAGATTGTGCCCCAATCATATCTAAGGAAGCTACATTGGACACGACTGGAAAATTTATCACTATCAGTTTGTCTCCAAATGAGACGCTTAATTTGACTGGGAAATTTGTTTATCAGGTATCTTTACGAAACGAAAATAGCAATAGCGAATATCATGGTCAAGGCTTGCTGATTGTGGCAAGAAATATTGATAGGACTGGAACTGTGCTGAATCCTTATCGGAATAAACCTATTACATGGGGCAATTTGAAAAATGGCTTTAGCAATGATTAAAACAAAAGGTGGTGAGCGCATATGTCTCAGGCATATTTGGGCAGTTTCAATGGGACTGTCACTCCGAATGTGAATATGCTAAAGGTTTTTAAGGAAAATGAAATCGCAGCGAATCCGAATAGTATTTTGAATTACTGCGATATGACGCTCGTGAAATTCGGTATCTCTGCTCCGGCTGGCACGAAAGTGAAAATCAATGGCAGAGAGATCCCTTTGTTCACTGGCATTTTTGAGCTTGGCATGAACCAGCTCGACATTACGTCGCTCGAATTTGAAGAGGCGGTAGATGTGAATATCTACTATATGTATTAAGGCGGTGGGTCAATATGTTTTTTGTGGAAGACCCCAGATGGCGTGACGCACTTGTTGCAGGCGGCGGCTCTGATGGCGTTGCTGCTTTGCAGGCTGAAATTGGGCGTGTAAAAGAAGACTTGAAGAAGAAAGCCGATGGTATCGCTTATGACAGTAAGACACGCAAAGTGCAGTTGAAATCTGGCGACGACCTGATTGGCTCAACAATTACCGTTCCCTCGGATGATTACGCAGACCATATCCATGCTGGTGACGGCGAGGAATGGTCGGATATGGACGAGTCCGGCACAAAAGATGATGGCGAGGAATGGTCTGATATGTAATTGCGCAATCCTCCGCATAGGCGGGTTGCATATATAATCTCAAGAAAGGGGGAGGGATATTTGGGCACGAAGGTTGTTTATAAGCAAGGCTCAAAGCAAACTTATCTTGGGCTTACAAGCCGTCTGAGTAATGCGCTTTACTTTTGTACAGACACAAAAGAACTGTACAAAGGCGATGATCTTTATTCAGATGGCTTGAGATTTGTTGCAAGCATTTCTGCGTTGCCTGAGTTTTCTAAGGCGGCTGACGGTATCCTGTATTACTGTCAGGCCGAGGAAACGTGCTTCGTTTTGAACGAGGCTCGAAATGATTGGCTGTGTCTGTTCCCGCGAGATAGATTCCCGACATTAACAGAAGCACAGGCATGGATTCAAAAATACGATTGTGCAGGTCGAATTATTACCGTGCAAAACGGTGAAGAGTGGACTCCGTACATCGTAAAAAATGACAAGACGCTGTCTCCGTTTCAGTCAGCACCTATTGACATTAAGGTGATTGACGGCGGGACAGCTTTTGTTTAACTAAAATCGAAAGGGGAAAGTTATGTCTGACAAAACGTTGAAAACTACTATTCAATTCAGACGTGATACCACTGAGAATTGGACGGCCAACAAAGACGTCGTGCCTGCCGCTGGCGAGCCTTGCTTCGACAAGGACACGGGCGTGCTGAAGATTGGTGACGGCGTTGCTACGTATGAGAACCTTCCGCGTGTCGGTGGCGTTGCTGCTGCGCACTATGAGGGTGTTAAGGGCGATGGCGAAAGCGATACCGCTGTAATCGAGCGTGTTCTTACTGCCGCTGGCGCTGAGGCGAAAGTGGATGACATTTTCGTTGTCAAGACGCTGATTTCTGACGGCAAGTATTCTTACACCGCGTATGTCTACAATGGCACTGCGTGGGGCGCTATGGACGGCAATTACAATGCTGAGAACGTGTATTTCGCTGATGACCTCACCTATACTGCGGCTATCGGTGTTATGACGGTTCCGTCCTCTGGCTCTGGCACGATTCAGGCCGCTGGCAAGAATGTGAAGGACGTTCTGGCTTCCATCCTTGCTAAAGAGAAGAATCCTGTGGCTTCTCAGCCTGCGGTTGATGTGACCTGCGCGCAGCTTGGCGCATATGAGGTTGGTACGTCTGTGACTCCGGCTTACAAGGCGGCTCTGAGTGCTGGTAGCTACACCTATGGCCCGGTTACTGGCATCACTGCTACCAAGTGGAGCGTGAGCAATGGTACTGACACGAAGGAAACGGCAGAAGGCACGTTTGATGCTATCGTTGTTGCCGACAACACGAACTATGCGATCACTGCGACTGCGACGCATGGAGAGGGCGCTGTTCCTAAGACGAACCTCGGCAATGCGTACCCGGCTGGCAAGATTGCGGCTGGCACGAAGTCTGGCACTGCTTACAAGAGCGCGTCTGCAAGGAGCACCACGAAAATTACCGGCTACCGTAATTCGTTCTATGGCACTCTGACCGAGAAGGACGGTGAGATTAACTCCGCGCTTGTGCGTGGCCTTGCTGCCAAGTCTAATAAGGCTCTTGCAAATGGCAACTCGTTTAACCTTGTGATTCCGGTTGGTGCGAAGCGCGTTATGTTCGCGTATCCTGCGACTCTCCGCGATGTCAACTCTGTGCTTGACGTGAATGGTCTGAACGCTGAGATCAAGTCTGGTTTCACCAAGAGCGTTGTCTCTGTTGAGGGCGCTGCTGGTTATCAGGCGATCGACTATAAGGTTTACGTGTTGGATTACGCGAACGCGAACGATGCGGCGAACACTTATAAGGTCACAATTTGATAGGGAAGGGGGAAAGAATAATGGCTGACTTTGGTAAACTGAATTTCTCTGTTGCTTTCAATCCTACCACTGCGTTCCCGCTGGACGCGCGTTACTACTTTGCGACGCTTGCTGAGGCGCAGGCCGCTGCCGCCGCCGCTGTTGAGGTTGGTAGTTCTGATGGCACTTATTTCTTTGGCGAAAGCATCTGTGTTGTTGCTGATGGTGTTGCTTCTCTGTACATCATCCAGCCTAATAAGACGCTGAAACCTGTTGGTACGGAAGTTCTTGGCGATGACAAGTCCATCGAAATTAAGGATGGCAAGGTCACTGTCAAGGGCTTTGATGCTGCTACTGCTGGTCAGCAGCCGCGTATCAATGCGGCTGGCAATGCCATTGAGTGGTACACGCCAGATACTAGCACCGTTTCTGGTCTTGCTGATACGGTTGCTGGTCATACGACTGACATTGGCAATCTTCAGAACAGCAAGGCTGATAAGGCCACCACGCTTGAGGGTTATGGTATCACGGATGCGATGACCGCTACCGCGATTGGCGAGGCGATTCAGGCGGCTATTGCTGCGACTGGTCATGCTTCGTTCAAAAAGGTGGAGGCTGTCCCGGCTGTTGAGGTTGCTGAGGATAACATTCTTTACCTCGTGATGAACACCGACACCGGCTACTATGACATCTATGCAAAGGTGGACAACGCTGTTGTTCGTCTTGATGATGTGTCTGTCAACCTTAATGCTTACTCCACGACGGAACAGATGAATGCTGCTATCGCGGCGGCTATCAAGAACAAGGTTGATGCTGAGGCTGGTAAGGGTCTGTCGAGCAATGACTACACGACTGCCGAGAAGGAAAAACTTGCCGGTATCGCTGCTGGCGCTGAGGCCAATGTGGTCAAGTCCGCGTCCGCTGAGTTCGCTATTTCCGATGCTGGTGAGCTGAGTCTTGCTGGCGTTGAGATGTCGAAGGTCACTGGCCTTCCGGATGCGCTCAAGGCTAAGGTCGATGCTGTTGAGGGTAAGGGGCTTTCGACGAACGACTTCACCGATGATCTGAAGGGCAAGTTGGAAGGCGTCGAGTCTGGCGCGAATGCGAACCTGATTGAGATTGTCAAGGCCAATGGCGTTGCCCTGAATATTGCCGAGAAGGCTGTTAATATTCCGCTTGCTGGCGAGACTGCTGGTCTGGTTGTCAGCTCCGATGCTGAAAACAAGGTCGCCGTTGGCGCGGACGGCACGATGGAAGTCAACTCCGTCAATATCAACAAGCTCGTGCAGGCTGAGGGCGATACGCTCATCCTTGATGGCGGTACTGCCTCTGTCTAATCTTTAATCTGTGTTGCCGAGGTCGGAAAGGCTCCCGACACTCCTTGAAAGGAATCTGAGATGATGGATACGCCGCCCATCCAGCAACAAATTAAATACACAAATAGCCGGGCGCATTTTAGTGCTCGGCTTCTTAATATCTGAAAGGTGGTCTATTATGGCAGATAAGACTTTTAATACGAGAATTTCTCTGAAATATGATACTTACGCAAACTGGACAAGCAAAGACCCTGTTCTACTTGCAGGTGAAGCGGCTGTTGTCGTTGTTCCGGCGAAGTCTGGCGCAGTCCAGCAGGAGCCTGCTGTTCTGTTTAAGATCGGTGATGGAACAAAAAAGTTCAGTGAGCTGTCGTTCGTTTCTGGTCTTGCCGCGAACGTCTATTCTTGGGCGCTTGCCGAGTCAAAGCCGAGCTATTCTGCGACTGAGATTTCCGGCCTTGCCGATTACATCTCTGGTGAAATTCAGGACACTGATACACAGTATAAGCTCGAAGTGGACGGCACGAATAATCGCAAGTTCCATCTGTACTCCAAGGCTAAGGGCGTTGCTGATTGGACGCTTCAGGACACGATTACGCTTCCTGATGAGACTGTCCACACGCTTGTTGAGGGCACTGCCAATGGCACTGTGAAGTTTGACGGCGCTGATGTTGCCGTCCACGGCCTTGGCTCTGCGGCTTATGTTGGCACAGATGCGTTTGATGCTGCTGGCTCTAAGGATAAAGCAATTGCTGCCGCTAAGTCCGCTGGTGACAATGCGCAGACGGCTGTTGATGCACTTGCTGGCAAGGTTGGCACGGTCGCTGAAGGCAAGACTGTTGTTGAGATGATTCAGGATGCTCAGGCCGCCGCTACTTACGATGACAAAGACATTAAGTCGCGTATGACTACCGCCGAGGGCAAAATCACAACGCTTGTTGGTAAGGACGCATCAAAGTCTGCTCGTGCGATCGCAGCGGAAGAGGTTGCTAAAATCGTTGACGGGGCTGATAGCTCTTATGATACGCTGAAGGAAATCGCTGACTGGATTTCCGGTCATAAGACGGATGCCGCCGCGATGAACAGCGCGATTGTCGCGCTTGAGGGCATCGTCGATGGCATTGGTGGTGAAGGCGAAAAAGCAACTGTTGTCGCATATGTGACTGATGCTATCGCCGCGCTGAAAATTGGCGATTACGCTAAGGCCGCTGATCTGACCAAACTTGCTGGCCGTGTGTCTACGGTTGAGGGTAAGGCTCATGAGCACACCAATAAGGCTGTGCTTGACGGCATTACTGCTGAAAAAATCACCGCTTGGGATGGCAAGGCTAACGCTGACCACAAGCATGATATCTCCGACCTGAATCAGGCTTCTGGCTACATTGTGCTGAACTGCGGTTCTGCATCTGTGAACGTGTAATTGGCGTTCATATTTTAACGCGACCGCGCCGTGAATTATCACGGCGCGGCTTTTACATATTTCTTGCGCGTATGGGCTTTATTTGTTTTTTGAATTTGTATATTACGGCCGCATTCACACGGCCGATAAAATAGCTGGCTTGCCAATCTTGGCATCGCCGATTTGTAACAAATATTAAAGGAGGTATAAATTTGTCGTACAATACACGAATTAAATTAAAAAGCGACACAGAATCAAATTGGCTGAGTCAAGATCCGGTTTTACTGGATGGGGAAGTCGCTATCGTCAAGTGCGATGGCGGGATTACAAGAAAAAAAATTGGCGATGGGTCTAAGAAGTTTTCCGAACTCGCATACGACGAATCGAAATCGCTTGGTCTTGCCTCTGCGGCGGTCGGTCAGATACAGAAAGTGAAGGCGGTTGACAGCAATGGTGTGCCTACGGAATGGGAGTCGGTTGCAATGCCTTCTGGCGGGTCTAGCGATATGTTTTATGTGCTTGATATGGTGGACGGCGAAGGCGACACTTGTACAATCAATAACGATTTTGATGAGGCCGTATCTGCCATTGACCAAGGGAAAGTTTTTGTATATGAAGGAGCTTGTTTACTAGCTACTTATTCGTCATCTGATGGCACTGCAAATCAAATTACGCTCGGTTTTGATGGTTTTGAAGGTCATATCGCCATACTTACATGGAATCGTGGCAACTCTTCTGCTACCATAAAACAATACTTGTCACCCGTGATTGATCCTGAAGCTATAACAACTACGGGCGTAGTATATTATGACAAGACAGCAAACAGTTATTCTATCAAGGACATGACACCGCCAACCGCATCTGCTTCAACCGCTGGTACAATCAAAGTCGGTAAAGGACTATCCATTTCTGACGATGGAACATTGTCTGTCACGACTGCGACATATTACACTGGTACTGCCGACCCAGTTAACACTCTTGGAGCAGATGGTGATTTATACTTACAAACGGAGGGATAACAAATGAGCGAAAATGCTAATTTAACTTATAATGATTTCTCCGCAGGATATACAGCAGGAGATGGAATGACAATTATAGATAAACAAACGACTCTTGAAGATATTATGAATTGGGTCTTCATTGGCAAGTCATTGTGGTTTTATGACGGTCAAAAGTATAGAACTATTATTCATTTCGAAGACATTGAAAATGGTGCAATAATTTATTGCTTTGATGATAGTGGTGAGATTATTAGTCATCAGTTCGGCGGTGATAGCTAATGGCAAAAGTTGTTCAAACTACACTACAAATTGCTGAAGCCAATGTAGAGCAATATTGTATCGCTGATGGACTCAGTTTAAATACTGGCGGATATGCTATTAGACTGTATCTAAATGGACACACTTATGGATCAGCGATTCTTAATGATGCAGCAAAAGAAGTTTTATATCCATCTGCAACAGCACATCCGCTTAAGATTGATTCATTTATTAGGGCGAATAAATCTGGCGGAAGTATGACAATTAGCTTGCAGTTTGATGGGACTAGTGTAGATTCTGAGACAGGTAGTTGGGGAACTGGATTAAAAGATAAAATAAAAGAAGGAATCTCTGATCCAGTTGTCATTGATAGCAACCGTTCCACAGAAATTAAATGGCATATTAAAGGTTCTTCAACAGTATCTAGATTTAGTATTGCATCAACAAGATTAACATTTTATTTTAATCAATATGCAATGCGGCCTTTAATTGGAAACGATGCAAATGGTATTCAGGAAGCAACTGTTTCCAATGCATCTCCATATCAAGGAGATACAGTTGTGTTTACTCCAAAATTAGTACAAGGCGCTACTTGGGTTGGTTGGTATTCTGATGCCGCTTGCACGAATCTTGTAAGTACAGACCAAAATTATTCAGTTAGTCCAACATCAGATTTAACATTATATGCTAAGGCTACGCATAATGCAGAGCTATTTACATGTGCGGCAGTTGCCGGAGCAAATATATCGTCTGTTAGTACAAGTGATTCAACAGTTCCAGCAAATAGTAGTTGTACTTTCTCTGCGGCGGTTAACGATGGATGCATTTTTGATGGATGGTATTCAGATAAAAGCTACACAAATCTCGTGAGTACAGCGAATCCATATGTAGCCACTATTACTGCGAATACAACACTGTATGCAAAAGCTCATCTAAGCAAATTGAATATTAGTGTTGGACAGGCAGAACATGGAGCGGCAAGCGTTAATGCTTCTGTTATTACTTATGGTGACAAGGCAATATTTACATTTAACCCTGAAAGTGATGATTATAAATTGTATGGCTGGTATTCGGATGAAGGATTAACACAGCTAGTTAGTGAAGATAATCCATATACCTGTACGCCAACAACGGATTATAAATTATATCCAAAATCAGGCGCTATAATGTATACAATTAACTTAGCACGCGGATTCAGAGGAGTCGCGGGACAATCGGGTACATGGACTTTGAAAATTGCCGCATTATATTATGACCAATTAACTTATAATGAAAAACAATATATTAAAACTGGTGAATTTGATAAAATTGCATCATCTAAAGTGTATGGGCAAGCGACAAAAACCGGAACTGACATGATAGCAGGAATCCAGGCTTCATTACAAGTTCCAGCCGATACTACGTGTGCTTTATGGTGTGAACTCTCAAATGCTTCAGTAACAGGTTTTTCGGAAGTCGGGGACATGAGTTTTGTTGAAAGAAGTATGCTGACATATTGGCCATATTATATTTTTACTCCGACGCAGGAAAAATATTATTATTGTTATTACTCAGATAGCGCATGCATTTGTACTGCTATTGCAAAGGGTGGAATTGAATATGCTGATGCAACAACGCCTACATTTGCTGGAAAAAACGCGATGTTTACGGCAATAGTTAAAGAAGGATATATATTCGAAGGTTGGTATTCTGACGAGGGATGTACGACTTTTATAAGTTCTGATAATCCATTGTCTATAACCACTCCTGCTGTTAATAAGGACTCTGCTGACCCACAGGATGGTGAAGCAACGACGTCAGAGTTGACTTTATATGCGCGAGCACGGTCAATAATTGGGAGATCTGATATACTGTATTTCAAGGTTAATGGGTCATATAAATCTGCGACAAGGGTCTATAAGAAAGTATCAGGCGCTTGGGTTGAACAAGCAGACTTGCCAGCTATATTTTCTGGCGGATCAAGCGGAACAGCTTCTAACTATGTATATGGTGGAAGTGTGTAAAAAATGAATAAAGAAAAAAGAAAATTTAAATAGAGGCTCTGGTTTTTGCCAGCGCCTCTTTTATATATTAAAGGAGGTTATGCGGATGGCGAATAAAACATTTAACACTCGTGTTAAAAATAAACGTGATACAGAATCAAATTGGGAAAACAAGAATCCTGTTCTTCTTGATGGAGAGGTTGTTGTTGTCACAACTACATCTGGCGATACACGTTTTAAAGTTGGAGATGGGAAGAAGACTTATAAGCAACTTCCTTTTCAAGATCAAGAAACAAGAGATTTGATTCCTTCAGTAGATTCCAGTTTAAGCGATACATCCACTAATCCAGTCCAAAACAAAATCGTCAATGAGGCATTAAATAAGAAGATGAGTAATAATCCATGTTGGATTGATATGTCTCCAATGGTGGCTGGCAAACAAGGAAGTCGTATCAATTTCTATTATGCCGGATACGACAAGTCATTTGAAGAGTGTACAAGCAGCGTTGTGGAAGAACCGGCTGGGACTTTGAGATTTAACGCGAATGTTATGATTGATGATAGTGTGGCTCTTACAGAAAAAAATATCAAATCGATCATGCCTGACTACGTTATCGAGCAAGGCTTGACCGGCAAGTGGATGTGGCGCAAGTGGGCGAGCGGCGTCGCTGAGATGTGGGCAACGTTCGACTCAGACTCGCTGGAAATGACATCACAGACATGGGGGCCACTGTATACCGCATCGTGGATGGGCCGCGCGGAGAATAAGGCGGCGCGAGAGTATCCGTTTGCCTTTACCGCAAACCCGATCGTGTCGGCGACGCCAACGGTCGGAAGCGGCAACATCTGGATTTCCACGAACACCGAAAATGATATCGGCACAAGATTGACGCACGCCCCGGCATATCAGTGCGTGCGAGCATCCGATGCGACGGTTAATAGCCCGCAGATTTCTTATTATGTCATTGGCAAGTATAAGTGATATAAAAGACAGATAGGAGTAGCAAAATGAATTATACAAAGAATTTGAGGCTAAACAAACCCGAATATGATGAAGTTGTAGATATTGAGAAATTGAATGACAACTTCGATGCAATAGACGCAAAACTCATTCAAAAAGCAACTCAATCTGCGGATGGGTTGCTGTCAGCAACTGATAAAAAGAAACTGGATAACATTGAAGACTATGCGAATAAAATAATCGTAGATACTGAACTTTCTTCAAGTTCGACAAATCCCGTGCAGAACAAGGTCGTGAAAAGCTACGTGGAGCAGACGGCTTCGCAGGTGCAGGACGCGATCAAAAGCGCGATCACCGGGGTGTACACGCCGAAGGGGTCGATCGCTTTCTCGGCACTGCCGACGGCCGCGGCCGGAAACAAGGGCTGGGTGTACAACGTCGCCGATGCCTTCACCACGACGGCGGCGTTCGTCGAGGGCGCGGGGCATAGCTATGGTGCGGGCACGAACGTCGTGTGTGTGGACGCTGGCAGCGGCAGCTACAAATGGGACGTGCTTGCAGGCATCATCGACCTGACGGAGCTATCTGCGGACGAGGTGCAGACGCTCTGGGACTCCATCTGACAGGGGGGGGACTGACTTATGCAAACAAGCGGAAGTGTAGCGATTAAAAAGCTGATCCAGCTCGTCAAGGCGTCGCTGTCAGGCAAGATGGATAAGTCCGGCGGTACTTTTACGGGCAATGTCTCCGGCCAATGCTTTACCGGCACGTTACTGCAATCCACGGCGGCTACTGATTTGGGCAAAACGCCAGGCAAGATTGCCGTGCTGGATGATGCAGGCCGGGTGCACTACCGGACACCGGAGGAGCTGCTGGATGACATCGGCGCAAGCGGCGGAGGCGCAGACTATGTAACCGAGCAAGGCTTGACCGGCAAGTGGATGTGGCGCAAATGGGCATCCGGCATCGCTGAGATGTGGGCTACTTTCGACTCACCGTCGCTTGACATGACAACGCAGACATGGGGCACGCTGTATACCGCATCGTGGATGGGCCTCGAGGTAAACAAGAAAGCGCGCGAGTATCCGTTTGCGTTTATTGAGAACCCTGTCGTGTCTGCGACGCCAACGGTTACAAACGGCAATATCTGGATTTCCACGAACACCGAAAATGATATCGGCACAAGATTGACGCACGCCCCGGCATATCAGTGCGTGCGAGCATCCGATGCGACGGTTAATAGCCCGCAGATCAGCTACTACGTCGTGGGTAGGTACAAGTAAAGGAGGCAACGCATGGCGAAGAAAAACTACAACGGTATCGAGTTTGACGACAGCGTGGATTATGCCGCGCTGATGGATAAGGCGGCGGCGTGGGAGGCGGTGAGCTGATGGAATTTGTTTCTTGCAATCTGTCAAATTTCCGCGCCGGGCGCACGCAGCCGGTGCGGTACATTGTGATGCACTACACGGCAAACAACGGTGACACCGCGCGCAACAACTGCGACTACTACCACCGCGTGGGCGGCCTGGGGGCCAGCGCGCACTATTTTTGCGACGAGTACGGCGTGATGCAGTCCGTGCGCGAGGGCGACACGGCGTGGCACTGCGGCGCGCGGGCGTACTGGCATCCCGAGTGCCGCAACTCAAACAGTATCGGCATTGAAATGTGCAGCAGGAAATACGCTAATGGGCATTACTATATCAAACCTGAAACGGTAAACAACGCACTTGCTCTTGCAAAGGATATCATGCGTCGCTATGGCATTGATGCAGATCATGTTGTGCGGCATTACGATGTGACTGGGAAGCGCTGCCCTATGCCGTGGGTCGATGATCCGCAGCAGTGGTACAACTTCAAAGCAAGATTGACAGAAAACAAGCATGAAGAAAATGACGAGGAGGAAGAAGACGTGGTAAGATACAAGAATATCAACGAAGTTCCTAAATGGTACAGAAGCGAGGTTCAGGAGTTAATTGACGCTGGCGCTCTGAAAGGCACCGGGAATGGCGATCTTGATATCTCCGAGGACGTTGTGCGTGGCGCAATTATTGGTATGCGTTACGTCGAAGCTAAAAATCCGCATTATCATGCTGTTGATGATATGCCGGAGTATTATCGCAAGGATGCGCAGAAACTCATCGACCGTGGTGCGCTTCGTGGTGTTGGTAAAAATGATCTGAACGTCAGTGCAGATTCGTTGCGCTCCATGATTGTTTGCCAGCGAATGATTGATGAAGCCAAAGAATGGGGCGAACTTAATGGAAAGAAGAAGCAGGATTGATGTCTTGCTTCAATTATTTTTAAGGAGGGAAATGCAATGAAAATCAACTGGACGGTTCGACTGAAGAATCCTATTTGGTGGGTGCAAATTGTGCTTGCAATGTTCACACCGATTCTGGCCTACGCTGGGATCACCGCTGCTGACGTCACCACGTGGAAAGCTCTCGGCGATTTGTTGCTTGGCGCTATCAGCAATCCGTATGTTTTGAGCCTTGTCGTTGTTGCAGCTTGGAATGCAATTAACGATCCGACTACTGCTGGCGGTTCTGACAGCGCTCAGGCGTTGTCGTATAAAACGCCGAAGGAGGGATGACTCATGGACGTCATCGCTTCTTCAAGTGATGAGCATTGCACTTCCGTGAACACGGAGGTGCTTTTTTGATGACTGCTGAAGTTATTTGTGCGTTAATTGCTGGCATAAGCTCTATTGTCGCTGCCGCTATTGGATGGAGGGTAAAGCGGTCAAACGATAGAGCAGAAGCCCATTCTCAACTTAGAAGAAAAGAGAGCCTGCTGTCGCTGCGTATGCTGGATGCGACATTGCAACTTTCTGTTGTAGCAAGTAACGCATTGACAAACGGGCACAACAATGGTAACGTTGAGCGTGCTCGAAAAGCAGCAAAAGACGCTGCGGATGCATATGAGAACTTCATGAGAGAAGTTGCTGCTACAGAAATCAGCAAATAATGTCACGAAAAACTATACAATATTCGTGACAAATATATTTTTTAGAGGGTTTACGCCAAACGGCGTAAACCCTCTTTTTTTTGCCATTCAATATGTAATATGTGCTTTGCCTGCCTAATGCTTAAATAATTTGTAATATGGAACGCCTACACCAACCTCGGACGCGGCTTCCATCTTGAAGCGGTTCATCGCCTCACGCGCATTGGGGTTGACCAGATTGTTGCTGTTGGAAGTAGCCATTTCGTTTTCCATCTCCTTTTCGTGTTTTGGGTTTCTTAACCCGCTACTATTTTCTGCGGACAGAATGGAAGTATGCAGAGCAGAAAAATGCAATTTTTGCAAGCTTTTTTGTCGCTGTTTGCCTTTCTTGCCGGCTGTTTCCGGCGCGCGGGGATGTGCGCCATCCGGTTGCGATGATTGCATTTTCCATTCTGCCTTGGCGGACGGCCCGCGGCAACGGGGACCGCGGTCTATGCAGTGTTCACAAAGCGCAACTTGACACGAACGGGATATCGGTATAATATTTAGAATGCTATTTTGGCATTTTGTACGTATTTGCACAATGTCGGCATAGAATTGCGATAACGATGATTTTTCAAAATAATAAGGAGAACTGACTATGTGTGGAATCGTTGGATACGTCGGCGCGCAGCAGGCTGCGCCGATCCTTCTCGAAGGGCTGCAGAAGCTCGAATACCGCGGTTATGACTCGGCCGGCATCGCCGTGCTCGACGGCAGCACGATCGAGCTTGCCAAGGCCTGCGGCGAGATTAAGAATCTGCTGGCCAAAACGCATGACGGTAGCGACCTTCACGGCTATATCGGCCTCGGCCATACGCGCTGGGCAACGCATGGCGCGCCGACGGAGGCAAACGCCCACCCGCACGTGAGCAACGACGGCAAGTTCGCCATCGTGCAAAACGGCATCATCGAAAACTTCATGGAGCTGCGCGAGATGCTGCAGGCCAAGGGGTTCCGGTTCCATAGTGAGACGGACACGGAGGTCATCGTCCATCTGCTGGATATGTATTATACCGGCGACGGCAACCTGAAGGACACCGTCATGAAGACACTTGGCCGTCTGGAGGGCAGCTATGCGATCGGCATTCTGTGCGCCGACTGCCCGGAGCAGATGTTCCTCGCGCGCAACGGCTGTCCGCTGATTATCGGCGTCGGCGCGGGTGAGAACTTCTTCGCCTCCGACGTGACGGCGCTTGTGTCGCACACGAAAAATGTGGTCTATCTTGACGACGGCGAGCTCGCCGAGGTGCGTGCCGACAGCTACACGGTCTTTGACTGCACCGGCAAACCGATCGAAAAGCCCGTTTCCCGCGTCGCGTGGGATATTGAGGCTGCCGAAAAGGGCGGCTATGAGCACTTCATGCTCAAAGAGATCATGGAGCAGCCGCGTGCCATCAAGTCCACGCTCGACCCGCGTGTGAAGGATCACCGCGTCGTGTTTGACGAGCTGAAGATGACCGATGCGCAGCTCATGGGCTTCAACAAGATCATGATCACGGCCTGCGGCTCGGCGTTTTATGCCGGTCAGGCGGGCAAATATGCGCTCGAAAAGCTCACGCACATTCCGGTCGATGCTGACCTTGCGAGTGAGTTCCGCTACCGTGACCCGATCGTCGACGAGCACACGCTCATGATCATCATTTCGCAGTCCGGCGAGACGGCGGACACCATCGCCGCCATCCGCGAGGCGCAGTCCAAGGGCGCGTATGTGCTCTCGATCGTCAACGTCGTCGGCAGTACGATCGCCCGCATCTCGGACGATGTCATCTACACCTGGGCCGGACCGGAGATCGCGGTTGCGACCACGAAGGGCTATACCACGCAGGTGTCGGTGCTGTATCTGCTGGCGCTCTATCTGGGCGAGAAGCGCGGCTGCCTGAGCAGGGAAGAGGCTGCCAAGCTCACGGATGACCTCATGATCCTGCCGCAGATGGTGCAGCGCGCCATCGACCTCAATCCGCAGATCGCGCAGCTTGCCGAGCGCTATAAGAATAACCCGTCGCTGTTTTTCATCGGCCGCAATGTGGACTACGCCGTCTGCATGGAGGGCTCGCTGAAGCTCAAGGAAATCTCCTACCTGCACTCGGAGGCCTATGCCGCGGGCGAGCTCAAGCACGGCACGATCGCGCTCATTGAGGAGAACCGTCTCGTCATCGCTGTTGCGTGCTATGAGCCGCTGTTTGACAAGACCATGAGCAACGTCAAAGAGGTCAAGGCGCGCGGTGCGCGCGTGCTTGGTGTGGCGCTCGAGGGCAATCGCGCCATCTATTCCGAGGCGGACGATGTGATCCTCGTACCGCGCATGGACGACCTGTTCGTCGTCCCGGCGGAGATCGTGCCGCTGCAGCTCTTTGCATATTATGTCGCAAAAGCCAACGGCTGCGCGATCGATAAGCCGAAAAACCTCGCGAAATCCGTTACTGTCGAATAAGGAGAGCGTCATCCATGCCGAATCAGTCTGTCATCGTCCTCGATTTCGGAGGACAGTATAACCAGCTTATTGCGCGCCGCGTGCGCGAGTGCAATGTCTATTGCGAAGTCAAGCCGAACACCATGACCGTGGATGAGATCCGCGCCTTTGACCCCATCGGCATCATCTTTACCGGCGGCCCGCAGAGCGTATACGCCGAAGGCTCGCCGCAGGTCGATCCGGAGATCTTCCGGCTCGGCATCCCCATCCTCGGCATTTGCTATGGCTGCCAGCTCATGGCACAGTATCTCGGCGGGGAAGTAACCGCCGCCGGCAAAGACACCGCGCGTGAGTACGGCAAGACGGAGACATGGTTTGACACCGATTGCCGTCTGTTCCGCGGCCTGCCGGAGCAGAGCATCACGTGGATGAGCCACGGCGACTATATGGCCAAGGTGCCGGAGTCGTTCCGGCTCGTGGCGCATTCGGATGCCTGCCCGACGGTCGGCATCTGCGACGAGGCGCGCGGCTTCTACGGCGTGCAGTTCCACCCTGAGGTCAACCACACCGAGTACGGACAGGCCATGCTGCGCAACTTCCTGTATGAGGTCTGCGGCGCGACCGGCGACTGGACGATGGGCGACTTCATGCGAAAGTCCATTGAGGACATCCGCGCCAAGGTCGGCGACGGCAAGGTGCTGCTGGCGCTTTCCGGCGGTGTGGATTCTTCGGTCGCGGCCGCGCTGCTGGCTGAGGCGGTCGGCAATCAGCTCACGTGCATCTTTGTCGATCACGGCCTGCTGCGCAAGAACGAGGGCGACGAGGTCGAGGCCGCGTTCCAGAATTGGGACATCAACTTCGTGCGCGTCAACGCGGAAGAGCGTTTCCTCACGCGCCTGAAGGACGTCTCCGATCCGGAGACGAAGCGCAAGATCATCGGCGAGGAGTTCATCCGCGTCTTTGAGGAAGAGGGCAGGAAGATCGGCTCTGTGGACTATCTGGCTCAGGGTACGATCTATCCCGACGTGATTGAATCCGGCACAAATGTCGCTGCCGTCATCAAGAGCCACCACAACGTCGGCGGTCTGCCGGACTTTGTGGACTTCAAGGAGATCATTGAGCCGCTGCGTCTGCTGTTTAAGGACGAGGTGCGCGCTCTCGGCCGTGAGCTCGGCCTGCCGGAGTATCTGGTCATGCGCCAGCCGTTCCCGGGCCCGGGTCTGGCCATCCGCTGCCTCGGCGCGGTGTCCAAGGACAAGCTGGACATCCTGCGCGACGCGGACTTCATCTTCCGCGACGAGATCGCCAAGGCGCACCTGGAGCAGACGATGAATCAGTACTTCGCGGTGCTGACGAATATGCGCTCTGTTGGTGTTATGGGCGACGGCCGCACGTATGACTATACGCTCGCGCTGCGCAGTGTCACGACGACGGACTTCATGACTGCCAACTGGACGCGCATCCCGTATGATGTGCTCGACCGCGTCTCCGTTCGCATCGTCAACGAGGTCAAGGACATCAACCGCATCGTCTATGATATTACGTCCAAACCGCCCGCCACGATCGAGTGGGAATGAGAAAAAAGTGAATATGAGGGGCTGAAAAGCCTTGAAAACACTCACTTTTTGAAAATCTCATTTCCTGTTTGATAGCAAAATGATAGCAGATACTAAAGCCATTTTGTTTGTTCTTGTTTTGGCGAGCGAATGGTTTGCAGGTTTGCTGTCGCATCCAATCCTATATTGAGAGCGAAAAAGGCTCTGCTGACTTTCTGTAAAAGAAGGTCGGCAGAGCCTTTTCTATTTAGACAAGAGTATTATTTCTTGCGCAAAACATTTGAAACGGTGGATTGCGAAATATCCAGCATTGCTGCAATGGTTTCTTGATTAATTTTTTGTTTGCAGAGATCTTTGATTACTTCGTTTCTTTGAACTGTTGAGGTGATTTCGGGAAGTCGATGAATTGTTTCGGAAACAACTCCAGAAGCGGTTACGGTCTTTATTAAAGTTGTTCCATCATCTAATACAGCTCGTGCAATTTTAGCCCCCGTTTTTTTGTTTGGCTTAAACGCAAGAGAAACAATATTTGCAGCGGTTTTTCCAACTCCCTGAAGATCCACAGTCTTGAATACGTTCATTAGATTAGTCGCCACGTATTATCCCTCCAAATTATCAAATTAATATTATAATAATATTAATTTGATAATTTGTCAAGAGTGCCTGAACATCATTTTCCCGTGTGTTCTTTGAGGTCGGCAAGGAGCATATCACTAAGCTCCTGCGACGGCGTGATCTTGTGCCACTGACCGGAGGTGTCGTATTTCGGATAGTAATAGCGCCAGCGGTCGTATTCTTCTTTGGTGATCTCCCCCGCTTTCAACTTGGCGGCAACCGCGCCCCACGCGGCAAGCATTTTGTGAAGCTCCGCTGCGTCGCGTCCTTTGTGGATATGAACGCGCAGATACACCTCGTCCTCACACTCGCAGACCTCAAGACCGTAGCGGTCTTCCAGCGTGAACAGCGTGTGCATCAGTCCAATATAGGAGTCAATGTCCGGTACATCCAGCGCCTTGGGCGAAACGTCAAGCGCCTGTGCCAGCGCAGCGGTCACGTCCGCTTTGGGCGTTCTGGAACCATTCTCGTACTGCGCAAGGCGAACATCTGCGGATTTCTCCGGAAAGCCCAGCGCCATGCCAAGGTATTTCTGTGTCATGCCCCGCATCGTGCGGAAAAAGTGGATGCGTTCACCAATCGCCATAATAGCCATCTCCTGTGTCGGTTGTCTTTGATAATGAGTATAGCAGATATGTTTAATTTGTCAAGAAGAATATAAACAAATTTATTTAATATTTTCCTGCAAACCAGCTTGACTTAAACTAATATGTATAGTACAATAGCTGTAAGCTAAGCATTTTAGCTTAATTCGTAGAAATTTTACAATTAGGATAGTCAACAAATGCAGGAAAAATGTCCGTTGTAAGGTGAGAGGGGGGTGAAATCCAAAAGAGCCAAACTGAATGACCGTCCAAGGGATACTTTCTCCGGGGAAGCAGGCGATGAAATGAGCGTGCCAAGGAGAAAAGAAAACGGCACAGCGCCGAAAAGGGTTGCCTGTCAGAGTCCTGCGGATAGAACGGCGAAGCAATCAACAGCAAATCAGGAAAGGAAGGTATTTTGCCTATGGCAGGAGAAATTTTTATGAGAGTAAATGAAGTTGCGGAAGAGCTTGGCGTATCGGTTCCGTATGCGTACAAGCTCATCCGGGAGCTGAACGAAGAGCTGCGAAAGACCGGCTGCATCACCATTGCAGGCAGGATCGACCGCAAGTTCTTCCACGAGAAGTTCTATGGAACAAGAGAACCGAAGGAAAGAAGGGAATCGAATGGCAGCGTTTAAGGACAAGAAGAACTGCTCATGGTATGTGCAGTTTCGCTATACCGACTGGCGCGGTGAGCGCCAGCAGAAATTGAAGCGCGGTTTTGCGACCAAGAAAGAGGCGCAGGCATGGGAGCGCGAGTTTCTGATGCAGAAGCAGGCTGACATCAATATGAGCTTCGAGAGCTTTGTGGCGCTTTACGAAAAAGACGTCAAGCCCAAGCTGAAGCTCAACACATGGCTCAGCAAGGAGCATATCATCCGCACAAAGATTCTGCCGTATTTCAAAAAGCGCAAGCTCTCGGAGATCACCGCCCGTGATGTGATCGACTGGCAGAACGAGATACGGCAGCACACCAAGTCAAGCGG